ATAGAGGAAATATGATTCTATCAGAATCTGATAAGGAGAATTTGAGTGCTGAAAAGGTTTATTTAGTAGCTGAAAATGCTAAAATTAAAATTTATGATGGCATTCAATTCAATCTTGAAAATATGAAAGATGCAGCTTTATGGGAATGTATTAAAAATTGTTCATATATTGCTCCTGACCGTTACGCTAAAGATGCTAATGGTAACTATTTAATTGATGGTACAATGGGATGGAAGAATCCTCATCCACGTTACGGTTTGGCAGAATATTATATTGAACATCCTGGACTTGATTCTGTACGTAGAGTTAAGAGGACAGAGACCTTGTCTAAGGCATTGAAATATATTATTGATGATAGTAGAGAAGGTCAAATTACTAGAGCTAAAGTTCTTGGTAAGAAGATGGATAATGTACCTAGTGCAGATATTACAGACTTCTTGATTCAAATTGCTATGAAGAATCCTGCTAAGATTATTGGTCTTTACGAAGATGCCCGTTCTAAGTTGCGTATTCTTTTAATTGACGCTCGTGAAAAGAATGTTATTATTGTAAAGGATAATTTACTTTGCTTCAATGATAATTATTTAGGTGCTACAGATGATGCAGCTATTAATTGGTTGTCAGACCCTGATAATGCTAAGTTAAAGGGATTAATTATGAGAGCCACTTATCCACAATTATATGTACAAGCTAATAACACTATAACTCCTAAAGACACAAAAGATACAAAAGATATTAAGAAAACTAAATAATAAAATTTAGTTATGACTGCAAGACAAATACTTGAATCTTGTTTAATTGAATTATCTAAATAGCACGCTCCTAGCATGCGTTTAGATGAGTTCAATTATTATATAAATAAAGCTGTTAACCAATACATAAATAAACGTTATAATATTTATGATATTAATCAGCAAACTACTGATGATTTAAGAGTATTAAAAGCTACAGCAGTTCTTACTCCTAGAGCCTCTGACATATATACTACAGCAGGTATTACTGAAGTTTAGAGTGATACTTTATATTCAAATGCTAAAAATCCTTATGGAGCAGTGTTTGAAGTAAATCTTCCAGATGATTATCTGCATATGCTTAATTGCATTTGTATATATACTTTAAAAAAGTAGCATAAATGTTGGAATGCTAATTCTGATGTGGCTTTTGCTGCTAAAAGACTTACTTCTGATAGCTGGTCTACAATTATAAATGACTTTTATAATAGACCTCTTCCTTGGAGACCTTATTATTACATTCATAATGTAAATACTTCTGATAAGCTTCCTACAAATCCTTATACAGCTCCTGAGGATAAAGGACTTGGCACTGGAACAGATAGTTCTAAGAAATAGGATTCAACTGAAGGAGTAGCTAACTTTACTAGAACTATTAAAATTGGAACTGCTGATTAGTCAGTGGTAGAGAAAAATGCACCATTTAGATATGGTAATAGTTCTACTGTTAGATGTGAAATCAGATATGGTCATGATACTTCAGTGTTTACATTAACAAAAGTAGCAGTTGATTATATTAAAGCTCCGTAGTTTGTTAGATTAACACAAGAGCAGATGGATTTAACAGAGGATACTTCACAAATTATGGAGTTTCCAGATTATGTATGTCAAGAGATAGTAAACGAGCTGGTACATTTAGTTATGGAACACGACGGTGATCCTAGATTACAATCAAATATACCTATTTCACAATCTATTGCTTAGCCAGCTCAACAATAGGAATAGCCTCAATAGGCTCGTAGACAATAATTAAATTAATTTAAATTATGTTTTAGTTTACAACAACTACTGTAATTAACAGTGCTAAGGATTATACAAATCCAAGTATGGACCTTTTTAAAGGAGACTCTAAGTATTTCGATGTAAAGAGAGTAAATAGATTTAAAGTAAAGAATATTCGTTCTGTTTACAAACAAGACCCAGTAGCTCAATCTAATGCTAAAGCTACTATAGATATGGCTAAAGTAAAAGAAACTCTTACTGCTAATAAAGCTACTAAAGGTACTTTCAGAGTAGAGATTTATGTACACTTAGCACAAAGTAATAATAACCCATTATATTCTAATACTTGGGTTGTTAAAGGTCGTCCTTGGACTTTTGAGTTCTCAGCAACCTCTACTGAAGAAGCCAGAGATATTGTAGATAAGGTAATCAAAATGATTACTAAGTTTAAGTTGTTTACAATGGATACTGAACAGCTTAAAGCTACTAAAGAAGGTACTAAGTTGGTATTGACAGCACAGGATCCTTATCAGATTTTCTCTAAAGTAGAACTTCAATACTTTGATCCTAGTATTGGTACTACTACAGGATGCTGCACTCCTAGAGGTGAGTATGCTTCAGTTGAAAACTATGGAGTAACTGATGTAGTTACTATTACTCCTGGTAATGAAGGCTTTGGAACATTCGAGTGGATTATGCGTAATCTCAGACTCCCAACTGCTGAGCAGACTAGATGGAACGCTCTTTATCAGGATGATAGACCTATGGTAGGTGCTACTTATACTCAATATACTTTAGAATACTGTGAGAATAGAGGTATTCTCGGTGGAGACGCCGTTGGCGAGGAAACTAAGAGTGTTACTACTCACGTATTCTTTGTAAATCAGGCTGTTAAGACTTAGTTTGAAGCAGCTCTTACAGCCGCTGGTATTACACCATTGGCTCCTACAGAAGATGTCGCAGAAGTTGATGCTGTTGTAAAAGCTAATCAAGTAGCAGCTGATTTAACCGCATTTAAGGCAGAAGTAGAAAAAACTTATGCTAAAAAAGTTGGTGATTAATTTTAACTAATTAAATAAGAGGCGAAGGCAGTATTGCCTCCGCCTTTTTTATTATATATGATATTAGACAAACTAGCCTCAGCTATTAGGAATGATGTTGTAGGAGGTCTTAGAGGATATCATACTAATATGTCGATGTCTTTAGATCAAATTAAAGATGACATTATTGATATGAGACTTTAGGTAATAAAAGAGTATAGTTTAAAAGGAATATTACCTTATAAAGATTTACTTACTGAAATAAATTGTATTCCTGTAGATTGTAAAAATATAGAGAATTGTAGATGTAAAAAAGAATTTGGAACTCCTATTATGCATTTTGAAATACCTTAGTTATTAAATGACTATGGAGCATAGGCTATACAATATATAGGCTCTACAGATAAGTAGTTACCATTCTTATGGTATACTTCTTTACCTTCATTTACTTATAGTAAATATAGAAGACGTAAAGTTACTAAGCCTATAGTTTTTATAGATACTGCTCCAAATGAGAATGGTATGTATGATTGCTGGGTATTTAATGCTCCATTATTAAAAGAAGTTTCTGTTATAGCTATATTTAAAGATCCTAGACAACTTGAAAGATATAGTTGCTGTTCTTCTGAAACATTAGAAGATGATAATTTTAATTTTATTAATAATGAAATTAAATAGAGATTAACAAAATTAAAATTATACTATTATAGACAAGTTGCTCCACCAAACTTACCAAATAATCAAGAATATGCAGCTGGTTGATTTTCATTATCCATTAGTTCTTTTATAGTAGATGTATGGCATAGAATTAACTGAAGAAGACTACGAAGAGTTAGCTTTAGTATGTTTTGAAACTATTGGAAATAAAAGAACTAGAGTTTATAAATATATAGGAAATATAGATTGTAATAATACTCTACCTCTTCCATGTAATTGTTATGAAGATGATATTGAAGCAGTATTATTCCCAGGAGAGGATTGGAATAGAACTACTAATAAAGATTCTTTTGGAGATTTAAATTCTCATTGGACTGAAGAATATATTGAAGCTTTTAAACATAATACTAATATATTATATGGACATGGACATTTTGCTAAATTTTAGTATTGGGACCATGCCTTACATTTTGAAGATGTCACAGGAATGCCTGTACTAGTAATATATCATGGAGAAATATTAGATGATAATGGACTTCCTGAATTAACTAATGATGAAGCAATAGCAATAGCTGATTATTGTGCATATTGGACATTATTTAAACGTTCTATAAGCACTAATAATCCTAATATAATGCAAATGGCTTAGTAGATAGAACTTAAGTTAAATAAACACTTAGATGCTGCAAGAGTGCCTAGTCATATTAATCAAAATGAGATAAATGAGATACTAGATGCCAAAGTAAGTTGGCATCGACACAGCTACAACAAATCAACTAAAAGACAATGAATTATGCTTTAGGTTATGCTTTTACTTTAAGAGATTTATATACTAAATTTCCATTTTAGAAATTAAAATTTAATGGATGTTCTTTTGAAAATATATTTAAAACAGCTGATATGTATATTATATGTTCTAGAATATTATGTTATTGTGTGTAGTTAGTAATAACTGATATTATAAGAAATAATACTACATTTGTATTACCTACTGGGAAAAAGTATGCTGAAATATATGTAAGAAGAACTTCTCAAGAAGAATTTAAATGTAGAAGATAGAAAGGTGGAGATTAGGATATTGATTTCTTAGAAACTAACTTTACTACTTATAAATTATCTTTTAGATGGATGGGAAAATATTTAATGAGATCTAAACCTTGTTATATAGGAACTTCTTTAAGAGATGAATTTATAAATAATATAAACAATGGTGTAAAATACTGTTAATGCAAGTAAAAACTTTAGATGATTATTATGAATAGGTTTATGCTAAATTTCCTTTCATTCCTCATTCTGATATATAGAGGATACTAAAATATGGATGGAGATATATTTATATAATTAATAGTAGAGGTGGAGATATACTAATTAATCGTCATGATTTTTGGTTTTATATGGGCAAAATATGTACCAATCCTCTACAACATTTTTATAAATATTATAAGAAATTAGCATTTAAGATAAGAATGTTAAGTATCTGGAATAAAAAGAAATATGATGGCTATTATTATTTTGGTATAACCAAATAGTAGTATGAGAAAATAGAATAGTCTAAAAACTCTAGAGGAAGACCTAAGACTAAGTTTAATTATGGAAATGTAATACTTTATAAATATTTTGAGGAATGCAAAGTGGCACAACCTTCTAAATCCTATTTTTATAAAATTCCTTATCCTTTAGATGTTGGTAGTACTAGATACAGAGCTAACTTTATAAGTAAAGATGCTACACTGATATATCAAAGAAATCCTTTAAAATTTGAAAATTTATCAGTTACTAATACTAAATATGAATTTGTAAATGCAAGCACAAAATACATTCAACGAAGGGATGGTATTAGATAATCATCCATTAATGACCCCTAATACGGTGTTAACAGATGCTTTAAATGCTACTTTAGTTACTATGAATGGTAATGAAATGGTATTACAAAATGATATGGGTAATGCTAGAGTAGAAAATGCTAAATTACCTCCAGGATATATTCCTATCGGAATGAAGGAATATGGAGGAATTATTTATATAGCTTGTTATAATCCTCTAACAAACAAAGGTTAGATAGGTTGTTTCCCCTCCCCTTAGAGATAGAAAACTGCTACACAAATATCAGAAATAACTCCAACTTTTAAATTCCCGGATGTTACTTATATAAAAGAAGAAAATGATGAAGAATGGTATAAAATCAATAGTCTTTTAACTAAATGTGAAATATTCCCTAAAGGAACTATTATTAGATCCGGGGATAAATTCTCTGTAGGTTTACCTATATCTAGTATGTTTGGTACAGATGATATCGATTCTACTGGAAAAAATTTTATATCTAATTATGATAATGTAGAAAATGGATTAGTAAAAACTCCAATGAATAGAATGTATACTTTTGGAGTAGCTACTTTAGATAATAATGGGCAATTACGTGATATTACTAATCAATTAAAACGTTATAAAGGAGGACAATAGGTTTAGTTTTCTAATATTGATTCTGATTTATATAAATTTAATTGTGGATATTGGTAGAATGAAATGTCTACAGAAGACAAGGATGGATTAGTATCTTCTGAATTAATGGATTAGACAAATGTTTAGAGTAAATTAAATACCTATAATAGTAAACTATTTGGTAGACTATTTTTGTATGCTAAATATAATACAGTATAGAGCATTGAAGTTAGTGTAATTGGCTATAAAAAATTAGATGATAACAACACTATCAATAATCCTATATATACAGGACATACAGATAGTGATTATTCTGATGTTGAATTACCTTTAATATAGAATTAGAAATATTTATAGATAGATTCTAAAATATTATTATTAATTTATGTAAATTACAAATATAACTGTCCTGATGGATCTAAATCTTTAAATTCTAAAAATTTAGTAGAACCTTTAGAGGGTTATAAGTATTATTTTGATAAAAGTAACCAAAATATTATTAGGGGTATTCAATTTATTATAAATAACAATTCAATTTATAATTTACCATTCTCAATTCCTAACGACTATAATAAAAATTATAATTTAGGATATGGGTATCCTTTATATGATAAAATTACTAATATTTATTCATTTTCCCAAGTATATACTTTACCATTAAATACTACTGATAAAATTTCTTGGACAGCTTATCCAGTAACTTATTTTTATGATAATGGTTTAAAGTTTGGAGAAATTCCTGATGAAAGTGTTTCTGGAGAATTGAATCCAGATAACATAAACTCTGGAAAAATGGAATTAAATGCCTGGAGATATTATGTAAATAATGATAGAGTATTATTAACTTGGGGATTTGAGTCTTATCCTAGAGAAAATGATGTAATCTCTGAAGTTTCATTTTCTTTTTATGACGTAGCTTATAATACTTTAAAATGGAAATTCTTCACTAAAGAAAGAGTAAGTTATAATGGAGAATTTAATGAGAATTTTGATATCTCTAATTTTATTAGTGATAGTTCTAACTATAATACTTATGTTATACCTAATAAATTATTTTATGTGGATATTTCATGGAAGTATAATTCTCAGGAAAGGCATACTTACAGATGGATGCTTATAACTGGATTATATAATCCATCGTATTATGGAAATTCTGAATATCCAACGATTAAAGATTATGATTCTTTTTTAGATTGTTACTATACATTAGATAATACAAATTATATATACAATTCTAAGGCTTAGCCTGAATACTTTCCAGTATGCACAGAAACTAACGTTAGTATAGTTGATGAACAAAATACACCTATTATTGCTGAAATAATATCTGATAAAAAAGATTATAAAGGTTGGAAAGAAGCTAAAAAGTAGGATGATATAAAAGATAAATTAAGAATACCTAGTAATTATTTTAATTATAATATATCTTATAGTTTTAGTAATCCCCAAATAAGTAATATTCCAGAATTATTTTAGAAAGGCGATAGAATATTTAATAATACTGATAATAAAATTCATGAGTTGACTTAGGGTTATAACTTTAAAGATACTTCAGTAAGAGCTAATATTAACTATTTAGTAAGTCAAGATTATCCTATTAATATAAATGTGGAATCTAGTATGATAGATACAGATTCTACACATGCTGATGTGAAATCAAATACTATAAAGATTGATAGTGCCGAATCCTCTATAAATTCTAATATAATTACTTCTACAATTACAGGAACAGCTTAGACGACTTATAAAGCTAAATTAGGAAAATCTAAAATAACTAAATTATCTCCACTAAGTTAGCATAAAAATTTTCAGGATTTATTAATTCCGGATAATCAATACCATATATCAAATTCTTATTCTATATATAGTAGAACTGAAACTGAAGGTTATGACAACCTTGAGATATTAATTAGAGAAATTAAAGATTATGATCTTCTTGGAGACTCTACAGGCTTAGTCGGAGCATAGGGTGGACATCACGATAGTAGGACTTCAATTACTTGTAGTTGGTTATAGTATAATTGGTTTGGAGGCACTAAAAACACTTATGGAGTAAAATTACCTGATACAATTATAAATATTTTAGATTATAGTAAGAAAAATGTTATAGCTATATATGGGTTAGATAAAAAATATGACTCTAGTTGGGATGGATCAAATGGTTAGTATTTAAAAAAATTAAGACCCAGAAATGGGTATTACACACTCGAAACGGCATCACCAGGAGTTTACCCATATAGTCCAGTACTTCTTATAAAGGATATTACATAGGGATATGTTTTAATTAATTTATTTGGAACTAGTGGGTCTTATACTGATGCAAGTGGTGATGTATATCCTCCTAATAAATTTATACATAAATATCACATTAATGAAAATTTAAAAGTAATTTTTGACGCTTTAAGTGATTATTTTATATCTTTAAGTGGCGAATCCATAGTATTTATTCCTAATAGAGATATTGAAAGTGATGGGTCAATCACAACTACTATCACTATAAATTTATCTTTAAAATTTAAAAATTCTATTGATGCTAATTTTAATAAATACATATAGGATACGTTTAAGAACGATAGATTATCAGCTTTAGCTAAAACAAATATCTTTGTAAAAGATAATAGTACTATGGAAATACCTATTATAGAAATACCTGATATAAAATAGGATATTTTAGATTTACAAAATAATACTCCAATATGTATAATACACGGAAATTAGGTATATACTCAAACATTTTCAGGACAATCTCTTGTACTTGGAAAGGTTTATAGGTTAGATAATGGTAAAATCTATCAAGATTCTAATTTTATTATAAAAGATGATTAGGTTTATGCTAATAATATTTCTAATAACTTACCTAAATCTATATATGGATATTGTTCTCGTGTAATTGATGATGATGAAACTGCAACTTTTACATTTGAAGGAATCCCATATATTAATCTTGTTCGTACTCCAGAAAATTCTCAAAAATTAGTATAATGAATATTACTATTAAACCTTTTTTATATCAATTAAGTAACAAAGGTTATATGGCATGGGAGTATAATCCATTCCATAATTTTAGAATCACGGATACTAAAACTACTAATAATAACAAAGTATTAATATATAATATAAAAAACCAATTTAATATTAGTATTAACACATTAAAGTTTAAATTAGTAAGGGCTAGTAACCATTTAAACTTTCATACCAAGGAAGATTTAAATTGTTAGAATATATCAGACACTTCTCAAATACATACAATAGAATCTGTTCCATGTATGAAATACACCTATTGTTATTTAGATAACACAGGAAATATAAATGAATAGATATATATTACTGAGGAAGTATTTTTTAATATAGATACTTGTTAGTATTCATTTCCTAACAGATATATTTTTAATTCCGATTCTTATATACAATCAGATGCTTCTTAGGTATTACCTACTAATGTTAATTCTATAAGTGATTTATATAATTGTAAATTCAATATAAACAAACAACATAAAGTAGATTCTAATATTTTATATACTTAGATAGATTCCGAAGAATCTAATAATATAGAAGCTGGAAGTATTGTAGACTTAGATACTCCTTTATTAAATTTTGACTTAGAACATCCAGTTACTATGGATATATAGCCATCTTATGATGGTACTGTAAATGTTATTTTTAATGATAATAAAAATGTTCCGAGATTAATTAATTCTAGATTTTCTACTACAGAATTAAATACTTATGAATTAGTTGATAGAGTTGGAGATAATGATACTAATATTTATGATTAGGATTCCTTTGATTTAGACTCTTCTTTATATAAACGAATAAATAGTATTCCTACAGTTAAGTTTATAGGAGTAAATTCTTCAGGATAGTTGAAAGTTGGTAACTATAACTTTTATTTTAAATACTCTGACGCAGATGGTAATGAAACTGACTTTGTTGCTGATTCTGGAGTAGTAGCAATATTTAAAGGTAATGATTGTGATCCATTCTCTATTGATGGGGGAATTAGTGATGAAAATGCTTTTAAAGCAGTATCATTTTAGTTAAATAATATAGATTATAGTTATAACTATATAACAGTTTACTATACTAGAAATACTGGAGATAGCTATTAGACTAGAAGTATTAAAGCTTATAAAATAAATGATAAGTATATAGTTAAACATTAGATTTGTACTATTAATGTAACTGGTTTAGAAGATTCTACTGAAATACCTATTTCAGAAATTAATAATTAGTTCTTTTAGGCTAGTAAAGCTAAAACTAGTGCTCAATGCCAGAATAGATTATTTTTAGGTAATGTAGCTAAACCAGATATTTCATATAAAGATTTAACAGATTTAAGTTTACGAATGCTTCCTACTTTAGAGAAATAGGATTCTAAAAATATAATAGGGTAGGTAGACTACAATTACCAAGATGATAGTAGTATTACTAATAGTTATGAATATTATAATACTAAAAATATATACTATAACGTAGGCTATTGGGACAATGAAATATATAGACTTGGAGTAGTATATATAATGTCAGATAACTCTTTATCAGAAGTATTTAATATTAGAGGTGGTAATAATATTTATGATATTAGTAATTACACTACTTCAAGTAATCCTGAAATAAATCCTGAAAATTTATATGATAATACTGGGCAAAGATAGTATATAACTATTGACGAGGATACAAATTGTATACACGGAGGAAAAGATCTAGAAAATGCTAAAGGAGTTGTAAAATTTAAGTCTATAAATGAGAATAATACCGATGAATATTTATACTTTATAAAAATTTTAGTACCTACAGTAGTACTTAAATATTTAAAAGATACTTATGATATCAAAGGATTGTTCTTTGTAAGATAGAAAAGAAATCCAACATTATTAGCTTAGGCTTTTACTATGCCTTATGATTAGGAAGCTCAATGCCCGGCTATCAAAGCTGAAAATGTTTATATAGAGTCTTTTTTAAATTAGCAAACGCCACAATCTCTTAGACCTTCAAGTTTAGCAGATTTTTTGAAAAAAACTATAAATAACAATTATTCCAGAAAATTATCTAATGAATATGATAAACATTTATATTTAACTAATAATTATAATAGCTCTTCTAATATATTAACTGCCATATGTCCTGAATTTATGTTAAATTAGTCTAGATTTAATTCATTATTTACTGGAACTAATTATGTAATAAAAGGTGATAATCATGCTTATGATGATTTATAGTGGAAAACTACTAATCATAGATTATATTATCCTAAAACTGTAACTAATAAACAAAAATCTTTAAAAATTTCTGCTAAGATTATATCTGTAACTGATGATGCGCCTTCAGTAGCTATAGATGAAACTATTTTTAGAAGTAAATTAGGAGATGCTGAAGAGGCATATTAGTTTAGATATATTGAATCTAATAAAAGGTATGATACTAATGCCACAAATTTAGTAAGAGGAATTTATTCTCCTTATATAGGAATAAAATCTAATGGAAATATTTTATATAATTCCATAATAAATATTTATATTCCAGGATATTCTGAATCATAGATGACTAATTATTTCGCCATACGTTATGATGATAATACTGCTTATTACTCCATAGGAGATAGGATTGATATAAACACTGCTATACATGATTGGAGACATTTAGATGATAAAGATAACCCTTATTAGTACACTACTTTAGCTAGAGGAGATTGTTATTTATGTACGTTTACACATAGATTAAATCGTAATTTTGCTGATTCTTCTAATCCTTATAATGATGAGATATTAGATGAAGATACTTGGAGAAATAATTATGATGCCAATAATTCTGAAAAATTATAGAGAATAAATAGAGGAGATGTAAATGCTGTATAGCTTGGTAGTTGGATTACCTTTAAGTTAAGAAGTTCTACTAACTTATCAATACGTTCTATTGATGAGAGTAATATTAATGAAAAAGGTATATTTGGTAGACCTAGAGCTTGGTATCCATATTAGTAGGATTTAATTTCAGGTAATAATAAAATACCAGAATCTTATTTATATAATGATGGTTTAAGGAGTACTTTAAATGAGAAATATTATTTTAATGTTCCTGAAGTACCATATATAAAGAATATTTATTAGAATCGTATTATATATTCTGATATATCAATAAATGATGCTTATAGAAATGGTTATAGAGTATTTAAATCTACTAACTATGTAGACTACACTAAAGAATATGGTTCTATTATAAAATTAGTACCTATGGGGTCTAGTCTTATATGTGTATTTGAACATGGTGTGGTACTTTTACCAGTAAATGAGCGAATACAAACTGGAGAAGGAGATGGTGGAGCAATTTTTATTAATACTAAAAATGTTCTTCCTGAAAATCCGTAGATAGTACTTTCAGATATGATAGGTTCTTAGTGGGCTGAGAGCGTCGTGAAGACTCCATATGCAGTATATGGGGTAGATACTGTAGCCAAGAAAATTTGGAGGACTGACGGAAAGAATTTAGAAACAATTTCTGATTTTAAAGTAAACAAATTTTTAGTAGATAATTTATTATTATCTGAACGTGAAACAACTCCTATTATAGGAATTAGAAATGTAAAGACTCATTATAATGCTAATAAAAATGATGTAATGTTTACCTTCTATGATTAGAAATATGGATTTGAAGATAAAGCTTGGAATTTATGCTATAATGAAATTACAAAATCATTTGTAACATTTTATTCATGGTTGCCATCTTATTCTGCCAATATAGATAATATTTTCTTTACTTTTGATAGAAGTGTATCTAAATATATAGCAAAATTAGGATTAAGTGATATGATGAGTAATAGCAAAAGTGGTTTAGTTGTTAGTACTAATATCTTACCAGTTAATTCTTTAGAAAATAATATGAATGTAATAATGTCTATAAAAGGTATATATGATAGATATATACCAGAAAATATAGGTTAGACAAAAATTACCTTAGAAATTTTACCTGGACTAAATCATTCTGAGAAGTATGTGCAATTTTAGTATTTTACTCAAGAAGGAGATTCAGTAGTAAGTAAATCATCTATGATATTATCAAATATAAACATTGATTCTAGTGGTAATATTGAAGAAGGAAAAGCTTATATAGAAGTTAAAATATCTGATATATTAGCAGAATGGGATAAACGATAGTCAGAGGAAGAAAAAAATAACGTAGCAACAGATAAACGAGAATATTTAGTTCCTTAGGATATTTCTTAGGCTGGGTTAAGTAGCTATTACAAAATATATAAAATCTTAAATGATAAATTATTAGCTATTAATATAAGAGCTACTTTAGGTACTGAAGAATCAGGTTCCACAAATACCTTTAATAAACCTACTTTAATTAATAGCGGTTATTATGATTTTACTTTGTATTTTACATTCTCAGAGTTTTTCTATAATAAATAGGAGACAGAAGTTACTAAAAAACTTCCAGCATTTTTAACTAATTTTTGGAAACATGGATAGGCTGGTATAATTGATACTCAAGAGCATATTAAACCTTGTTATTGGTATAATAAACAACATCCATTTGAATTTGAATTTGTTGTAAAAGATAATTCTGTAAAATAGAAAATTTGGGATAACTTACAGATTATATCTAATAAAGCTGAACCTGAATCTTTCCATTTTGAAATTAATGGAGATAGCTATGAATTTAGTAAAGATAAACCTAATATGTGGTATAGATAGGAATTAACTAAAAATACTTATCAAAAACTAGGTTCAGATATTACTTATGATCATTTATATAATGATTCTAAAAGAGGAATAACTCCTTAGTAGTATTTTAAATCTACTATATTCCCATTATATTATAATAGATTAGATTCTGTTAATGAGATAGAAGATTATTATCATTCTATGCGTTCTCCTTCAGATAGGGATTATTCTAGACTTTCAGGTTCTGAAATAGTTAGATATGAGGATTTAAATTAGTATAATATTGCTACTCATGTTAAAAATTTACCTATTCCTAGACATGGAGTAATAAAAGGTAATTCTTATTATTAGGAAGATGAATGGTATATTTAGATACCTTCTATTAATATTACTCAAAAGAACGAAACTACTTGGAAAGATGGTAAACCACCTATTGTATTAAATTGGATTCCTAACGATTTGGATAAAACTGAAATTAGTGATGAAGATTTACCTAATACTTATAACTTAGGAAATGTAGATACTACAGGATGGACTTATCGTTAGTAGATTCCTATGAAAGATAAATATATAAAAATAAAGATAAGATATACAGGAAATGACTTAGCTATCATTACTGGAATATTAACAACATATAGACTAAGTTATGTATAAAAAAATTAAAAAATTTAAATTAGGGGGAGGCACTGGATAGTCCCTCCCTAATCCTAATTCTTCTTTTAGTCCTAATATTGCCTCTATCACTGCCTAGTAGAATTTATAGTTTAGTACTCCTGATATAGGTTCAATGGCTAGTAATTAGTTTTCTAACTTTTCTTCTAATATTACTGGCTATAGTAATGTCCCTTAGACAATAACATCAGAGTCTGGATTTACTAGACCTGATATGAAAAACATGAATCTTCAGTAGATGGAAGCTTATACAACTCCATCATTTGGATCGCAGTTTGGAGCTAATATATAGAATTATGCAACTTCTTATGCTATTAATAAATTAGGAAATTCTATTGGCTTAGAAAGCTCTATTAATGGTCTAACTAGTGGACTTATTAATTCTAATGGAGTTGCTACTAGAATGATTGGTGGGGCAGCTAATTCTGCCTTAAAAAATGTTGCTGTAGGAGCAATTGCAGGTGCTGCAAAAGCTGCTGGTAAATCTTTAACTACAGCAGCTATAGGCTCAGGATTGAAAGCAGGAGCTAAAGGAGCCTTATCTTCTATGGGAAGTGCTTCTAGTATTGCAGGATTAGCTAATGCTGGTATTCAAGTTGCATTTGGTAATTAGAGAAAAGCAGGTTGGGAAAATGCAGTAAATACGGTAGGAGGTATAGCTTCTATGATTCCTGGAGTAGGATGGGGATTAGGTGCAGGTTTAGCTGCCTTTAATCTTATTGGAGGTCTTACAGGAAAGAAAACTATAGCTGCTACTGGTAAAGATTGGCAATCTAGACAAGCTCAAAGTTCTGTAGCAGGAGGTTATAGTGGGGCAATGGAAGATATTGCAGACGCTGAGTCTAGAGAAGGTTCTTATAGTGGATGGAATTCAGGTGCTAGAAGAAGAGCTAATAGACTTATTGCCAAAACTAATAATTGGAAAGATACTATGTGGGATTGGGCTCAAAGAAATGATTTAAATGATATTAGAAGTAATCAAATGAATTCTATTAATAATAATTAGTACTAGACTGATATAAGTGGAGGTTATGATTTATCTAACTCCGGCAGAATGTTAGTCGCTAAAGAAGGAGCTAAATTATTTGATTCTTATAAATCTATAAAAGAATACACTAAAAGAATAAAGTCAGCAAAACAAGGTTCTAAATTAGTAAAAGAAGAATCTAAGGTAGAAGAGCCTATTATAGATAAAGAATTAGAAAGATATTATGATGATCCATTATTCTCTACCAAATCTAAATATAATGATGATTTTCATTAGGGAGGAAGTTGGTCTGAAGATGGTAAAACATTTACTCCTTCTGAATTTTCTTTATTTAATTTCACATAGGAATAGATTGCTGAAGCATTATCTAAAGAATTTCCAGAAGCTTCTTTAAATATTACAGATGAGGTAAGAGCCTTTAAAGAAGGAGGAAAAGTTAATTCTAGAGATATGAATGTTATTCCTGAGGGAGCTTTACATGCTAGATTAAATCATATGGATAATAAAGATTTTACTAAAAAGGGTATTCCAGTTGTTGCTAAAGACGGTGATAAGTTAGAATAGACCGCAGAGATAGAAAGAAACGAGATAATTTTTAATTTATCAGTGACTAATAAACTAGAAGAGCTAATGAAAGATGGTTCTGCAAAAGCTGCATTAGAAGCAGGTAAATTATTAGCTGAAGAAATTCTTCATAATACTATAGATAACACTGGACTAATAAAGGAGGTAGAATAATGGCAGAAATAAATGATAAAGAATCTAACTTAGTAGATATTACTATAGGAGATAAAAAATATAAAGTAGAGATTGCTGATACTCCTGAAAAATAGGAAAAAGGTTTAATGGGTCGAGAATCTTTACCTGAAAATTAGGGAATGTTATTTATATATGATGAACCTCAAGACTTATCTTATTGGATGAAGAATACTCTTATTTCATTAGATATAATTTTTATAGACGATGATATGGAAGTAGTATCAGTTAAATAGGGACAGCCAATGTCCGAAGAGCCTATTACTGAGGATGACGTTCAGTATGTTCTTGAAGTAAATAGTAATTCAGGTATTGAAGAAGGAGATTAGCTAGTAGTAGAAGATTCTGATGATAAAGAATATTCTATGCACGTTCTTTTCCCTGACGGATCCACTCAAATGAATTTAAAAGGAGGAGAACGTATTGTAAGTAGGAGAGAAACTAAAATTCTTATAAAGAAAGCTAAAAAAGCAGAAGCGTCTAAGACTGATGGAGCCTATCGAGCACTTGGTCGATACATCTTTAAAGTTTTAAAACGTCAAGATTCTAGAGAACCTGAATATGTGGATAGTCCAAAAGATAAAGATAACACTGATGAATAATTTAACGTTATAATTATATAATAATAGTTTTGGTTATTATTATTTTGTACGAATAAAACTGTGTATATAATTATAAAAATGAAGTTTAATCAATAATTAATTATGGAATATAAGTTTATTAAAAAGTTTTAGGAAGGTGGAGCAATGCCTCCACAAGGTGCACCTCAGGGTGCAGAACAAGGTGCTCCAGAGGAATAGGGTGCTGGTGCAGAACAAGATCCAATGGCTATGTTGTTGCAAGCAGCAGCTTAGGCTTTGTAGAATCAAGATTGTAATATGGCTATGCAAGTGTGTCAGGCTTTGGTACAGATGGCTCAACAAGGTCAAGGTGGTGCTCCAGAAGAAGCAGGTCAGCCAGTATACCGTAAGGGAGGAAGACTTGTACGCAGAATTAAGAAATAATTTAATGTAAAAAATTAATAGGGGAGCATCTTTTGGTGTTCCCCTTTTTTAATTTATGGCAGAAAAGAATATAAAAATTTCGGGAATAGGTGATGTAACTCGTGCAGATTTTGTTAGAGCAATTACTGACCCAGATAAGTTTAAAGAATTTGCTGACTAGTAGGGATGGGGTAATAAACGTCGTTAGCTAGCTTGGAATTCTTTACATAACTATGCTCAAGGAGTATAGAATGGTGAAATAAATGAGATAAATGATATGCACTAGATAGTTGATGATACTGGTGCTAGAACTAACAAACAAGAAAAATATAATTGGATAGGAAGTAAGTTTGATGCTAATGGAGCAACTGCTGCTTTTATGAATTAGATAGCTAAAGGTATGCAGACTGCTACTAAACCTGCTGATAAGTCTTTAAAGAGTATACCTAGTGTTACTTCATATTTAAATCAATAGTGGTTTGGTAGTAATAATCCTGATTGGGAATTATTTTAGAAAAATGATACTTTGACAAATGGAGTATATGGCATTGCTAATAGAAGTGCTAAAATAAAAGAAGGATTAACTAAATATAAAAATGAATTAACTACTAATGGCGCTTAGTATAATTGGGATGGAATTGATAAAGATGCTCTTTATAAAAATCTCGATGCTGCTATAGCTTCTTCTAATGTAGCTACTTACGCTCCATTAGGTATTACTTCTAATTATATTAATAATGCTTTAGCTACTAGAGATTTAAGTACTACAGTTTCTGATACTGATAGTACTTAGACATAGACAACAGAGGATGATCCTACTAGAGGATTTTCAGAGGAAGAATTAGCTCGATATAATACTATGACTCCTGAATAGCAATAGTAGTATTTAGCTTAGAGACAGTAGATTATTAATTTAAATAATGAAGAAGCTTTAGCTAAAAATTAGGCAGAAATAGATGCAGCTAGTAAAAGAAGAGAAGATGAAGCTTTTGAGAATTGGTTAAAAACTAACGGTTATTATTCTCCAAAGGCTTAGGCTTCTTCTTATGTTCCTTCTAGATTAGCATAGTCTTCTATGGTAGATTCTAAAGGAAAAAAAATAGAAGGACCTGCTGTTAAAAGCGGTAAAGAATTTGATAAAGCTACTAATATAAATAAATTTAGTGATCAAGAATGGGATAATTTTATACATGGAGATTTAACTTATGATATTAATGAAGCATATTCTCTAAAAAATGCTGATAGACATACTACTAGTGGTATTGTTCCTATAAAATCTAAATTAGACTGGATCAACTATAATTACGAATGGTTATTAGATACAGGAAAGTTAAATAATATAGGTGATGATGTATCATCTTATGTAGGAGCATCTAAAGGTACTGTATGGAGATTGAAGAACTCTAAAAGAAACTCTGATGGTACCTATATGTATATGCGTAAAAGAGGTAATAACTTAGAGTTTTACAGAAGTAAATCTTGGGGTGATTTACGAAATAATGAATATAAGAAATATATAAGTAAACATTAGTGGGGAGGTATCTTTGGTAATTAGGCAAAATTAAGAGAACAATATTCAAAAGATTTAAAAGCTCGTTAGGACGCTATTAAAAAATAGCAATAGATTAATAGTGTAGAAAGAACTCCTTTACGAGGTTAGAGAGACCCTAATAAAATAAAAGCTGGACAAAGAGAACTAGGAAATTTAGGATAGCTAACTGCCTCTGATTATGCTTAGCTTGGAGGTATTACTGCTGATATTGCTTCTACAGTATCATCATTCTTTGGTCCTGTAGGAACTGCAGTAGGGGCAGTATCAGGACTTGCAGGCACTGGTGCCCATGCTTTTGCTGATTTTACTGATCCATCTGTTAGTAAGGCAGAAGCATTTACTAATTTAGGAACTAACCTATTATTTGACGCAGCTGGCGCTGTTCCTATTTTGGGTTCCTATGGTAAATTAGCTAAATTAGGTAGAGTAGGAAAAGTTTTACAAAATAATGCTAAATTATATAAAGTAATTCTTGGCACTGTAACTGCTCCAGGAGTAATACAAGCTGCTCCAAATGCTGCTAGTGCTGTTAAAAAGTTAGTAACTAACCCAACTACTATTACAGCAGATGAATTGAGAGATCTAGCTACAGCAGTTTCTATAACTTCAGGATTAACTAAAGTAGCTCCTAATCATAATAAAGTAAGAGCTATTAATCCTAATTATGGGAAGGATGTGATAGTACATACTAATAAAGGTAAATAGACTATTCCTGCTAAATAGTATGAGGCTATGATGGATAAAACTAAAAATCCTACTATGAGAGATAGAAACGAAGCCTTGGAAGCTGCTACTAAAGTAAAAGGTATTTAGTTCGATAATGGAATATTTCATAATTATACTCCATCATCTAATAATCCCTTCAAGCTTGAAAGATTCTATGGTAAGTGGGGAATAGTAAGTCGTTTAGGCAATACTTCAGATCCAGAAACTAAATATATATTTAGACCTGCTAAATCTACTACTAGCACTGAATAGCCAAAACCTGCTTAGAATTAGCCAACAATTACTAATAATCCTGAAAGACCTTTATAGACACATAATATAACTCCTGAGTAGTAGAAAAAGGATATTGAACTATTAAGAAAGAGATTTATGTCAGATAACCCTCTTCCTATTGATAATGCTACTAGAAAAGCTTATGAGCATTATAGAAAGAGACCTATGACTGATTAGGAGATTAGAGATTTAGAAGCTGAATAGTAGACTAAAAGATTTATGCGAAATTTGTATAAGCAATAGAAGCCTCAAGATTAGATTTATGCTGAGCGTAGGGATGCTTTATAGAAAGATTTATCCGAACGTAAATCATTAGCAAAAGACCTTGCAAATGCATAGCAAGAAATTAAATAGGCTAAAGCTAATACTCAATTTAAAATTAATCTTGCTGAAGGTAATGCCAGAGCAAAAGATTTACCTATTCCATCTGCTAGAGTTATAGTAACACCTGAATCTGTAAGAACCTAGGCAAATAGAGAGTTTGCTTTAAATTGGGAACCTATTGAATTTAAACCTGAATTAAAAGGAGCTGCTAGATCTAAAAAATAGGCTATGTATGAACGTCTATTTCCTCCTCTTGCAGAAAGACAAGGTACTGGAAGTGCTATACAACATACTACTAGAAAATCTTTGGAAAGAAGACAAAAAATGTAGAATGCTGTATAGTAGGAGTTCTTAGAAAGACAGAGAAGATAGAATGCTATTATATTATCTCCTACTGAAAGTAGATAGGGAATGTACTAGCAAATGTTCTCTCCAGTATTAACTAACTTGGATAATTAGGCTAGGGCTATGGGATTGAGAGCTAAACCTTCTAGAGCAGATGTAAAATCTACCAAATCTTCTGAATATAAATAGTAGTAGAAATAGAGTAGATAGTAGAAGGCTTCAGAAGTTATGGAAGCTTTTGGTAATACTAAAAGTAATAATACTAAAGGACATAATAAAAATACTAATCTCCCACATAAACAATCTAATAAAAAGAAGAAAACCAGTAGAGATAATAACATTAAAAGACGTTAGGATGGAGGAGTATTATATGACTACGAATTCTTAAAATCTGTTCATGCTTTTAAACAAGGTGGTATTATTAAAGCCCAAAGTGGGATAAAAACTGGAGTAAAAGTAAATCCTAAAACTACTTGGTTTGATGCAGTATGGTCTTAGAATGTAAATCATATATTAAGAGGTTTATCTGATAATAACTATTATACTTGGCTTAATAGTATGTAGGATAAACACGGTGATTTACATAAGAATGCCGGAACTAATTTTTAGACTACACCATATAATGATAAATCTGTAGGAGATTATCAAAATTTATATAAAACTGGATATAATGGAGAGTGGAAGGATAATAATGTAGGATACAATTCTTTAGGTATTATGCACGCTCAAAATTTAGGTAGATATGATTTATATGGCAATACTAAAAGAACTTCTGGAGACTGGAATATTGATGCCAATCACCGATATAAAACAGATAGCTCTTATAGCCAAATAACTGATGATAGACGTTTATTAGGTAGAAAGGGAGATTTTACAGATGAGTAGTTAGCATCTGTAACAGAAGCTTTTAAAAATAAGGGTTATAATTTTGCTTTAGGAAAAAATGATTACTATTATTTATCTCCTATAGAAAAATCTGAATAGAATCAAAATACTCCTAAAAAAGATGGTTCAGTAACTAATCCTGATATTGGTAAAAAATCTATATTTGATAAGGGTAAAGAATACTTGGCTAAATTAACAAGTAATCCAGGTAATCTTTATAACGCAGTTGAGACTGGTAAATATTTATTAGCTAATAAAGCTACTAATGATATATTCAAAATAAAAGCTCCAAATTATGTTATTTCTCCTAAGTATACTAGTTATCAAGTAATGGATAATTTAGCTTAGTAGAATGCTTATCATAATAGGGCTGCTGAGACAATGAATTAGACTTCTAGACCACTTACTTCTAGTGGTTAGTTGTAGACTGCCGCTTAGCAAGAAAGTATGAATAATGCTAATAAGTTATATTTATAGGGTAACGCTGAGAGAAATACTTGGTTAGAAGGATAGAAGCAGTAGTCTTATAAAGCAGGACTTTACAATATGGAAAGTGCTGTTGATACTGCTAATGCTAATGCTCAATAGGCATATAAAACTAGAATGCTTAATGAGTATCAAGATCCTAGAGATAGGGCTAGAGCACTCGCTACTAATAGACAAAATTGGATTAATGCTTTAGAGAAATTTAATGTTATTGATCCATATGTTGAACGAAAGAATGCTTAGTAGCAATATGGTTTAGCTAAAGCTTAGTGGGATTATCAAAAGGATGCTAAGGTTTTATTAGCTCAACAAAAATACTAGTAGTTATTACGTTAGCATTAGAATGATTTGAACTTTAATGCATATAATACTGATGAATATAGAAATTTAATTAATGCATAGAAAGAGGCTGGAGCAAGATATTATAATAATATGTATTAGGTATATGGTATTAGTAATCCTGGATTTAGGTACAAAAAAGGAGGTAAATTTGAAGATATATCAAAGTTTAATACCAAAGAATTTTATAATACTATAAGACATAGTATTAATACTGCTACTAAATAGAGCGGAGATTTAAGTAAACTCATTAATACTTTATTTAAAAAGAGTAATAAGAAATGAATTTAAAAATACAAAAATTTGCAGAAGGGGGAACATCCTCCTCTGCATTTTTTTATTAGCCTTTAGCTATGGCTACGACTGGAGTAGAAGCTGAATCAGACACTGCTAAGTTGATAAAAGCTATGACTGCTGCTAATAAAAAATCATCTAATGATGAGGATAAAGGAAAGATAACAGATAAAGATTTTCTAGGATTATTAAAAGATATAAATGGTCTTCCTAGTGATATCTTAAAACTATATACACAAGCCTAGAACTTCTGGGCTGACCCAACAAATACAGGAGATACTAATTATTCAAACTTTGCTTAGATGTTAACTAGAATATCTTTATAGGCTAAGATAGCTAAGTTTAATAAAGAAGTTTGGGATAAATCTAGAGATACTATGTTTACCAATCATTCAGAAAATGAGATGGCTATTACTGATTAGGGAGGAGTTGTAATACAAACTAGTGATGGAGGAATAGATACTATTTCTGTTGAGAAATGGAAACAAAATCCTTATGTTTATAAAACTCTTACTAATGCAGATATAATGGAATTAAGAGCTTAGAAATTACCTGGAGATAATTCTATTCTTAATATAGTAAATGGTAGTACTAGTGTAGAAGCTATCACTAATAAACTATAGAAGATATTAAGTAATGCTCAATCTAGTAGTGTTTCTTCATATATTAGTACTGATGGTTTTAATACTAAATCTGGATTAACAGTACTTAAAGGATTGTTATAGAGAGGACTAGATCCTACTACATTAACTATGCCAGGTGTATATAAATATACTACTAAAGAAAACGCTGATTAGGTAGCTAATTTATTACAGTATGCTTGGGCATCTTTATCTACTAAAGAGTAGACCTTACTAACAGCTAGAGCAGGAAAAAATAAAAAAGGAGTAGATTATTTATTAAAATTACTAGCTACTGGTAATACTTCATTTAATACTGATATGGAATATTAGAATTAGTTAAATCCTGACGGCACTAAAAAAGATGCTAAAACTGAAAAAAGCGGTAGTAGTTCTGGGTCTCAAGAAGGAGATTGGGAAGAGAAGGCAGAAGCTAATCCTGCATTTATGATATAGAATGGTATTGGAGGATAGGATACCACATATCAATTTATGCCAGACTCCTCTAGTGCTAAAATGACTTTATATGGTTAGAAATATGGAGATATTAAAGATTTTTAGGATAAAAAAACTATATAGAGCACTAGTTTAGCAGACATGCTTAGTAGATCAGGACTTTAGGGAATAAGTGATACTAGAGCTATTTATTTTGGGGATAAAAGAATCGAAGACCCTGATAAACTTAAAGATATAATTTACTTAAATTAGGGTGGTATGAGAGTAAATTTACCAGCTAAATTAGATAATTATGGTAATAGAGTCCCTGATTTTGAATTAATTCCTAAATATGAATAGGCTATGAAGGAGATCAGAAATATTTAGACTACAGATCCAAAAGCTTACCTTATTAGAGAAGCATAGATTCTTAAAAAGTATGGATTAAGTGATTTAGTCGATTCTAAAGGATTCCCTAATAAAGACAGATTTGGAGCTTTCTTAGTAGTTAATGGACAAGCATCTTCTGATGCTGTTGGAAATCCTACATTAGCTACTACTGTAGGTAATATGGACTCAGATTTTGAGAATATGTCAAAAATACTATATCCTGATGGTAAAGGTGGCGCTTCCTAGAAAATTAGTGGTTCATCTATGGCACCATTTGGATGGTTTAATAATAATATTTATAAAGCTCCTGTTTATATTCCGTTAGATAATAATCCTGTAGCTACTATGATATTAACTGGTAAAGTAACTTCTAATATGCTTAGTGCTATGGAAGCTTTATATAGAGCATAGAATATTCCTATCAATAATACTAGCTCTAATGTTTTAAATAATTAATTATGTTAAATAACGATTGGATAGTTGCCAATATAAATAATCCCGATTATAGTACAGAAATGTTCAAAATGAAAGGGATAGATACTGATAATACTTAGATGTTAAAAGAAGAAAGTTATCTTAAATCTAATTTTATCATAAATAATCCAGCATTTGCTGATAATAATGGTAATTTTAATAAAGATAAATTTCATGACTATTACCAACAACAAGCTACTAAATGGGGAGAATTGTAGAAAGATAAATCTGTACATACTGTCTACGATATGTTTGATGTAAGATAGGCGCCTGGAGATTAGATATATAATCCATTTACTGGTACTACCTAGGGAATGAAAACTGATAAATAGAATCCTTTAGGATCATTTATTAAACTTACATCTAACCCAACTAATTAGGGTGTTGGTATTAGTGGTTTTTAGGAAATAAGTAAATAGAGTAAAAGTACTAGAGAAATTGCTCAAGATTAGAATATATTTGATTCATCTACTGGAAAATTTTTAAACGAAACACCTGATAGTATATCTTTATTTTCTAACCCTATTAAATATATTAAACAAATATTTAGTGACCCATTAGTATTAGCTACATACGATTCTGATGGAGAAAGTATTGACCCAATTTCAGGGAAAAAATTAAAGCACTCTAAAGGAGAAATAAAATTAAATTCCAATGGCAAACCTTATTATGAAACTTTAAATGGTAGAAATCCTGCTACTAAATAGGTTTTATCAATGGGAGATATAGTAACATCAGAAGCATCTTCTTTAAATAAATATGATTTTATTGATTCTGATGATATGGATAAAAGTGTAACAGGAACTATTTTAAAAAATGTGGCTTCTGTGTTACCTTTAGCTGTTCCATATGTTGGAGAAGCTTATAGTGCAGGTTTAGTAGTGAGAGAACTAGCTAAAACTACTCCTATGTTATATGGTATGATAAAGTCTCTGTTCTCAGATAAACCAGCTAATAGTTAGTTTCTTAACTCTTTACAAGGTAGAGCTACTGCTATGTCAGGAAGTGTTTCTGATGCTGGGTAGAGTGCTATGTGGACTTGGGAAGGAGTGTTTAATATGATGGGAGATGTAGCTACACAATGGGGCTAGCAAAAAGCTGTAGCTAATTGGACTAAAAAATTAATAACTGGAAAATAGGATTTAAGTAAAGTAGCTGAAGAAGAAGCTAAAGCTTTATATGAATCTAAATTATAGAGCATATTAAATAATGCTAATACTGCTGAAGATAAGTATAAAGCATTATCATTATATGGAATGGAAGAAGGCTAGATAGCTAAAATACTAGAGTAGGAAGGTAAAGCAGTTGGAGATGCTTGGAAATAGACATCTATAGGTTCTGCTGCTTTACGAAAAACTTTTGACGTATATAAACCTAGAATAGAAAAATTAAATAGATTAGGTGCTAATGCTTCATTAGCTTATATGGCATTAGTTTCTAATACTGATGTATATCAAAGTATGTTAAACGCAGGCGCTACTCCTAGAGAAGCTGCTGCAGTAGCTTTAGGATCTACTTTAGGTATGTATACTGTAGATAGACTAGGTATTGGAGAAATGTTCTTTGATGAATTAGCTAAAAATGATATGCGCCAAATAAGAACTGCTTTACTTGGTGAAAAAGAAAATTGGGCTAAAGCTTTAGGAATTTCTACTAAAAATATTCCAGAAAATACTAATAAGTTTAAAAAACTTATATTATCTGGAAGAAATAAAATGGTTAAAGCTTTATAGGATTATGCTGATGATATAAAATATCATACTACTAGTGCAGTAGGTAAAGCTATAGGTGAAGGTCTTGAAGAAGTTTCTGAAGAATTAGTAACCGATATGTCTAAAGCTACTTATGAAATGCTTCATAACTTTGGAATAACCACACAGGCTAACGTTGGTGCTTTTAATTATGATCAAAATCTTAATGGGGAAGGAAAAGGCGGATATAATATAGCTCAATTACTCTCTAGATATGGAATGAACTTTATTGGAGGTACTCTTGGTGGAGGTATGTTTTATGGAGTTGGCGTTTTATAGGGCAATAATTTCCATATAAATAAAGACTCTGGTAATATGTTATATTTAACTAGAGAAGGTAAAGCTGAAGATATGGTTAATACTATAGAACAAATGCGTAAGAAAGGACAGTTTGGTAGTACTACCATATCAGCAACTAATGCCACCACAGATAGTGAAGGTTAGTAGGTTAATATCACTGTTGATGGAGATTTATCAATAAATGATTATATTGCTAAAAGACTTACTAATTAGATTCGTTCTTACCAAACTATTATGGATGATAATAATTTAAATAAATCTGATGAAGACTTATTTAATCAAATGATAATGTAGGATAAAATCTTTAGAAATCTACAAGGATATTTACAAGAAGAATCTTATATTACACGTTACCAATAGACTTGGTAGAAATTAGCACAACAAGTAGTTATAGCTCAAAAAGGTTTAGAAGTAGCTGCATCAGCTAAAAATGGAGAAATTCCAAAAGAATTAATTCCTGAGTTAGCTACTGCTAGTAGTTCTAAAGAATTAATCGATAAGCTAGGAGAAGCACGTTTATTAGACTCTACAGAACGTCATAATAGTGAAGAAGAAGCTAAACGTAATTAGAATGTAGCAGCTTGGTAGGATTATTTAAATAATAAAAAATAGGAGTTATTAAATTTTGAATCTCCTGAAAATTCATCATATTATACTGAAATGTTAATGTTTGGTATAGATCCTATTATATCTTCTACTTTTGGAACTTATGATTTTAATTCTTGGTTGTATAATACTTAGCATGGATTAACTGTAGACAAATTAACTTAGCCAGAAATAGAACAATATAAAGCTGATTATTAGACTTATTAGGCTAATGCATAGCCTCTTGATTTATAGGAATCTTTTAAATTATTTAAAGATTGGCAATAGAAAATCGATCCTTATTTATAGTAGATGGCGTAGTAGTCTTAGAATTATGATAGCTATTAGAAAGAAGTCTAGGAATTATTTAAAGATGGAATAGATTGGTATCAAAATGCTAATCATCTAGAAAACAAATAGTGGTATGAATCTGATGAAGAATATGCTAAATCAAAATAGCAAGAAGGAGAATCTGCTTAGGATTATAAAATACGACAAGAACAAAGAAAACAAGAAATAAATACAAAAGTTGAATAGAGATTATAGGATTTAGTTAATTTTGTAAATACTCATATATTAGATCCAATTACTTCTAGATAGATTAAAACTATGTTAGCTACTAGAATTAAGGATATTAGAAAGAATATAGTATTAACTAATTTTTCAGTATAGCAAGATAACTTAATAAAAGAATTATCGGGAGATTCTTTAAAAGATTATAAAGGTAATGATATAGAATCTCTTAGAACTGCTATTATTGGTACTAAAGAAGACCCAGGAAAAATTGATTAGTATTTTGGTAAATTATATGGGTAGTTTATCCATCCTGATTATGAATATAATGAGGATTTAAATGTAATGATACCATTTACTTCTTTATTTAATACTAATACAGATAGTTTTAGTAATATAGTAGTAACTGATTTATTGAATTAGAAGGTTATAAATGAGGATGCCTTACCCGAATTTGATGGTACTAAAATAGAGAAAATACAGAATTTATTAAGATTAGCTTCTATAGGTTTAGACAATATTTATAGAGGATCAGATTCTCGTTATCAAGGTAAGTCCTATAAATATATATTAACAGAAGTATTTGGAAAAGATACTGTAGATAGAATTGAAAATTCTATAGAAAATTCTAAATATGTTGACCCTAAAACCGATCAGTAGTATAATTTACAATATATAAATCCTTATAAATATATAGCTAATGGAGAATAGATTACTGATGAATTAATTGAAAATTGGTTATAGGAAAATAAAGATGTTTCTAATAATTCTATACAATCTTTAATTAAATTATAGCCATTAATTACTAATAAAAATGGTAATTTTGACGATGCTAGAAAATCAGTTAATGATAGTTACAAAGCTTTTGCTAAAGAAGTACTTGATAATGCTGAAAAGAGTATAAATAGTAATTTATTATATCAAACTTTGGCAGGATTAACAGAATCATTGCCGAATCCTATAGTAGAATTAGCTAAGCATTTACCAGTATATAATGAAAATGTAGAATCAGTAATTTAGAAAATGTATCAACATTTTGAAGACGATGATGATATTAATACTTTTCAATTGACTGGGCAAGAAATGCAATCTTTACAACAAGTATAGACTGTTTTAAATCTTGCTTCTACGTACATACGTGCAGCTTCTACAGATTAGGATTTAACTAATATTTATGGTCATAATAAAACTATAAATAGATTTAATCAAGAACATAAAATAAAAGCAAATCCTTTAGCTGAAATCGACGAGAACTACGCTAACATATATTAGATAGAAATAGGAAAATATTTAAATATGATAGATCCTAATAGTTATTCTTTACCTTTTATATCTAATATAAATCAAGGAAATATAATAGGATAGTTTGATTAGGCTAAGGAAAAATTTACTTAGACTAAAAAAGAATTTTTTAACTCAAATAGAAATAATTTTGAAGCATGCAAAGTAATTGCGTAAATCTATTAGAAGGTTATTCACCAGATATGGACTTAAAAGATATAGAAGCTTTATCATATGAAAATTATTAGAAATATAAAGCTTAGGGATATGATGTAAATGCTATATTTGATTAGTTCATAGATAATATAAATAAATAGGAAACTACAAATCTAGATTAGACTGTTTCTTATACTACTTTTAATAACTATGATAAAATCACTTATTTATTAGCTACGTTAGGAGTAAAATCTGATGATTATTTATCTTTTATAAAAGAAGAAGTAGATAAATATGATAATATAGTACCAATAGATGCTTAGCTATATTTAGCAAGAATAGGTATTGCCGCTATAAATAATCCTTCTTTAGTATCTTCTGTAATAAATAGAATAAAAAAGAAATCAGATATTAAAGTACCTATACTTGATAGATTATTATTTATTAGTGGTATCGGAGGTTCAGGTAAGACTTCAGTGGTAGCTAAATATATAACTGATTATGCTAAAAATAAACATATAATAGTAGCAGGACCTACTGATACTCAAGTAACTGGATTAAATAAATCCTTAGGAGTTACTGACGGAATTAATGCTAAATAGTTATTATCTTTAGTTATAGATGATGCTAAATATAAAGATTTAAATGGAAAATTTAATAACTTAAGTAGTACTGATAATGTAGAATCTTTAATTAGTAATGCTGATGTTAAAAATCATGATTCTGGAATTTTAGTTATAGATGAGATAACTCATTTCAGTACTTTGGATTTAGCCTTAATAAATAAATGGGCTAAAAAGAATGATATATTTATATTAGGTTTAGGAGACGATACTTAGTCTGGATATACTACTGATAAAATGATTGCTAATATAGACACTGATAATGCTTTTTGTTTAAGAACTCCTAGATTAGCTATTTCACTACGTAATGGTAATATACAGCAATCTTCTGATACAAAATTATTATATGGACTAACTTAGTAGGTAAGAACTTTAATAAATGATGTTATGCCTAAAGATAAATATGTTTAGGCTCGTAATGCTATTAAAAGTTATTCTCCTAGATATAGTTATTCTTCAGGAGAATTACATGGAACTATAATTACTGATTCATTTAATTAGTGGGATATGATTCCACAGGATACTCCTAAAAAAATAGCCTATATTGGACCTAACGATATTACTAGTAAAATTCCTACAGCTATAAAATTTAATAATATTAAAGAGTTACAAGGATAGGAATTTGATTATTTAATATATGAAGGAAATATTAAAGCTCAAACTAGGGAATATGATGATACAGCAGTAGGAGATTTATTAAACAGCTCTAGAGAATTATATACTTTAATAAGTCGAGGTATAAAGGGAGCAGTTATTATATCTCCTAATTCAGGATTTACTAGTACTGAAGAATTTTATACTGGAGATACTACAGATTTTTCTTAGTATGCTAATGATAGAAGAAATAGTTTATTAGAAGAATTAAATAGTTATACTTTTAATCCTTCAACTAACACAACTCCTGCTAGTACTACAAATGCTAGTACTAATAATACTTCTTCTGTAGAAACTGTTACTTATTATAATATGGCAGATTTAGATGATATGGTTCAAGATTTGGATGTTACTCCTACTGATAAAGAATCTTTAGATAAAGATAATAAATAGGCTTCAAATTTTACTTTAGAATCTATAGAAAGTGTACCTAATGAAAACAGTTTTGATAGATGTTATGGTAATTTTAGTTTATTAGGACTAAAAAGAAGTTCTAAAAAGGAATGGTTTTCTCCAGATATTGAATCTAAGGAATTATCTGATGTAGGAGTTATAGCAAGATTTAATAATGCTAGCCAAGTTATATCAGATGGTAAAGAAAAAGACCGTTTAGTAAGACAATTACTTGCATTAAAATATGCTTTAATGTAGGTAAGAAGAACTGATACTAATGAAAGATGGGATGGAGCAGCTTTCTTAGCTAATCATCAGAACTTATAGTAGTATTTTAATGAATCTCCAGAAACTTTTGAAAATTTAAAATATTATATAACTTTAAGGAAGAAAAAAGATACAGATACTCTAGTAGGATTTTCTGATTTAAATAATGATGAAGTATCTTTTAATTATAATGGAGAATAGATAGTAGCAGTTGTAGAAGCTAAGTGGTAGGCTATTGATCCTGATGGTAATACAGTAACTAATACTATTACATTAGGAAGTTTACCTAACCCTGATATAAATGGAGCTTATTCTAAATATGTTGAAGACCATAAAGAATTATTACCAGCATATGATAATTATGTAAAATAGTTTAAAGCTATATATGATGAGGGAAGATAGAGAGAAATAAATGCTCCTAAAAACTTAATAACTTTATTAAAACATACTAATTCTTAGATTCCATTTTAGAAAGTTAAACCATAGCAAACGTGGAGATGGGAACGTACTATTAATGGAGAAACTTTTAAAGGTACTACTGAAGGAACTTTAAGAGATGCTGATACTATAAATAAAGCTGCACTAAAAGATAGAGGATATTTATCAGTTTCTGAACCTATTGTATATATGGGAGGAGCTAATAAACTGGAAGGAGTAAACCCTAAAATGGAAGGTCAAGTAGTATATTTAGTATCTAGTTTACCTAACATGAGTACTGAGGAATTAGTTCAAATGTATTGCAGCAATAAATTAAATACTAACTAGGATAATCTTGATAGAATGAAAGTACGTATGATAGTACCTACTCACAGAGGATTATCTTTCTAGGATTTAACTAATTAGGTATGGTAGGATATGTACACATTAAAAGCTACTGATACTGAGAGTGCTAATAAATATCCATAGGACTAGACTTAGTTAGGACTTAGAATGTATGCACATTTATGGAATACTAGAGCTAATTTAAAAAGAGTACTTAGTGCTTTATAGGTTAATCCTAATGATGATTTACATATATATAATTAGTTTAGAAGATTAAATCCAGAAGGACTAAAAAATAAAAATCTTCGTTATTATATAGGATGGGATGAAAAAGATAGAAATGATGCCTTTTTTAAATATACCAATGGTGTTTATAATTGGAATGATGATGCTCCAGTGGTAGAAACTTTTAGACAAGAATTTATAAAAGAATAGAGAAATCTAAAAGAATCTGATCCTAATAAATTAAAAAGTTATATATATGCTACTCCTGAATATATGAGACAAATGCTTAAAGTAGTAGAAGGAGCTTTAGCTCCATTTAAAGATTTTATTAATTTAAAAGCTCTTAATAATGATGGTACTACTTCTGAGTTTGATGAATTAAATTATATAACTTTTGATAAAGAAGGTAGGACTAATGATATTCGTAAATTATTTATGCATTCCTTAAAAGATTACTAGGAAAATAATAGAAGATATTAGTTTGCATTCCCTACTTATAATACTGATGGAAACGAACGTACAGTATTAATAGAATTAGATCAAGATGTAATTAAATCTCAATAGCAATTAGCAGAAGCTAAAAATAATTAGTATAAACCTTGGAGTATATTTAAAATAGTTCCAATGATATTAACTAAAAATTATAGATTTGTATCAATGGCTATGTCTCCTCAAGGTAATAAACTTTGGAATAGAGATTCCAATAAATATAAATATAAATATACTGACTCTGAGGGTAAGTCCCAGATAAAAGTATTACCAATGTAGGATTTAATAAAAGCAGGTCAAGATATAGGAAGCACTACAGAATTTACTAATATTGTAGATTTAATATTTCATGGTACTACTAAAGTTCAAGATCCTAAAGTTTTCAGAGAATCTACTGCTCCATTTAGATGGGGTATATGGACATATCCTAGAGTAGATTATGAATAGGGATCAGAATTATTATATAAAAAGAGCTTGGCAGATAGAGGAACTGCTTATTTTAGAAAAGTAAGAAATACATCAGGAACTAATAATATAAATAGTTTATATATGTCAGATGTTATTCCTATTCCTTTAGCTGATATATCTTTAGAAAAACGTACTGATACAATTACTAAAGAATAGCCTACAGAAACTGTAATTTCAGGAGATGCTGAAAAAATTAATAATATTAAAAATATTGGAGTAATTACTGGAAGTTACTCTACTGTTTAGGAGGCTATGACTGCTCATAACTTAAAAGTATCTGCAGAAGATAATACTTTACTTGGTAGTTATTCTTAGACGCCTCCATTAATATATTTAGAAGACGGTAATTTAAAATATATTCGTTATAATCCTGAAGATATTATATAGGGTTTTGATTTTAAATCTGGAGAAACTAAAAATATTTTTAAAGATAAACATAATCCAAAAAATTATTATATTGTAAATAATGATGGTATAGTAGAAGAATATAAATTAAATTTCGATGATTCTAGTAAAAAGAAAAAGCTTATAGAAGAAGCTATTAAGGATAAAGAAGTGTTGAGTAAAATATATGATGAGTTATTAGATACAACGGCTTATGATGAAGTTGGTATGAATGACGAGTTCCAATTATCTAGAAATAGTTTTATGAATTTATCTTCTATAGAAGATATGAAAAGTAAAATTGAAGAAATATTAGATGCTACATATACTAATGGTTTATAGCTAGAAGGAAAATATATAGATAATATTATAGATTATGAAAATTGTTCTATTAATTTAGTATAATAAATGGCTTGTAGAGAACTTATAAAAATAACAGGTATTGACAATATTGAGTCAAAACAATCCCTAATAAAGTTTTTAACTAATTTAGACTCTAGACAATGGAAAAATTTAAAAAATAATGATGCTAGGTTAATGCAAATTATATCTAATGTAGTGTACTTACCCGAAGAGGGTAAGGCACTTACTTAGGAAGATAAAATCCATTTAAAAGCGGTACAGCAATAGATAAATTTACTTGCTAATAAATTTGAAAATATTAAAGGAGATGATTTAAATAAATTATTGAAAATATTTGAATTACCTGCTACATCATAGGATGAATCTATATCTTAGGAATAGAGTATAGATACATCTACACAATAGATATTAGCTACTATTAAAGCTTAGTAGAAAGAGCTAGTAGTTACTAATAAAGAACTTTTAAATATAGCCTATGAAAATAATAAAAGTTATGACAAATTAAGAAAATTTGATTTAACTAGAAATACTATTAAATCTGTATTTATAGCTCCAAATGAATATGAATTAAACTCTAATGAATGGGCTATTAATAGTAACATCGTTAAGTTAAAAAATTAGTGGATGCGTACTATTAGTTCATATTTAACTGGAGGAACAGAAAAATTAGATATGTATACTGAAGCTAATAACAAAAATACTTGGAGATATAACTCTAAAGTAGAAGATACCTTAGAAGCTTTTAAACATAAAATTTATACTAAAGATTTTAAAAGTTCTTTAAGTTCAGATGAAGAATATAGAAATGCTATAGCTGCTTACTTTAATCTTATAAATTTTGATGATGATATCAAAGAAATTATAGGTAAAGATTTAAAGGTTGTGGGTAATGCTAATCATAGTTTTACTAAAAGAAATATGCCTTATACTTTAAAGGGAGAATCTTCTTTACGTAAAAGTTGGTCAGATAATGAATTAATAAATGGACTTACTAATATTTCTTAGATGTCTAAATCTTTGTTTAAAATTATTCCATATATTAATTCTAATAATGAAGATGAGTCTCAATTTATAGACGATATATCAGCTATTGAGGCTTTTACTCATCTAAGACAAGAATTAGCTAATACTAATAATTCGTATTTAACTGCATTAAAACAGCGTGCCCAAACATTTAGAGATAATTCAAATAAATTATTATATGATATATTTAAAGAGCCTCATATTGAAGATTTAATAGGTAAACTTGAATAGAGAGAGTAGGATATATTACATTCTATAAAATAGTGGGGATTTTCTAAAGATGGATTATTTGAAAAACAACTGGGAAGGGTTACACATAAAGCCACAATACTAGATTGTGTTGTAACTTCTTTAGTATCATTAGACCCTATGAATTATCAACAAGTTTATATTGTAAATGAAGGTAATAGAGTTAGCTCTAGGGTAACTGTTAAAGATAAATTTAATTATAATAGAGAAACTTTAAATACTACAGAAGTTATTAATAACTAGAATGAAACTGTTACAACTATGAATGACTCTATGGTTGTTTGTGATACTTCTGGTAAAATAGATTATACAAATCCCGCTGGAGTAATTGTACCTAATACTTATTAGATTAAACATGGTAATTTATTAATAGTTGTAGGACCTAATACTAAAAAAACTAATCTTTAGGGCATCTTATCAACTAATTCTAGTAATTTAGATATATATATATTTAAGTTGAATGGTAATTAGAGAGAAGATGTTACTAGTCAATATATAGGAGGAGATTTTAATGAAAAAGCTATTATTAATGGAAGTATTGATAGTAGATTTACAGAAATGTTTGATTTTATAGAAGATTCTCTTGGTTTAAAAACTGTATCTAAAGCTTAGTTATTAAAATAGTATACCCAAATGTAGAAACTTTTTGGTTCTGGTACTTATAATGGGTTTACTGGTATGTTAGTAACAGCTGTACGTAATGAAATAATAAAACATTTAGTAGGATATTATAATGATTTTGTAAAGAGATATCCATAGGCAGCAGCTTCTCAATTATCTATATCTAATTTTTATGATCCTAATATTAATACATTATTACCTGATACATATAATAATATAAATTTAAAAGCTACTAGAGGTTCTATTGCTAGACCTGGAGAAATTGGTACAGTATTTAGAGTTGCTAATGCTTATCTTGATAATTGGTTATTCTCTTTTGGACAATCTAAAAAAATTGTTGAAGGAACTAATGTATCGGCAGTAACGTCTAATGCTTCAGGATCTAAAATACCTAATTATAGACAATATTCTATTGGTAATAATATTCAAGAATTGTTAAGAGAATAGGTAAATTCTGAAAGTAGATATAAAGGATAGGAAACAAGAACTAGTGCCTCTTCATAGCTATTATTTGTAGATAATTTAACTAGAGGAACAAATCTTGTTATGGAACCAAGACTAGATTTAGAAGCTGTAGATGCATATGGTAAATCTAAGCAATTAAAAAATATGAGTTCAGCAGAACTCTTATATCATGGTATTATAGATAATTTTTATTCTCATTTATTTGATGAATCAAATCCTTATGTATCTATAAAACCAGCTGATTACTCTGACAAAACTTCTGATTTCATATATCCTATAAGAGCTGGAATAAATTTGGCTAATATAGGGATTCCTTTAAATAAGGCTACTAAACAGGATATTCAAGAATCTTATATAGCATCTATCGGATAGTTTTATAAACGTTTATTAAATAATACTTTATATGATTTAACTAATGCTATTAATAGATAGCGATTCCCTTCATTTCCTTTAACTACCGGAGATAATACTGTTAAAGGTTGGGGAACAGACGGTTTATATCACATAGGTTATGATATGTCAGAAGATTAGCTTTTAGAAGCCAGTAAAGAGTTTGATAAATGGGCTACTTCTGTACCTTCAAATCTTACTATTTAGATAGATGGTCGTACATTTACTACCTCTACTTTATTAAAAACAGATCCAGAAACTGTATTATATTAGAATGATTTAGGATAGGATATTACTGTTGCTTAGGTATTAGCCTAGGCTGAAAAAGGTTTAAAAGAAACTGATTTAATCAAAATGGCACAGTAGGCTGGAGTAGATTTATATTCTAATATAAATTATATAAAAAATAAAGACAAAGTTACTTTAAATCCTTTAGCTGTATATTTAGGAAGTTAGTAGTTCAAACCTAATAATTTTATTAATAGATGGTAGATGGAAAAGGCAAGTTTTCTTGATACTTTACTTAAAAAAGGATTCAAAATAAGACTTACTCAAACTATTAATATAGATCCTGATGGAAATTATCCTCCTATAACTAAATCTTTACCAGCTTTAGAATTAGCAAATAATTTTTTTAAAGAAAATAAAAAGTATAATTTAAAATCTTGGAGATAGTACACTGATAGTGAAGGCAATACTAAAGAATGGAACTTAGGATAGTGGGTAAGAGGAGATTATATGGTTCTTGGTAAAGCTATTGATAAAAATGGTAAAAGTACAGACTTATTATTTGATTCTTAGCTCCCAAGAAATGCTAGTAAAATAATCTTAAATCCTATGTTAGAGTATTTCTTTAGCGTTGATAATTTATTATCAGGAAATATGAGATATACTATGTTAGGAACTGAATTATCTGACCCATTAAAATATAATGATTATAATTCTGTTAAGGGAGCTTTCATTAGTGATATTACTCAAAGAATAAATTCTTCTGAAGACAATTAGGAAAGACGACGTTTATAGGATATAAAATCTAAAGCTATGTCTATAGATTTTAAAAATAGTGCTATTCAAAATATGGAATTTTTATCTGAAAATGTTCCAACATTATTTCATGCATAGGAAGCTAATTTATGGAATACTAGTAATAAACGTGCTAATATAGTATCTGCTACTATGATTCCATTTATGTTAGGAACTTAGCAAGGTATTAGTAGGAACATAAATGCTGCTACTATAGAAGATATTGGAGCACATGTTTGGAATTTTAAAGGGTAGAAAGATAAAGATATTGATGCTATGGATGGTTCTACCTTTATTAATCCTATACAAGCTGTATTTGAATCTTGGTCTTTAGGAGGATAGACTATAGGTATGGATAAGAAAACTATTGGACATGCTTATGATAATAGAACAGGTTCTGTAGTATTATGGAAACATGCCACATATGCTATTACTAATGAAAGAATGAGAATGTCTTCTAATTCTGAAATAAAACTTACCAATATATTTAAGAAGATGTCTTCAATAAAATTTGGTAATGATATTAAACTAAATTTAGTAAATGATATAGGGTATGAGTTTGAAAACTTATATTATGAGTCTGGACCTAGACAATATAGGAAGATTGATTCTTTAAATTATGATACTAAAAATAATTTATATTATACATTAGAATATGATGTGGATATAAATGGTAATATAATAAACGACATTCTTCATACGGAATATCAAATATTTGATGCCACTACTTAGGAAAAAATAACCCCTGAAGAATATAATAATAGACTTGCCAAAAAAGATGAAAATATAGAAACTATAAATTCAGTATATGAATTGCATAGAGCTTTAGGCGGAATTTATAGTAAAGAATTAGCTATTGATACTAATACTTTAATAGATTCAGAGAGTTCTAATATAGCTTCTGCATAGATTTTAAATAATGCTTCTTATGTAGAAAATAATGAAATAATTTAGCCTTATAAAAATAAAATGATACATTACCTAGCTAATAAATCTGCTTCTAAAAGAGCTTAGGGAAATGTAAATTCAAAAGCCTTATGGTTTAATAGTGAGCCATTAGCTTATGTTCCTATGACTATGACTCATTATGGAGTATAGTTGGATGCTGACCATGATAAAGATGCAGGAGAAATTACTTAGCCTACATAGGCTATTACTGCTCTTGAACAAGGCGGTAATTTACATCATCTATCAAAAAGAGTCTATTATGAATTAGGGCAATTAGCTATGGAAACTTGTAAATTAGAATTAGATACTGCTAATAAATTTCTGGAAGCTTATAATGAAGGTAAAAAATTAACTACTTAGGAAGTCCAAGAAATAACAGAAAACATTGGTTAGTTAGTAGCAGCTAGCTATTCATAGTAGAGTGATGCCGAATTAGGGGATATAATCTTACAAGGAATTTCTAAAGTATTAAAGTCTAATAGTGATGAACTAAAAAAGGATTTAGCAATTCCATTTAGTGACGCTACTTTATATGGTAGTTTATTACCATCTATAGCTACAGTAATTAATAATAAAGGAATTAAAGGTAAATATAAAGGATTGGCTTTAGTATTAACTCCAGGATTTAAATATGTGCAAACATTTAAATATGGTGGAGAAACTCACATGAGTTCTGATGTATATAATGATGCTATAGCAGCCATGACTGATGGAACATTTAATCCTTTAGATTATCGTCCTGTCATTAATGGTAAAAATAAAATAGTGTCATTATCTAATGACTAGGAAACCAGAAAATCTCAAATTATTGATAATGATAATTTACAAGTTCTACCTCTATCTTCAGATTATTAGATTAGAAAATAGTAGATAATTGATTGTTATTTACTATACTAGTAGCAGTTAGAAGAAGCTAAAGGTAATGTTAATTTTGAGGAATTTGTACCTTCTGATGTAGTTGATATAGTATATAAAGTTTTAGATAAAAAAACTAAAACTTATGTAAATTATAGAACTCATATAGCTTTAGATAATATTGATACTTATTATGATTTCATTGATGCTAATATAAATGGAACTTTAAAAGAGTATTTATTATCCTAGGGAGCTTTAATAGATCCTAATTCAGAAATAGTATCTTTACATTAGGATGTTATGCATGGTAGAGATTTAGCTCCAGAACGTGTTGTATTTGATTATGGAACTATTAATCCTGATGGTACTTTTAATAAAGTAGGTCATACTAATATTTTCTTAATTGATGGTATTAGAAATAATAGAAAAAATTCTAATATGCGTAAATAGGAATATTAGAAAATTCTGAATGATTTACATAATGGATAGGTTACTATTAATGGTCAGACTTATGTAGTTTAGAATAAACAACTATAGGCAGCCGAGAATGTTATGCCAAACATTTACAGTAAAATATTTGGAGTAGATAATTTATCTTTAATTGAGGCTAAAAAGTTATTACAGACTAAGATAGGTAGGGCAGATTATTTTTAGCCTAAAGTCTTTAAAGGTAATTATGATGTAGCTTTTATTACGGGTAATAATAAACATACTTATTTAAGTTTTTCAGAACCTCTTATTAAAAATGACGCAGGAGTATTTTTTAAAGAAAAAGATATTTCTGATAATATAATAGCTAAAAAAGAAGGGGAATTAACTTGGTTATATAAAGTATCTATAGACAAATAGTTATTATACAAAGTAGGCTTACGTACTAGTGAGGGAGACATACAGTTAGTAAAAGAATATAATGTTACTTAGTAGGGAGGACAAGGTACTGATTCAAGATATAATTATTATTATGTAGACATTAATAAATTAAGAGCTTTAGGTATAAATGATTTAGCTATTTCTAATATTATTAATGATATATATCATTAGAAATTTTATTTAGGAGCAGAAATTAGTGATTCTTAGAAAAGTTAGCAAACAGAATCTGAATTAATATCTGATTCTTTTAAAGATCCTAATCTTAAAAATTTCATTGATGATTAGTTTTCTTCGGTTGGAGATGAATTAGAAAAAGTTAGAAATGAATACTATCAAAATAAACAAAAGTATTTAATGGCTTCTTTTGAAAAAACCTTAGATACTGTTGCTGACCGTATTCCTACAGCCTCTTTACAATCTTTTATGAAGATGAGAACTGTAGGATTTACTTAGGTTAATAATAATAGAATTTACGTTTCCCATTTTTAGGCATGGCTTTAGGGAGCTGACTATGATATAGATAAAGCCTACGTAATGGGCTTTAATTTTGATGATAACGGACAATTTATTGGATGGAGTGATTTATTTGATTATTCTTCTAATGAAGCTTTAGAGTCTTCTTGTTCATTGCCAGTACCTAGAAATTCTAAATGGATAAAAACTAATAATGGTATAAATATAGAAAGATATGCTGAAGAGGCTTAGAAAGCATATGATTCTAATAATATTATTTTAAGAAATGCTCTTATAAATAAAGTATTAGATAATATAGATTATAGTCCTAATAGTACTATAGAAGTAAATTACTCTAGCCTAATATTAAATTAGTTAATTAGTGATATTAATACTCATGAGAGTACTTAGTTATCTGGTGATAATAAAATATTAGCTTTTTAGAATGCGGTATCATGGACTACCTAGGCTATAGTAAATGATGAGAGAAACTTACTTGATTCATATAGTCCTACTAACGTAGAAGGTATGAAACAAGTAGTAAAAGATAAATAGTTAGCTAGCGATAGTGGTACTTACACTTAGTGGAATCCTGCCACTAAATGGGTATTGTAGGAAGAGAACTTAATTGGTAAAAATGTTATTTCTGTAGCAGCTAATGCAGAAAAAGTTTATTTTAGTTTAATACATTATTATAATGAAATTGTAAGACACCCTGAGAAATATAACAAAGATTTATATACTTTCGCTAAATCTTTCGAAGGAGTATTTATGAAGGCTGATGGCACTCCGGTTATAAAAGAAACTATTGGAGGTATTAATTTTAATAATGATAGTAGATTAAATAAATTATCTATTTTATTACTTAGCTCTAATTAGGAATTAATTGCTATTAAAAATTCTCTTATTCAAGAAATATATTAGGGTAATAATTCAGAATATGAGCAAGATTTTATAAATGCTTATAGAAATAATGAATATTCTGATAAGCTACAAACTTTATTAAATAGTATAGATACTACACTTAGTGAAGATGAGGCTAAATATATGCCTCTAATGTAGTCATTAATTAATAATTCTACAGATCCATCTGATTTAATATCTCAGTTACTTAACTCAGCTACTGATAATGCAAAAGAGCTTATTTTAAATAAGATAAATGCCGGTATGAATTTAGCAGGAGTACATGGCTATCTTATGATAATGGGATTTCCATTAGATTAGATTGTAGATTTAATGACTTCACCTGTAGTTAGACTTGTAGACAGATTAAGTAAATCTGATATGTTCTCTGATATTGGAGTTAAAAGTAATGATGTTTAGAAAGTATTAGATTAGTTAATTTCTAGTAATCCTGATAAACAAAAAGATTGGTTCTAGTATGTATTAGATCCTACTACTATTAATAAATATGACCCTGGAAGAGATACTATTGTAGGTCAAACTTTAGTAAAATTATTAAATGATACTTCTATTACTTCAGATAATGGAACTACATTACATTTTATAGATGGTATTTATGTAGAAATGGATAATAATCCTGTAGATCCATAGATTAAAACTTATAAAAGATTGAAGGATGCCCCAAAATAGTTTTAGGAACCTTTAGAGTCTCTTCTTAGACAAAGATATGATGAGCTATTCTTTAATAAATTAAAAGGATTTAAAGCTGTACATAGAGGTGCCAGAGAAACTACAGCGGCTGCATAGTTACTTTTTAGTATGAATTAGGGAATACGTACTTAGTAGAATGAATAGTTAGCGTTTGAAAATCGTTTCAATAATTTTATAAAAGGTTTTGATGAGATACTGCCAAGTGTTTAGGAAATAGAAGATTTAAGAACTAAATATGCAGGAAAACTTTTACCAAGTTCTTTAAATGAGCAAGGCACTGATTTAGTTACTGATTTAGAAGCTTTATTCAATAAAGTAAAAGAATTGCATCCTAATTATTCTAATAGTTATATATATGGTATTGTATCATAGAGTTTATATGCAGGAATTTATAAAAATTTCAGTTTTTATGAATATATGATAAATGCTCCTATATAGGTACCAGAATTAGATGGTACTACTAGAAATACTGATTATAGAACTTTAGCTACAGAATATTATAATTTAATAAAAGACTCTATAAATATATTAGATGTAATAAATCATTCTGATTAGTATAGAGTTTATTTAGAGTTACAAAAAGCAGCTACTGTAAATACTGATATAGTGTCTACAAAAAGTTAGTTAGTTAGAAAGTTTTATGAAATATTACGTAAAGATAGAGGATATATTGATTCTAAGAAACTTAACTAGATTTAGAGTTATATTGATTAGGCTTATATTTAGTAGTATTTAACTAATATTTAGTTAGCTGTAAATAATAGTGAAACTTTACCATTTTCATTTCCATTACATTAGGGATAGGAATTATTAAAGGATTAGAATCCAATTGAAGTATAGTCTAATACTGAAATTATTATGAATAGTAGAGATAATATTGCTACTTTTAAATATTGGGTTCATAAATATTTAGTACCTTCTTTAAAAAATGGTTCTTATTGGGATGGTGAAAAAATGTAGAATTTTCCTGAAAATAGATTTATTAATGGATTACAATTAAAAAAAGAAGGAGATAGATACGCTCTATCTTTGGATATTGATATGCTTAATATCGATAAATCTAGAGAATCTACATTAAGATATGCATCTTATGAAGAAGATTATAATAAACTTATAAACTATAAAGTAGGAAAATTTAATTTATAGGATATATTTATGATTTATAATTTATTTGTAAATGGTAATAAATATGGCTATAATAGATTAACTACATTATTTTAGAGTAAGTTAATAGAGGATATAAATAATATCGGGAATCCTCAATATACTCCAAGTGCATTAATGCAATGGTATAAACACTTAGGATAGGCTGACAAAGCTAACATACAACAAACTATTGATAATAAAAATTTACCTATAGAGGAATCTATAAATGCTTTAGGAGTTACCCTTGAAGGATTTGATATTTATTCTGCTCCATATGTAGAATCTCTTTCTTAGGCTGGAGATAATAGAGTAGTACGTATAAAAGATCCTAGAAATTCTCCTACTAATGGTTTAGTTATGCTTTATAACACTAAAGACCATAAATTTATAAATCCTTTTACTTAGATATCTGAAGGATATGATAATTAGAGAGAACTTATTTAGAGATTAAAAATAAATAAAGAATATTATCCAATAAATATTGATTTACAAGAATAGATAAATAAATTAGAATAGATGTTTAAAGATATTGTTTCTGGAGGTACTAGCCTATATAATATGACAATATCTGGTAAAGTTAAAATTAGAGTTAATTGTTAATGAGTTGTACTATCACATTAAATATTGGTAGTAATAAAATTACTTTGGATGGAATAGAAGAAGATTCCATCCAAAGTTTTTATGATTACTCCAATCTTATATAGGAAATAAATAAATAGGGTAAAACTGAAGAATTTATTAATGCTATACGTGCTTAGGGTATTAATAATACTTCAATATACGTAAATAAAGATATGGAAGGACTTACTGACAGTAAATAGTTTTTCCTTCCGAATATGACTTATAGAGAATTTCGTAATAAGTTTCCTACAGCTCCTGAATTAGAGAATATAAATGTATTATATGTAGATGAAATAAAAACTAATGGAACTGATACTCCTTTAGTATATTCTACTAAAGATGTTTAGGGTAACGATTTATATATAGTACAAAGAGGTGGAGAAAAATAGTTTATAAATTATTTAAATAAACTTAAAACAATTTAGGATAGTGATATTCCAAGTAACTTTATAAATTTTATATAGGAATTAGAGCAATCTGACGAAACTTGGTTAAGAAAGTTTTCATCATATTCTTTTACTAAATCTTCTAGTAAAAAAGCCATAAGAGAATACGAAGGAAGTATTAAAACTGCCAGAGAAGTTCTTGCTAAATATTTATAGAATCCTGAAAGTTTTTATGAATATTTATTATCAGGAAAAAATGCTAACTTTAAACAAAATGTAGAACGTATTAGAAAAATAAAAGAAGCATTAAATTCTTTAAATGATTATGACCCTCCTAGAGAATATGGAACTCCTTTTGCTAACGCTCTAATGATGCATACTTCTTATAAAAAATTTAATGAAATTACTTATAGAGCTATCACTTTATAGCAATTAAAAACATTAACAAAATAGGCCTCTCCTGAATTATATGAAAAGTATTTTTCAAAAGATAATCCTGACCCAAGTGCTATATAGATTAAAGTAAATTCAGTATTACGATAGCTATTTTGGAACACTGATGGTTAGGAAAATTTAAGTACTAAAGGTATTTAGATAGAAGCTATTTATAATGGTAATATATATTTTAATATTTAGCCTTCTACATTTGAAACTAAATATGGATATACTATAGCATCTAAAGAGGCATATCCTCACCAAGAATAGGAATATAAAGGTTATAATATATATTCAGCAGTAATAAATGGCACTACTAAATTTATGGTAGCTAGAGGAGTTTTTACTGATTAGAATGTAGGAAAAACTTACGATAATTTATAGCAAGCTAGAGATTTTATTGACAAATCTTTTAAAGAAGATATTTTAAAAAAAGGGTTATTACTAGACTTATATATGCCTAATGAACATGGTGTATAGTTTAATTTATCTACTCATAACTCTACTATATTACCTGGTTAGGTTATTAGAGCTATAAATGTCTAGATAAATTCTAAAGCATTTACTAAAGAGATTTAGAATTATAATTCTGGATAGGGATTAAAGTTTATACAAAAACATAATGATACTGTAGATACTACTTAGTTAGATAGCTTAGAGAAAATTTTATTAACAGCAGCTAAGGTACAAGAGGGTATAGATAAAGGCATATAGGAGGATTTAACAGAATTTGTTGATAATCTTAATAATTATAATTATTACTATGTTAATAATGTAAATTAGAGTTAGGGTTTATAGTATACTATATAGTTACAACAAATACCTAATGTAAGAAGTACTACTAGCAGTCCTATAGGATGGGTTTCTATGCCTTAGAGATTAACTTATTTTGCTAATAAGATTGAGTCTAGATTTGGAATACCAACTTAGGTATTAAATAAATAGGCTATATCTGAAAATTATGGTGAATAGTTTGCTGATAAAAAGGCTTTTATTAGTAATAATGAAATTGTAATTAATCTTGAATTAGCTACTAAACAAGATGTAGCACATGAATATATGCACGTATTTATGGGTATTGTAAAAAGCTAGCCAGATTTGTAGGAAGATTATTTTAATTTATTACAAGATTTAGTAAAAAACACTGAATAGGGACAGTAGCAATTATAGGAGTATCAAAATGTTTCTGAATATTCTGATTTAGCTAGAATTGATTTATATGAAGAAGTTGCTGCTAATATAATGGGAGAATATCTTACTTCATTAAATCCTAATACATACCCTAAAATATTTAGAGATTTTAGAAAATTTATTTAGAATAACACTTTTAAATAGGATTTAAAAGAAAATATTTTAGATTTTACAGATTTTGCTGTAAATAGTTCTTATAAAATAAATACTAATAATACAGAACGTTAGATTACTAACTTTTTAAAGACAGCATTACAAAATAATATTATTTAGGAGATTTGTCAATGAGTTGTAAATATTTTTTTAAAGGGGTATCTAAAAAATCTGATGAATTATATCAGATATTTAGTAAACTAGCAGGAGATGAAGGATTATCTTATTTTGAATTACATAATTTAATATCTGATAATATAGATTTAACTAAATATAGCGACACTTTATTTTCAGCACAAACTGAGGTATATAATAAACTAGTAAATTTAAAATCTAGTCCTCTTATTTTTGATAAATGGGGTAATGTAGTAGCTGATGATCCAGAATCAGGAGTATATAATATTTAGCATTTCTTAGATAGTTAGTACTTTGATCCAAATTAGAAGTATTATACTAAAATGAATGATAAAAATTATAAAGATGCTTTAAGAAAAAGAGGTTATACTGAAGATTAGATAGCTCAAGAATTTGAAAGATTTAAATTAGTTGGAGCTGATGCTTATGTAATACACTATTTAGTTAATAATTTAGAGATTTCAAATGTAAATGACCCATATACTTGGAATGTGCAAGTATCTTTACTTATAGGTAAATAGATAACAAAATTAACTGAAGATATTACTAAACGTAAGTTGAGTAATTTAAGTACTGATTTTTAGGAATCTTTATTAAATAGCTTTAATAGAGTTTTACAAAGTGTTGGTAATAATAATAATTTAGGTTCCCAAATTTTATAGTCCAGAATAATAACTGCTAGAGAAAATAAAATGGGAACTAGTACTAGTCGAGTGCGTAATATTGCAGTTACTCACGCATTAACAAAAGATGGAATAAAATTACGTGGACATATAGACTAGGTAATTGTAGATAAATATGGAAATATTGCTATATATTAGAATATAGTATCTAGTTAGCCTTATGAATCTTGGATAAAAATAAAGAAGTAGAAATTTGAATTAGAACTAGCTTTTTTAAAGAAAATATTATAGGCTAAAGGATTTAATGCCAATAAAATTAGTTTACACTTAATTCCTACATAGATAGTATATAATGATGATGGTTCTATAAAAGATATTCGTATGGATTATCCAAAAAATATATAGGTTCAAGGAGAATACTAGTTAGGAGATATAGATGAAGCAGTTGAAGCTTATATAGATACTCCTGATTTAAGTTTTGGTAATATTGATGACAAAGTATAGACAGCATTAGATAAAACTAATTTAATGTTTTTAAATGCTAATATTACTTAGAATAGAATTACTAAAACTATTGATAGTTATATTTCTCAACAATATAATCCTAGAACTGGTACTGGTGATATAGTAAAACTAGAAGATGATCCATAGGGATATAATTATGCTGTAACTATTGACGGAGAAATTCATAAAATAAAAGAAGATTCTTTACCTAAAAATAATATTGAATTAAAAGAATTATTATAGAAAGAATTTGATAAAAAGGAAAAATAGATAAGTACAGTACTTGATACTTTAGTAAAATAGATTTAGGTAGCAAGACATAATCCTTAGAATACTACATTTGAAGCTTTTAAAAGGAGTAATTATAGATTAGTCTCTCTACTCGGTAAATATATTGAACCTACTTATATAGGAGGAGATCCAGTATATGAATGGAATATTATTGATAATGAAGCTTTAAGAAATGCTCACATTTTATTGTTCTAGAATAGTAAAGGATAGATAGATGTAGTATCGTTAGCTAATTATAATCTATATGAGGTAAATAAACATAGAAGTAATGGTTCAAATATTATGAATAGTTATATTATGGATAATCAATCTGGTAATCTATATAATTATGACTGTTCTTTTGGGCATATGGAATAGATTCGTACATTAAATATATTAAATGAGATATTACCACAATTAGATGGTAATTTTAAATTAGGTAATATTTAGGTAATATCTACTTATGGTAGAGGTTAGGGAATGTATAGTACTGCTTCAGATTTAATTACTAAATATTATTCACCTATATTAGAAGTAGTAAATAAATATAATAGTGGAGTAAAGTTAAATAATAATTTTGACAATATCAATTTTGTAGATTAGTATGAATTAATTACTGATTATATAAGTAATTTCTTAACTACTTCTTCTTATCTAGAAACTAATCCTATACGTTATAAATTAAAAGATGCTAAGGAATAGTTAGAAAATGCCAACTCAGAATCAGCTAGAAGAACTGCTTTACAATCTTTTCTTGAATATCTGTAGAATAATCCTGTAATAAAAAATTTGCAAAATGGAACCTCTGATTTAACTTATGCCAACGATAATACTAAGATGTTAGCTAATATTTATAATTAGGCATGTTATGAATATAACAAGTTAATGGGAGTCTATGTAGAAACTAAATATAAACCCCTAAGTTGGCTAGAAAGTAATATAATAAAACCTGATGCTAATTCAGATAATAATTATAGAACTATTAAACAAATTGTTACTCAAACAACTTTTAGAGCTAACGAAAGAGTGATGGATGCTGCAAATCCTATTCAAAATTTTACTAGAGATTATTTTAAATAGGCAGGATATTCTACAGTAGAAGGGTCTTTAATAGGAGATGAAAACAAATATTTCGATAATATGTTTATGCATAATGATAGAGGAGAAAAAATAATGATGTTTAAAAATCCTTATAAGAATGATGCTGCTAATTACATGAATTCTCATGAAAAACTTTTTCTTAAAAAAGCTTTATTTGAGCTTGCTAAAGTAACATACTCTATGCATAATAAAAAATTTGATTTTACAAGCTATGAAGATCCAGAATTTGCTAAAGCTGTAGAAGAATAGGAAGTATTACGTTATGTACCTTTAAAAAGAGCTTCTCCTACTTTATCAGTAAAATCATTAAAGAATGGTGTAAATCAATTTTTTGATACTATTAAAGGACTCGCCTCTAAAGAAGATAATGTATTTGCTAAATGGCAACAAACTTTAGATAAAGAAGGAGCTAATGTATCTATGAGAGATAGATTTGAAAATGGAGTAACTAATCCTTTTGCTTCTAGCATGTCTTCGGATAAAAATGTTAGATAGGAAATATTAAATCAACACACTAATGATTATTGGGAAACTAATATTCCAGCATTATTATATAGTTATATTAATGCTAATATATTAACTCAAGAATTTAATAAATCATTAATATTAATTAAGTCAGTGATGTTTTAGGCTAAAATGTTAGCTTTAAATTCTGGAAATTTTAAATATCTTGAATGGTTTTAGAAAGAGGCTGATAAATATTTAACTGTAAATGTATTTAATGATACTATATTAGAGGAAACTTCTAAAAAATTCTTCACAGTAATTAACCCTATTAAACATTTTGTATCTAAGATGTTCTTAAGTTTTAATATTAAATCTATGTTTAGAGATACCTTAGAAGGATTTCAATAGAACTATATTAAATCTGCTACTAAATATGGCACAGATATTTCTACAGCTAATTTAACAGCTGCATATTATATAGTAATGAAAGGTAGTTGTACTAATGTGAGAACTATCTCTTTATTAAATCAATTATGTATTAAATATGGTTTATCTAACTTAGACTTTGCCAATATTGCTAATGGATTAAGAACTGATAGAAGTGGTATTAACCATTGGGATGATATAGCTTATAATACTATGAAACGTCCCGACTTTTTAAATAGAATGACTTTATTTGTAGCAAGAGCTTTATAGGATGGTGTTTGGGATGCTTTATCTTTAGATGAAGATGGTAGAATTAAATATGAATGGAAAAAAGATAAAAGATTCCAAGATATATTAAAAGCTCCTAAAGGAAGTGAAAAATATAATAAAGCTAAGTCATTATATTTATCAGCTATACGAGCCTATAATAAAGAACATATTGATTCACCTATTGGATATAATGAAGACCTTCCGTCACCTTATTCATTAGAAACTATTGATAAAATTAAACAAGTTGCTGATAGTATATATGGTAATTATGACAGAGGTGGTAGAATGATGGCAGAAAACATGGCTATAGGTATGTCTTTTGCTTAGTTTACTACATATTCTAATGGTATTATTGCTAATTGGTTTAGTAAAAAGAGAGTTATAAAAGGAGATAAATTAGAATAGTAGAAAAATGAAGCAGGACAACTATTATATTTTACTGAAGATGGAACTATTACTACAGAAAATACAGGAATTCCAGTAATGGATAATATACCTATAGTAGTTTAGGGAATAATTCATACTTTTGGTGATATATTAGGAATATTATCTGATACTAATTAGGATGACAAAATTAAGAAAATAAGAGAGATGTTAAATACTAACCCTAATGATCGGGCTAATATTAGAAAAGCTTTTTATAATTTGTTATGGGCTGCTTTTATGAGTATTTTATTCAAAGAAATATTCGATCCTGGATATAAAGAAATAATGAAATCTTATAGTAGTGATGATGTATTAGCAAGTGCTATGACTTATGTAGTATATAATGGAGGTAAATAGTCTACTTAGAACTTTCACGAGTTGTTTGTTATTCCAGAGTATTTTGCTGGAAGTGGTGTAAGTGATGGTATGACTATACCATATTAGAGTTATCCAACATAGTTAATTAAAAATATGTTCAATACTGCTACAGACCCTAATAAACATTGGGGTGAGTATATTGTAAATAATGTTCCGTCATTAGCTATGTATAAGTAGGCTACTAAAGCTTATTATAAAGAAAATTAAAAAAAAAATAAGGGGCGTAACCCAGGATTTCTCCTGAGCTACGCCCCTTTAAATGTTTAATACCAATATAAGGTATTAATTAAATTATTTTCTTCTACTAAATCTTGTAATATACTGATATCTATTTTTCCCACCATAGTAATTTTAGCATGTGGATTATTAAACAACTCCGGATATATTTCTTCTGTATAAACATATCCTTGATCAAAATAATCACAGCACTTTTGTGCTTCTATTACATTTATGTCTAATAAATTTATTTTAAACATTAGTCTGTTATTTCTTCAGATTCTTCAACATAAGTATCTCCTGATGATTCATACCATTCATCTGCCATTTCTCCTTCCCACCAATTTTCTTCAGCTTCTTCTTGGGAGTTGGCTTCTACAACATAAGATATATATCTAATTACATCTTTACTAGTAGTTACTAAATACTTAGGCATTTAATTTTATTTTGTAAATCAGTTATAGTTCCATTATTTTGAATAATCTTATCAAAAGTATAATCATCTAATGCTGTCTCACTAATATGGTCCATTAATGTAATATTAGGTCTCTCTACTCTCCATACTTCTCCTCCTAAATCTTTTATCATTTTAAATTCATTAGGATAGCGGACATCTGGAATTAAGATAGTATCTATAGATCCATTCTTTTTAATAGCTGCAATCTTACCAATCATAATATTTACCCAAAAATCTTCAGTAATACTTTGTCTAAAAGCATTGCCAACATCTTGAAGTAAATTTCTGACAGTATAATTCTTACCCATCCAAGGAATAGTTAACTTTTTAGTCTCTTGTAAAGACATATCATAAGTTCCAAATGGTATAAGTAATCCTTGACAGCAATCTTTTAAAGAATCTGCAAAATGTAAAGTAGTACAATGCGCTTTACTAAATCTACTATAATAATTAGCTACAGTATCTTTACCTGAAGTAGCTTTTCCAGAAATTCCTATTATTACCATGTATCAATATCAGTTATATCCTTTTCATTCTTACAAACATTACATCTTATTCCTACAAAAGTACCTAGTCCAAAAGGTGAGAATATATAACTAAATTTTGGACAACCATTAGCTCCTGAATAAGGAGTGTCACACTGCTTATTATGTTCTTTTATAAACTCTTTAGCTGCTTGACACTCCTTATCTGATAATTTAAAAACCAATCTTTCTTTGTTCTTTTTTATTGAAATCTATTTTATCTCTATTATAAATTTCTGCTAAAGTTTCAGCTTTATCATCTCCACATATAGCCTTAGTTTTATCTTTATTTAGAGCTTTAAACTCATATTTTACTTTGAGTCTTCCAGGTCTTAACAAAGCTTCATCTATATCTGTTAATGCTGCATTAAAAGTACATAAAAATCGTATGTTTAAAGCATCTCCAACTAATCCATCTGTAATATTTAGAAGAGAATTAATCAGCGGATTCTCATGAGTATCTCTACGTTTTAATACATATTCACAATCTTCCATTATGATTACAGCATTTCTTAATCCTAAAAGAAAAGATAAAAATTGTCCTGAAATTATATTTTGTAACATAGAAAAATCCATTATATAAAAATTAGTATCAGAACAATCATAAATAAGCTTTTTTATGAGGCTCGTCTTTCCACTTCCAGGAATTCCGAACATTAGCGCTAAACCAGAACCGTCTTTTTCACAAAACTCCTTATATTTATCATAAGGTAAATCATCATTGTAGTTCTTTTTTACATCAATATCAATATTTCTAGAACTTGTACATTCCGTAGTACTGAATCCTGTATTAGTAGATACTACTAAATCATAAGTTACAATTTTATCAGTATCCTCAGGTAGTGGTTTTACAAATTCTAAAAGTTTTTCAGCTTGCTTATAATCGTTATAATTTACTTGAATATAAGTACTGAATATTTGAACTTCTCCATATGCTGTAAAATAATGACCTATTTCATCTTCATCAATATAAATTCCATAATCTACATTATCAAAAAATTTCTTTATGAAATACTCTTGATAAATACGGGGGCTATCAGTTACACTATCTAATTCTAATTTATCTTTATGTTTTACTATCCTAGGATCAAAAGCATTTAAAAGTTGTGCTTTATTATCCTTATCTAATATTATAAAATAAGCACGAATATTACTATACATAGTATACATTACTGCTGGTTTAAATACAGTATCATGTACTTTATATAAATCTTTTAATGTTGCCTCTATTCTAGCTTGTATTGTATTACTGTACATTAATATAAAATATTGTTAAAGATTTATCGAAACTATTTTTATTAGCTCCTAAAATATCTATATTAGTTTTTCTATTAGAGTATACCGCAGTAACTCCATTAAATTCTGGCATAGTATTATAAGATGCATCTGAAGATAATCCATCCATAGCATCAAAAGGTTTTCTTTTATATGATAAACTAATAGGAATTGATTGGTTCATTATTTTCATCCTAATCTAATTAATTTATAAAATTTTTCATCTAAATTCAGATGTATGACTATATCCCATAATAATGATAGTTGGATGATTAATTCTAGTATAATTAGACCTGTATTAACTACCGGACAAAATACTAAAAATAATGTCCGAGGCTTTTCATCAAAAAAGTCATCATCGTATCTAATACTTATTATAGCTCCTATAATTGATGCTATGTATATTATAATTAAAGTAATCATTTCATTTCAGTTAATTCAATGAATTTTTGGTGCATTGGTTTAGCTATTTCTTGAGCCATAGGATGAGCATCAGGAGCATCTCTACGGTAAAAAAAGTTTTCCCAGGAATCTTTAAATCCACAAGAGATAAGTTCAGACTTAATACTCAAAGGAAGTACCGAACGAGCTTGCTGAGGAGTCCAGCCAAGTTTAATTAAGTCCAAGTAATCCCTCTCTACATTATTTAAATTAGCAATAAATATACTCTCAGGAGATTTATCTCTTATAACAGTATGATAAGGTCCATACAATTTCAGTTTTTCATCATCTAACCAGCATGGCTTAATAAAAGTTAGCTCACTACCAAATTTTTTCTTAGAATAGTTTACATATCGCGTGCTCTCTGCTAAATGAGACAATCCTACATGAGTTCTAAACTCGTCCATAACTCCGCGATCAAGAATCATGTGAACTGTGTATCTCTTATGATGATACTCTGTAGGTTCACAAAGATATTGTAAGTCATCCTCCCAATGATGCTCTTTAATCACTCTATAATTAGTAGTCACATAAACAGTATTTCTAAGTTCTCCATTTATTCTAGTACTACCATTTCCAAAACTAAATTTACTCCAAGGATTATAAGCATATTTGTCAAGCCATTCCATATTATCCTCTTTTTGAGAAGTTCTAGATAAATACACAGTGCCGAACTCAAGAGGTCTATCATGCCCTCTAGATTCTAGCATATTTACAAACTTCTCATAAGAGGTATCTGTAATTTTATCTTGACTCTTGTAACTAATACGAGCACAATACTCAATATGTTTATAAATGTCTCTTAAAGTGAACCCTTTCTGGTTTACAAATTGAAAACTTTGCTTAATTAATTTCATTGTTTAATATTTTTGATTTAAATTCCTTAAAATATGATTTCTCAGCATCTATTCTAGCTTTTATAGCATCTTCCTTCTCCTCTATTTTTAAATACATTTTTACATCCCCAAACTTGGTGATATTTAATTTTAATTTTCCAACCCTCTACTTGGGCTTTAACTAAGGTATCAATAAGTTTTTGCTGATCATTACGATCATTATCCATTGAAAAAGCAAATGGTTCTCCACTAGAATTCATACCAGTCTGAGTAACATTAAGTAATCCATCCCATGAATCCCAGAAAACTCCTTCATATTAATATAGTTATTAGTTAATTATACATATATAACTGTAGTTACTTCTTTTGGAAATACTTCTGTTAAATCTGTGTCTTCATCTACTGTGTCTTTAAAATCCCAATATGGACTTTGATAATAATCAAAAGAATAATACTTATTATTGACTTTTATAATTGCCTTGTATTCAACATAACCTTTCTCTGAATCAATATCAAGAATAGTATATTCGAGGTTTATTACCTGTATATATGAATATAATCTTTTTAAATAATCATATACTTCATCTGAGTTATGGGATTCACAAAATTCTAGATATTTGTCTGCAATATCATCAGGCATATAGTCTTCTATTTCTTCCCATCCATAATTTATGTTAAGTATGTAATAATATTCGTCCAGTCTTAATTTCATAATTCTAAAAAGTCTCTAACGTCAATATAATCTATAAAAAATCTTGAAGCACATCTCCTATCAGAATCTGAAAAATCTCCTGATTTACCAGAAGCATCTCCTATCATAATACATTCATCTTTAGACTCTACTTTGTATTGATAGTATAATTGTTCTAGCATTCCAGTATTAGGTTTTCGATAAGTATCATTCTTATCCATAGAACAACAATACAAGCTATCACTATATGAAAAATTATTAAGTTTATTAATAAAATAGCCATGACATATACCTTCTACAGCCCATATCTTATAATTAAAAATACGTTTATCTGTAAGAGTCTTTAAACCTCCTTGATTACTTACTATAAAAAACATATTAAGATTCGGCATCTTTTCTATTATTTTATCTAATACAGGAAGTTGTACTCTAAAATCAGTAATGTCTTCAGGAAATGTTTTACCTGAAATAGTCTTAATTAAAGTACTGTCCAAATCAATGAACAGTACTTTTTTAGTTTCAAAATCAATCATCTAAATATTGTTTAAGTAACACTTCATCAGGTGAATCATCCAAATATTGCATGGCTTCACCATAATTTATCCAATTATCTACTCCCCACTCTTCTAATGTTGATAATTTCTCAGAATTCTTAATTAACTTTAAAAGAGTATCCTTATCAATTTTTACAATATTACCTATATCAGTAATAGATACTTCACTATTACCCCATGGGATAGATTCTTCTTCTCCTTTTTCATTTACAGGAACTTTACTTCCCTCCCAACAAGGACAAGGCATACTTGTATCCATTTCTAAGGCATCATGTATTGAGCAAAAGTTATTTGGATCGTTTATAAGATACTCGAAAGTTTCTTTTACCTTATACATTAATCAAGAATATTTTTAAGATTAGTTACAAAATTATCTGCCTGAGCTTTGATATCCTCAATTTCTTTAATTTCATATTGTAACTCTTTAATAGAATTTTCTTTAGATGTGATTTCAGTATTCATTCGCTCTATAAGGGAAGCGGTTTTATTGAAAAGCAGATTTAATACTAGAAAGTTCGTCAGTAAAAGTTTTATTAAAAAACATAACAAATATTATTAAAATTATAAACAATTTATCTAAGGATATAGATATACTATCCCATTTACTATAGTAGCTGCTATACAATATATTGCAGTAGCTGTTATAATTTCATCGGAAGAAGCTTTTGTAATTAACATAACTATTAAAGCTATACCATAGATAATTACAATAATTATATCAATTATTAGAAGCTTTAACATCATCATAATAAAGTACTGATGGATTATCTCTGTGTATATCTATATTATCTAATTTAGCTATAGCTACCTTCTGCTTAAATTGTTCTAAGTCAAATCCCAGAGTAATTACATGAATGCCATTTACTGTAGGAACATAATATAATATTATATTTGTGTAAGGTCTACATTCCCTAACTAAATCTAAATATTTATTTATAAGACTCCAATCTTTAGTATCAAAATCTAATATCCATTTAGATTTATAATTAGTATTTCTTCTTTGACCTATTGCTTTAGAAACACATTTAAATAACTTTTTAGAATTATATTCTATAGCTTCTAGAGCCTCTCTAATTATCTCGTATTGTACTTGTTTACAATTTCTAGGATTTACCCAAAAATAGGCACGAGCATTAAAAGTTTTACATAATGTAACTATTTCTTCTTTTTTATTTAAAAAAGATTTTTTATCAAAGAAATGATAATCTTTAATTACATTATTATTACTACCTACATTACAGTTTTTTTTTCTTTGTATTACTTGTACAAAGTAAAAATCTCCTTGGTCTGAGAGATTATCAAACCAAGGAGCAAATATATTAAAATTATCTACCATTTAAAGGATATATATTTTTATAATTATTATAAAATTATTGGATACCCGATGCAGGTATACCTCTACATATAATTAATTTACTCATTCTTTTTCTAAATCAAAATCATCAATGCTCCATCCCTCACTTAAAAAGCGATTTTGCAAAGATTTACTAATATCTTCAATATTAGTTGTAGAAATTTGTTTACTTATACAAAAACATATTGTATAATCTTCTTCTTTTAAAGGAATATCTGTATTAAGATTATCTAAAAATCTCTCTTCAGATTGCATCAACGTTGGTGAATTACTAGCCATAATTAAAATTGCTCAATATAATCAGCTTCAGGAAATGTTGCATATACATCATCCCACGCAGCATCTACTTCCATTTCATCATCTTCGTCATAATGATTAGAATACTGAGTTCTAGAACCATCTTTATTAGTTATAATAAATGTCATATATTTATTACATATTTATCAACAAATTCTCCATGAGTTTCACAATAATCTAATTGTTCATACTCGCCCATTCCGGTACAAGCAATTTCTATAAATCTTTGTAAAACTCCTTCGGAAACTTTATCTACTAATTTATGACAAATTTCTTTTTGTTTGTCGTAATCTATATCAACGAATTCTTTGCCGTCGATATATAATGAATAGTCGTTACCAATGTAAGTTATTTCCATTTTAATGAATCCAGTAATTAGGTAATGTCCCATCTTTACATCTAGAGATATCTGCATCTAACTTACATCTAGTACAAAATATTTCTCCTGCTCTAACCATAATAGCATGAAGTCTAATAGCTACTTTTTCAGCTATTTCTATAGGTGCTTCACAATTAATCTCGTCGTACGGCGTGACAGTAATTAAAACCTTATTAAAAAGATTATTTTCTACTATCCATTTAAAGAAATAAATCATACTTACTTTATAACATAAAGCTCCAGTATGTTGTATTCTATAATTTATACTATTCCTTTCACATTCACCTTTTTTCTTAAAGAAGTCTCGTACTTCTTGCACTGTATCACAATTAGGAGACTCTCGTTTCATTTCTCTATAATACTTCCAAAATTCTCTATCTTGCATTTTTTCTTGCATTGAACGTAGAGATTCAAAATCATATATATGTGCTCTATATTTACTTATAGGATTTAGAAGTATATAGCCTTTTTCCATTACTATTTTTCTACAATATTCTTGATACTTAGCTAATCCTGAGAAACCAGACATATAATTTTCATATATTTTTTTAGCTTCTTCTATAGAGATACCTAAATTTCTATGTATAGTATTAAAGTCCCCACCATAATTGAATCCAAACTCAATTCTCTTAGCTAGCTGTCTAAGATGGGGATACTTTTCTTTAATTTCTGTTATTTTTGTATCTCTTGGTATTTGATCAGGATAACTCATATAAGCAGTTAGAGAATGCAAATCCCCACTTCCTTCCATTAATTCATGTATTAAAGCTTTATCATTAGAGATAGAAGCCATAATAAAACTTTCTTGCTACGTAAACACGCTGGACTATACCTCAGCCATGATAAATTTAATCATTTATTTTAGGCTCCTCGTTTCTAGTCTCTGCACCTTCCTCTGTTATAAGGCTTGGCTCAGTCTTTGATAATGCCCGTTCATTAACTGAATTTACGAGGTTTTCACCTGTAAGTTTCCTTACAAGGGGGCCAAATTTTTCATATTTTCTTTTTAGAAAATAATGAGCATTATGATATAAACTATAAAACATTTTTAACACATCCTCTGATTTATTTACAGATAGATTATACACAGGATTTTTAGATCCTTTAGATACATTTATATGTGAAGATATATTTTCGTTATTTAAAAATAACTGTATTTGATCTAAAAATTTCTTACATCCAGAAGTAATTAGAATTCTTAAGGTAGTATGATTATTCATACTAGCTATACAGCCATCTCCATCTATAATACCTCTTAACACATCCCAATTAATATATTTTAATTGTAAATCAAATGTTTTTCTCGAAACTATTCCAAATGTAGCTAAATATTGTGCAATATCTGGGTTTCTAAAAGCTATACGGTATTGCGGAATTTTAAACACCTTATGAATGGAAGTATTAATATTGCACTTATTTCCTAAAAATTCATTCCAATAAGACAATAATTCTTTATTTTCCTCATTAAAATCTAATACAATTCTATCTCCAGTAACACATCCGTCAGTAGCTAGCACTCCTAAAAAATAATCGAAATCTCTAGTATGCTCTTTACTTTTTATGTCCTCTAGTTTTACTTTACGCTGAGCTATTCCATAAGTACGAATATCAATATTATTTCTTAGTAGTATTCTTCTTATAGTTGTGTTATAAGTCCCATATATTTTAGCTATCTCATTTGTGTTTTTATTTTCTTTCGTATATAATCTTATTATTTCTAACTCTTTATCCCTAGAATATTTTTTAGGCGAAGTTACCGCCTTCTTTTTTCTAAGAGAATATCCCGCTTTTTTAACATATCTACCTACTGTAGAAGCTCCTACTCCAGTAATTTCAGATACTTCTTTCTGTGACTTACCTGATAAATATAAAGTCACTACTTCTTGAATTTTTTCTTCACTATATTTTGCCATATAAAATAAATTTTATATGTTATATAATGAATAATCAAGATTATCCAAAGTATAATATGTTAAAAAATGTTATAGTTTATATGTTTATTTTTTACCCGAATAATCTATTGAAATCCAAGAGTTACCTTTCTCTGTGATAAAACAACTTCTAGTTTCTGGGTCTGCTGGAAGATTAAGAAAATTCACATATTCTATTTTAGCATTCTTATCTTTTCCACCACTAGATATTCTGGCAGTATTAGTACCTAACTGGTTAAATTTAGTATATACTCTACCAGTTTCAGGATTTATTTGATTTAGCCAGTTTTGTCCATAAGTAGAGCATACTTTTTGAGCTTCCTTATAATCTAGATAAATAGGAAGAATTTCAAAATCCTTAGCTTGAGGCTCTAATAATTTAGCATCTACAGAATCTTTTAATTTCTTTGTTTTACTATCTATAGTAGAAGTATTTATTCCAATAGCTTTAAATAATGGAATTACTTGAGCTGCGCTATTCCAATTTATAGTACACTGTGGGTCAGTATTAAATCCTGAAAATAAATCCCCTTGTAAATCTACCTTAGTAAATCTAGAATCATTTCCATAGTGTTTTACTACCCAATCATTTAATTTAGTTAGAGCAACCTTTAAACGTTTAGCATCTTTTACCATTTTAGCTTTCCATTTTTCTACGTCTAATTTTACTCCACACCATTCCATATAAGCCAATGGAATAACAAATCTATTCTCTAATTGTACTGCCTTTACCAAATCTTCTTTTTCTAGTGCTTTTATTTGGGCATTCATTAAATCTTCCAAATCTACTACATCATTAGCTGCATAAACTATTACTTCTTCAGTTAGACCAACTTTAGTAATTTTACCTCGAACAGTTTTATCCATATATTTATTAAGATACTTGTATTCAAGAGTCTTTAAGTCAGCATGGAAACTACCTTTAGGATATCCCAAATATCTAATCTTTTCAGCTAACATTACATCCCATACTTTAGATAATATAATGTTATGTTTAAAGAAGAATTGAGTATCAAATTTAGCATTAGCTAAAATATATAGAATAGTAGAATCTTCTAATATATCTTTATATTCCCAAATGTTTATAGTAGTACAATCAATTACTACTTGATTTTCTTTAGTACCTATCTGGACTGTTAGTAATGCTTTAGTATGGGGATTTAGTCCCATAGTCTCAGTATCTAATCCTCTAATTTTTTTCATAGAATTAATAATTTCCTTACTTCTTTTTATGGAAATACATTCATATTTAGAAGATTTGAATAAAGCTTTAACCTTGGTAACTAAATAAATCATTTAAATGTTTTTAAGAATTTTTCTTTTTCTAAGTTTCTTGATTGCTTCTTTCCTAATTTGTCTGATACGTTCTGGTGTACACCCAAATAAAGGAGATATAAGTTCAGGAGTATATTCTTGCCCAGTAAATCCATAGCATAAAATTATTATGTCATGTTCTTTATTAGAAAGTCCATTTAAAACTTTGTTAATAACATTAGTCTTATAAGATTGTTCTATATTATTATCTGCTAGAGGACTATTATTGTTTTTAACAATGTCTACTAAAGTAGAGTCTCCGTCATCATCATTACTACCTAATGGAGTGTCTAAAGACATACATACTTTTTTAGCATTTATAGCTCCATTAATTTGTTTCATAGTTTTACCAGTAGCTTCTTCCAACTCTTCATCTGATGGAGGTCTATCCTCAGTTTGCCAATATTTATTTATAACTTTAGCAGCCTTATTATAAGTAAGTTTTTGACTTACAGGAACTCTAACAGTATCTGCTTTATAATGAATAGCTCTACGAATAGCTTCACTTATATGCCATACAGCATAAGTTATAAATTTAACATTATATTCACTTTTATATAAGCGGCTAGCATGAATAAGACCTACATTTCCTTCAGCTATTAAATCCGATAAAGGTAGTCCTTTATTCTGGAACTTTTTAGCTACAGTTACTACAAACTTTAAATTAGCATTTACTAATTTCTCCCAATCTCCAGTGTCAGCACATTCTTTCTCTTCCTCTAAAGATAATGGAGTAGAATGAGTAATGTTATTTAGATAAGCTTGTAGTGCTTCACTATCGTCTGTAATTAAATTATACCCAGCCATCTTTATGCCATGTTGAAGTTAGTAAACCTTTTGTGTAAGTTCTATAATAAGTACACATATATTCATTTGGATCTAATTCTTCTGGCAAATCTTCATCACATTCATAGAAGTTATTACGATATAAATAACAATTAGTTATTTCAGTACCATCATAAGGTTTATACGGCATATTAGAATAATCTATTATATTATATAAAGTATCATCTACATTCATATAATCTGTAACATAGATTATTTCATCCGGAAAATTTTCTCGCAATTTATTAAAGTCAGTAGATATTTGTTCTACATGAGAGCCAAAATGAGAATCCTCTATAATAAAATAAATCATTAGTCTTCTTTTATTAAGGTTTGATCAAATTTTATATTATCTACAGAAACTACTTCTGTGCAGAAAGAGCATGATGATTTAATAGCTTCTGATATAATCTTAGATAATTGATTAATAACTTCTTCAGGAAGTTTTCCAATGAAGTTTCTTTTATCAGTTCTAATCTTAGCAGGTATTATTGGTTGAAGACTTGTTTGTCTAATTTTAATAACTGCATCGTAGGATACTGAATAATCTTTAATAGGAGAAACATATTTAACTTTAGGTTTACTCTCTACCACTGGAATTGATACCTTCTTTCTTGGCATATTTCTTAGTTGTTTCATATTCACACATTAACATTGCAAAAGTACTAGCAAGCGATTCATCGCCTCCAGTATTCCACAGATAGTTAAAGGCGTGGAAAAGCTCATGATAATATGTGTTAAGAATACATTCTTTGGATAAAGGCTCACCATTATGTTTAAATATTTTGATTCTGATGATCTGCTCATCATAATCAAATTGTCCATATAATGGGTCGTTGTCGTCGTATAATTCTTCATATAATTGTACTTTAAAGGTGTGACATCCGAGAGTAAAGGTCTCCGGAATGTATGGTAATTTTTCATTAGCTATTACGTCTTTCATTTTAAATGTCCAAGTATAATGGTTTATAAATCTTTTTATAGTTATTATCTAATATAGATACGTTATATATTTCAGTATTATCTAATTTTAAATATTTGTCTTTGCAAGTATGTAAATGCCCACAAAATACATATCTAGGTTGTACTCTACAAATAGCGTCTGCTAAAGATTTACCTCCAGCGTGAATAGCTTTTGGATTCCATTGACTAGGAGGTAATAAATCTAAATCCCCTAACATTGGAGTATCGTGAGTTAAAATTATATCAGTATCTTCTGGAATATTATCATAATAACCTTTTAACCATTCTTCACTCTGCATAAATGACCAGTTACCGAACTTATGGCAGAAAGGAGAGCCATATATTTTATAATGTTTAAGACTCCTAGCTACATATTCATAAGTAGTTCCTGACAAATATGTAAGTTTAAAATCAGTTTTAGATTCTACTGCATGAATTATAAAAGAGGCTCTTTCTATAAGTTTATCGTGATTGCCTGCAACCATAATAACTTCATCACAAGGAAGAGAATCAATCCATTTTGTAAACTCATCTAAAAACCATAAGGTAGATTCAGCATTATCAAATTGAATATTTAAAGGAACAATATCTCCTGCTAATAATACTAACTCACAGGGCTCAATTTTTGGTAAATGACCATGGAGGTCACTTAGTACGCAAATTTTCGTCATTATAATAAAGAATTTTTTATTTCATTATATAAATGTTCATCATATTCACTTAATACTTCTGAATTTATTTCTTTTATAATAGGATATACCAATAATATTTAACATCCAAAATATCTATAAAAGCATTTATTTGAGCTCCATATTGAGGGCAATTAAGTGAAAATAATTTATAAATACTGGGAAATCTTTGTCTATCTGCTATTTGCCAATCTTCTATAAGAATTTTAGCTAATTTATATAAAGATATATTAGCATATATATAATTCTTAAGTATTCTTCCATTACTTCTGTCAGCTGTAGAGTTCATTAATATAATTGTTTAATAGAGTCATCTAAATCATCTCTTCTAGCTTTAAAGCTAGGCTGCAATGGAATACCATCTTCAGAATAGTAGAAAAATTTACATTCTCCAAAATGTCCTTTATATTCGGTATCAAAATTTTCTACATAATATTCTTTTAAAGCTCTATCTCCCCAAGGCTTAGCTTTAAAAGTTCTACCATCAGGTAATTCCATTATAAATACCATATCTTCAGAACCTCTTAGTCCTAACTCATAATCTACAATCTTAAAGCAGTCATCTTTGTAATTTTTGAATTTGAGCATAATGTTCTTCCTAGACCCGAACTCATACATGCCTTCAGGATCTCTACAAACAACTCCTTCCCAACCTTCAGCTACATATTTATCATGTAATTTCATAATATTATCATATCCAGTAACTTTTACTTGAGGTAATATTTGTAAATGTAATTCAGAATCACTAAAATCTTTATTAGGATTAAATCCAAGTTTAAGATATTTAGCTATTCCAATTAACATTTTTAACCTAGTTTTAAAAGGTATGTTCGGAACCATTATATCATATATAAAATACTGTAATTCATCACAATCTACAGCATTCTTTTCCATTCTAGCAGCACTATTTATTTTAGCTAGACTCCAACCATGTTTATAAAGCTCTCCATCGAGTTTAATTGACGGATGTTCTTTAAAGAATTGAATTAATAGTGGATGTTTTCTTATGTGAGTAGTTCCAAAATCGTAATCTCCACCTCCTCTAGAAGCAGATTTTATTTCTTTACCATCCCAATAAAAAGAACATCTAAGTCCATCTACTTTTCTACTAGCATAATAGTAAGGAGTGTTATCAATAGTTTTCCTAGCCACTTTACTAGCTTGTTTAGCTAACATATGTTTAGGAAAACCATTACCATCAGTATTATATTCAGGAAGAAAGTTTAAAATTATTTTCTCATCTTTATTATCGGGATCTTCTTCAACTTCTTTATAACCTTTATCCTTATATTCTTTAAGTTTGGAGTTAAACTGAAGTTGAGTTTGTTCCCTAAGAGTTCTGCTGACTAATCCTTTCTTTATAGGAATATCTGGATGGTCCAGTCTTTTACCATTTAATTGCCAAGACTGTCTTTTAATAAGATAGGCATGAGCGGAATCACTCCACTCATACCATAGTCTTACACATCTAACTTTACCTTTAGCATCTTTAGATACTAAATAAGCATTTGTTTGAAATTCTTTTTCAAATAAGTCAGACACGGTTCAATTTCTTTAAAGCATCATAAAGTTGCTCTGGTGTTTCCACTTTTACAGTTTCATTATCTATAATCCACTCTTTTTCTACATCTTCATATAACCACCATTCTATATCATTTATAGTTTCAACATCATTATTAGCTAAAGCTCTTACTAAATCAGTTATAATAAATGTTGTAGATTCCCCTATAGGAGATTCTCTTAATACACAATTTAAAACATCCTCAAGCTCCTCTAATTTCTTATAATAATTTAAAATATTACGTAAAGAATCACAGAATCTTTCTTTATCGTAAGTTCTGAAAGTATCATAAGAATCTTCTGCTCCTTGTAAATAATCTGATACTACAGCTTCTACAGCATCTTGATGATCTTTTGAATCTAGTATTGTCTTATTAGCATACTGCTTGCCTAATACTCTTAATTTCTTTAAAAAAGATTCTTTACTTATCATTTTACATCAGTATGTCCAAAACCTCCATCACCTCTTTCAGTTTTTTCTAAAGAATCTACTGACTGAAATTTAGCATTAACTATTTTAGCAAATACTCCTTGTGCAATTCTGTCTCCATTTTCTACCATAAACGGTTTTTCCCCATGATTTATGAGAATAATTCCTATATTTCCTGTATAATCCATTTGTTATCCTATAGGCTTTTTATCCTATAGTTCTATAGCTTCTTATTTGCTATAGTTCAGCATATCTTTTCACATAAGTGTCGGGCACTCGTGGTAGTATTATATTTATTCAACTACTATGCGTTACACTACTAATTAACCTTTCGTAATTTAATTAGTTAGCTCGGGATTAGCATCACAGCCTTCCCCGATTTTGTCCGATTTTTTGACGCCGATTATTTGACCTTTTTCATCTCTTATAATTTTCTTAGTATTATTATGAATTTTCCTATGTTCACTAGCTGTTACTATTTGTAAATTTTCTAAGCGATTATCTGTTTTAATTTCGTTTTTATGATGTACTTCATATTCTAATTTTAAATATTTCTTATTATTTATGATTATGAAATACTTATCATCAAATTTATTAGCATTTCGCTCTATTATTAATCTATGTTGAAGCACTCTAGTGCCCTTCACGTTTTTATCATAGGGAAAAGGATGATTTGGGGCATACTCAAGAATATACCCATAATTACTTAGTATTTCTATACCTTTAAATGAAGCATTTTTATCTCCTATTAATCCATATTGAGGATTACCTTTTCCAGAATAATAAATAGCTTTTAATTTATTAGCACACTCTTTACAGCAAGTTACTCCATGCACAGCTCTTTTAATTTGGGAAGGCTTTCTATATATAGGAATTTTACAATAAGCACATACACAATTTGGTTCTTTATTTTCTTTCAACCAATGTTCATAACAAGAATAAGAACAAAATGTTTTAGGAAATTGTCTAGCAGACTCATTTGGAATAAATTCTTTTTTACAATATTTACATTCACTCATAACTATATTATAATTATTAATTAATAAAATTATCTGATAATTATCTTTTATAATATAGCTATTTTATCGATTGTTCCAAGGAATTTTAAAAATATTTTTCAGCGTCAATAGTTCCAGGAGTATTCAATACTGTAATACCATACTTTAATGCCAGTCCACTTCTTGGTCTAATCTGTAGTTCATAACCTTCTGGGATAGACATATGTAAATCTGTAGGAATTAATGCTCTACCTCTAGGCTCAATGATTACTTTACCACTTTCTATATAAGCATTAAATAAAAATTTAGGGTAAAGATTAGTTAAACTAGCTCGTAAATCCATACCAGCAGCTTCAGTTGTTTCATACTTAGGAAGTGGATTTTTAGAATTGTTAATTACTGGAATATTAATAGTTGTGCTCATTTAAATAAGATATTAATTTAGAAATTACATTGTCTTTATCTTCTGCATAAAAGGCTTTAATAACCTTATCATCTTTTTTCACTAATGCAAATGGGGTTTGATTACTACCCCATTCTTGCTGTATCTTATAAGCTTTACTACGTTCTACTTTAGAACCTCTATCTAAGAATTGTAAAAAAGCTTCTCCATTATAGGAGTTTTTAAACAATTCTACTAATGCTGGATTATTATGAATCAATAATACATCAATCATAATAGCATAGTTATATCGCTTCTAGTTCTAGACATACTTACATATTGTAATTGTCTAAGAGTCTCTTTATCTTTAGTTCTAAAGATATCTTTCATATCTATAAATACATTATCATAAGAAGACCCTTGAGAACGATGAGTAGTAATAGCATATCCATATTTAAAAGTAGCTTTTCTTATACATCTGCCATCAGTAAATAAATCTTTAGATGTGCAAAAACTTCCCATTAAAGCATAATATATTCCCCACTTCTTTTTTCTATCGTATCCTTGAGAATTTATTGCTTCAGTTCTTATAGTTTCTATAACTATAGCTAAATCTTCATTACATTCTTCTGGAGCTAATAGTGGAATTTCAAAAGAGGCATTGTTATATTCGTCATATAGTTTAACTATATATCCTTTACACTTAGTATAATATGGAACATCAATAATAGTAGAAGTAAACTCTTCCACTATGTAATCCATAGAATTAGTTACTTCATAACCATCTTTTTTGAAATTCTCATAAGCCATTAAAATTTCTCCTTTATGAAGAAAATTATTATCATTCCATAAAAGTTTATGAATAGCTTTATTATAGTTATTTACACGAGCATTAGTATAAGCTAGAATTTTAGTATGTAATATATCCTTAGCTTCTATTTCGTGTTTAAATTCCGAAACTGCTTTTCTGCAAAAATTTTCTAATTTAGACTCTATAAAGAGACTTCCATCTTCACCTTCACAGTTGTCCCACTGTTGTATTGGAGACTCTCTAAGTGTCTGTAAAATGCTTTTAAGACCACTTTTTTCAGATTGTCTGTATATTTTAGTCAATCTAAATTGATGTTTACATCTAAAGACTTTTGATTGTTCATCTTCTTTTACTGGATTTAACTGAGCATAATCATCACAAAAGATAATCATAGTGCCCATTAAGCTACATTTTTCTACTAATAAATCATATAAATCACTACTTACCATAGATGCTTCATCGCAAATGACAATTCCATCATATGGTATAGACATTTTTTTATCATTAGTAGCAAAGAATCTTAATTCTCTGATGTCCAGTTTAAGAATATCTACTTTAGGAGATAACGCTAACATACTATGAAGAGTAGTTGCATCATAATCATTATACTTTTTAAGTACTAAAGCTGCTTTATGAGTAGGAGCACATAACTTAACTGGGAAGCCTTTGGTATTTATCCACTCTAAAAGAAAGCTAGTGCAAAGCGACTTGCCACAACCAGCAGCACCTCCTAAATTGATAGGATTTAAAAAGTCTTTTTGTTTGAAATTATCTAATATAATATCAATTATATCGTGCAATACTTGTAATTGCTCTTCTCCTAATGTTATTTGTTTTTCTTCTTCAATAAATCTTAACCAATTATTTCCTTTTACAAAAGGATTATCTATCATACTAGGTCTTTCTGGAGACCCGTCGAAATTATCTATATAAATTAATTTATCACTCATATAAATATACTCTTTCTCCTTTAGGAGTAAGAAATCCTTCAGTAAAAGCGTTTATTTTTTCTTTATTACAATTCTCCCAAGTATTTCTATTTATAGCTTCTTTAAGGGATTTATTATAATAAATTATATCTAAGATTGTCTCCCAATATACATCGTTATTATTAGTTTGAAAAGTTAATAATAATTGATATTTCTTAAATAACTCTAAATTTATTTGAGGAGTAAATTCAAATCTAGGACTATTATATTTATCTTTCCAAGTAACGTCATAACTATGTAACTCAATCCATTTATTAGGAAGTCTACAAGGTAATCCTGATATTATGGGTCCAAAATAAATGGAAGGTTTAGGAATTCTAAACCATTTCCTAACCTTCCACCATGTTCTAAGAGGGTTCTCCATCAGCACGTTTTAAATAAGGTATTAACTTTTCTTCTATTGTTCTATAAAAAGACGGACTAACATTATCATATACCAGAGTCCCATATAAAGCTTGAATAATTTCTTCTTTATTTAATTGCCACTCTTCCACATAAGATAAAGTGGACTTAATAGACATATCAGAATCAGTATGTAAGAATTTTATATAATCAAATATATCTTTAATACTTACATCTAATTCATCTGTTGTGAGATATTGATATGAAATTTTCATGATTCTAAAGATAATTTAGTTATATATTGTGTAACATCGTCTATAACTTCTCTTAGACCAGAATCTGAGGGGTTATTATTTTTATAACCCCGTAATTTTAAAAATCTATAAGTATAAATGCGAGCTTCTGGCATCCATTTATTAAATACTTCTACATTAGATAATGTTGGAGGGAATAAACTTCTAATCCAATCCCAATATTCAGAAGTATTTATCTTTAAAGTTCCTATGAATTTAATTTCCATTCTTTTAATTCATTATTTTCAGTATCTAACACAAATGGTTTACAACAATCTAGCATTGCATATTTATCTGTGATTACAGGTTCAGTTCTTCCTCCCCAAGAGTGCCCAAATATTTGGTAATAACCTTTATATGGAGTTTGTAATTGGAAATCTTCTAAATCATTCCAAACACAAGAGCCATATTTATTATAACCTCCTCTAGAATAAGGGATATGATCAAGAGCACTAAGATTAGTTATATCTATACTATCTAAGTCTTTTAATTCTAGATTATTATAATATAACCAGTCTTTAGTAATACCTGCATGGGAGAATAAGTATTTATGAGGCTCTTTAAGAGTTAAATCTTCATATATGTAATATAATTGAGGATTTAAACTACTAATTAGCTCCTTTACTTCTTTTTGTTGCCAGTAATCAAATCTGCATTTACCATTTCCATTGAAATAAACTAAATCGTGATTACCTAATAAACATATAACATCAGAAGTATGACGTCTATTCTCTACAAAAGTAACTAATTCTTTAAGATTAGTTAAAGATTCTACTTTATCAGGCTCTCCTATTATATATTCTCCATAAGGATCGTGATAATCTCCTAAGAATATAATTTTACCTGTCCAATTATTGCATGGTTCTTTCCAAAATGTTCTTCCATGCAAATCCGGAATTACTAATATTTTATTCACCTAAATACCACTTTTTAAATTTCTCTAAGAATTCATCTTTGGTAACTAACTCTGTAATATCTTCAGCATCTATATTACCATTAGAATAATTATAAGGAGAAGCTTCTTTAATTAATTCCTCTAGGTAATTTCCTATATTGTCTTGAATGCCTTCAATAATTTCATCTATATTATCATTTTCATCTCCTATATAAGTACGATATATGTAAAGTAACGCTGAGTAAAGAGTGTCTTCTTCGACAAATACTTGCCTAATTTCACGCCATGTTAAATCTATCATTTTTGAAGTTCTTTTAAATATTTAGTATAGTAATCTATTAATTTATCTCCTGCTACTTCTTTTATTTGTTCAGCAATATCTTCAGGATACATATTCTCTACAACATCTGATTCTATATCAAAATTTTGTATAAAAGCATCATACCAAGAATCGGATTCACAGAAAATATCGTCTACTATATCTTTAGCAGTAACTTCTTCTACTCCTCCATATGCCTCTATAATATCATCTTGATCGATATAATCTTTAAACCATTCAATCATAGAGTCTACATTATAGCTATATTCACTAGCTACATTTATTTGTTTTTGATATATAAAATATATATTAATATGGCTTAAACTCTTGTTTTACTAACTTACCTTCTTTATATTCAAATGTTCGTTCGCCTCTTACTGAATCATCAGGTTCCTCTCCTTCATAATAGTATTCACCATCTTTGAAAAATATATCATATTCTACGATAGTACAATTATAAGGAAGCCAATCTGCATCTAAGTTTTCTTCACAAGGTATGTAAACATCATATATTGATACAGCTTCTTTAGTAGTATAATAAACATCATCATACTCTTCAAAAGCTTTCAAATTATAAGAAATATCAGTAATAGCCTCATCATCAAATTTTCCGTATAACTTCATTACAGTAAAGATTTAAATATTTTGACAATAGTACTCTTCTGAGCAGTAGGAAATCTACTTTGAACATCTGCAATAACACCTTTAGTATCTTTAATAGTAAGAGTTGTTGCTTCCATTAATTCAGCAATAAGTTCTTCAATCTCCTTCTCTGAAGGTTCTTTAGGCATCATCTCTTTAATACAATCAAGTTCTTTAGACTCTAAACGAGCTAAGTCCTGACGACCTGCATTTGTATAGAGAACTATAGACTTTTCACGCTCTTTAGCCATTTTCTGAAGAACTTTTAATTCGGAAACAGGCTTTTCAGAGTGCTTATTATTAACTAGTGCAGCCTTAATCAATCTAGCAGTTTCCAAAGTAAAAATATTAGAAATTTTTCTAGACTTAATAATCTCGTCAATATTCTGTTCTAATTCTGTCTTACTTTCTTTCATTATTAATCGTGATATTTTTATTAACCATCCAGTTTATATTGCTTAGATCAAAACTCATAGAATCTAACCAATCTTCTATCTCACTATCATACATTTGTAATCTAGGTAAGGTATAAATATAAACTTTACCATTGGAATAATCTAACACAATTATGTCATCCATTATTTTTGTTTTCGAAGCGCATTACTAGTGTTAAATAGTTAATGGCTTCTAGTTCATCATTAGATAAAGATATTAATTTACCATTAATATCAATATCATATCCTTCTCCATTAGCCCATTCCGTAAGAGTTATATAGTCGGAATCTTTGCCTCCATATGTGTATTTCTTAAGATCATCAGTAATCTGACTCACCTTCGTCACTTCCATGATTTAACTTATTAAAACCATAAATAATTAATTCTTTAAAATCTTTTTCTTCTTGTTCTGTTAAATCTAAAGGTCTTTCACCTACCCACATAAACTCATAAACTCCTTCATGTTTATTATACTCAAAACTTGCTATAGCATAACAAGTTTCAGAATTTTTAAAGCAGCTTTTATGTATTTTATGCCAGGAAAAGTTTGGGTCTCTGTACCAATCATTATCTATTTTTATAAAATCAGACTCATGACCATAATAACAATTAGGCATATATCTATTTATATGGTAGGCTTTAATTTCAGGAGGATTTTTTAAAAGATAGGTAGCGACCTTAAATTCTAAATTATTTATTCGTTTAGTCTCTATCATCTTCTACATTAATTTTACCCTCTTTAATCATAAATTCTATTTCATCTTCTCTGTAACCAAGAATATCACATAAATAAACTTCTACATTATTAATATCATCTGGAACTGTTACTAAGTCAACACTTCCTACACCGTAATTTAAAATTGCACACTCCATAAAACTAAAAAAGGAGGCTTATTCAGCCTCCTTCCAAAATATATCAGTACACCATATCATTATATGGGCATTTCTATCTATCTTATAAAATTTTTGATTAGTATTCGGATTATTTAATGGTCCAAATTGTTTCATATAAGGACCAAGTTTAAGATAATCAAAATTATCAATATCTATAACATTATCAGCTAATTCTTGTTTACCACTATACCATCCAATATGTAATTCGGGATAATTTTCTCTAACCCATTTAGCTAATTTATTTATTTCTTTTGGATCAGAATCTCCTCCCATAAATCCTACTAATGTAATTCCTTTATTAGATTCAATTAATCCTTGGAGTCGTTCCAATGATAGTACTTCTCCAATATCTTTTGACAAATAAGGTGAGTGGCAACCATCGCAGAAACAATTACAGTTACTGATGTTAATACATAGAGAAACTTCATTAGGAAATTCTGCAAAAGTAACAGCTGTATCAACATATTTAAGCATAGAGCTCTTTAATTTTATTCTCAAGCATATCGGCAGTTAAAACTCCAGAAGTTCTTCCTACCTCTATATTATCTTTTATAAATACAAGAGTTGGAAGATTTCTAATATTATATTTAAGAGTAGTTTCTTCCTCTGTCTCTATATCTACTGTAGTTAAAGTAATATCAGTATGATTTTCTAATACTCTTTTTAAAATAGGTGCTAAAGCTTTACATTGTCCACACCACTCTGCTTCAAATTTTAATATTCTTTTCATTGTGCTAATTCTATATTAATTTCTAATTCATTCTTTCTACTTCTAGTACTACCTTCTAGTTGTCTAGCAGCACTCCAGTTAGAAATCTTTGTAAGATAGCCGATAATTCTATCCCATAGACTTACATGCGTACTACCACATTTAGGACATTTACTAAACGGTTGTTTTGCTATAAAATGACACTCTTCACATTCACAATTAGGAATATTAAAAGTAGCATATTTACAACCTACTTTAGCCATAAATTTAAGTAAATACTCATATTGTTTCTGACTCAAATGTTCAGATAAATTAAGATGACAAGCAGAACCTCCATCTAATTCATCAGCAGCGAATTCAGAACTATGAAGTATAATTTTATCAAGTATACTTATATGTGTATCATTAGGTTTAAATATATAACTAGCATACAGATTAGTATCTGTAGGAATCCAATAGCCATCAGCTTTATCTCTATTATAAAGTTTTACTGAAGCACTTTCTGCGGGTACTTGTTCAGTATTAAATTGAGCTGTTTTAGTTTTATGTTTCTTATTCTGTTCTTTTATAGTACTGAATATCAATCTACAGAATGTCTTATAATAAATATTATTATTACATTCCATTCCTAAGTATTCAGCAGCCTGATTTAAGCCATTAATTCCAATAGTTAAATACTGTTTATCAAGATTAATAAAACCAGCATCATAAGCAGCATATAAATGATGATCTTTGCACCAATGCATTAAGTCGTTATAAGCATACTGATACAAATAAACTCTTTCAAGAATATTTTCTATATATTTCTTAATTCCTTCTTGGAAGTCTTTATGTGTAATCCAATCTACTGGGAAACAACATTTATTGGTATTAGCATCAATATGGTCTTTATAATCAGACCAAGTATGCTGCCAATCTTGAATAATTCTATTTAAATCAAGAGTGATAACATTCTTACTACCAGTCATTATACCTATTTGACCATTAGTAGTATTAAATGTATTTTCTTGTACGGCATTCTGTAAACGACAACATGAACTTAAACTATCTACACTACGAGACAAATAAGTAAAGAAAGAATTTCCTTGAGCATATTCACTGCATATAAAATGGAAAGTATCTAAATCTTTAAAATTACCTTCCTTATCTGTTAAGCAAGCATAACTACATACAGGAAATGTTAAGATACATTTTAATCTTTCTTGATTTAACCAATGTAAATAACGTCTTTGTAACCAATTAGTAGAATTCCATTCTGGCTTTGTTCCATCTGGAAATACAAATTCTCCAAACATACCTTCAAAGAAATATTTATCGAAGAATGAAAAATTTGTAAATGGAGACTGCATTCCTCTAGCTCCTGCTATTTGATTAATGGAATAAGTTACCTGTTGGAAATATTGATCAATTTGACTGCCAATAGTTTTCTGTTTTATACAATAATCTGTAGTTATTTTTACACTTGGTTTGAGATAATAATTATTTCCCCATTCTTTTCTACAGAAATAATCCATATACATCAGAAACTCAGGAGTAGCTACTGCTCCTTTAATTTCAGAGGCTAATGCAAAGTTTAAATTTACATAAATACCACAGAATGAATCAAGGTTCTTTGGAACAGCTGATTTACCTCCTAATTTCTCTAATCCAAACAACAAGAAAGGATACATAGAAGCTGCCATACAATATGGTTCCCCTACTTGAGAAGATGAGTCATGAGGATACAAAATAGTTTTAAAGTCATTCCTCATAACTTTTATATTAAAGTTAGGGTCTCTCTTCTTTACAAAACTTTCCCACCATTCTGTATTAGTAAGTTTATTATCGACTTTATGTATTTCAGCGTTTAATACTCCAATACCTTTAGTTCCTACATTACTATTATCATCAATAGTAGCATTAGCAGTATTATCAGATTTTACAAAATTATGAATAAATTTAATATCCCTAGTAGCATGATTTCTAATATCTTCACGTTCTTTACGATATAGAATATATTTTTTAGCCACATCGTGATATCCTAAATCCATTAAAAGTTCTTCAATTTGGTCTTGAATATCCTCAATAGATTGATCTTCAGTCTCTACTACAGAATTAGTTATCTCAGTAACTGCTCTGTAAATATCTTCGTCCATTGTTTTACTAGAATTTTGGGTAATTCCAAAAGCCTTTAGTATAGCATCTCTAATTTTGTTTCTGTTAAACTCTTCTTTAATTCCGTCTCTCTTTATTACCATAAATAACATTTACAAATTAACATTTTAAATCATCTACGAAATAAGCACTATAATACTAGTATTGAACTAATAATATAGTGCTTATATAGTTATTTCAAAATATTATTTACAAAGTTAAAATGCTGTTTACTAGTAAAGTTTTCTCAACCTGATTCATAATATCCTTTTTCATAGAATCAGTTATAATTTGAGTGAATGCATTATATACAGTAAACATATTTGCGTTATCATCTGATATAAGATATGGACTATCTTTTTTATCAAATAATAATTTATAAGCATCAATAGGAGTTGATGTAGCTAATTTTACTTTACCAAAACCATTATCAACAGATTCAGACATACAGTTACGAATCCATCTACCCAAATGTTCATTTACAAAACTTTTATTAGTATAGTCAAAATCTGTATCTGCAAAACGTCTGAGAGTAACTCCTATCTCTGTAGTTTGCTCTACAAGTCTTGTAATTGGCTTAAAGTCAATAGGAGTCTCGGGTTCTATTTCATTAACTACTAAACTGTCTGGATTAAACACACAAAGATTCGTACATGCAGAATTCAGAGCACCTGAATACATTTTTACAACAGCTTTTCTAGTATCTAGACCATATACCATACCAATTACTTGCTGATGATTAGCATATTGATATTCATTTGGTAATACTGCTTCTAACCATACTCTATTAAAAGTTAAATCAGCAGTATCTATATCACCATTTTTATTATAAGTGATTTGATCAGGTAATTTTACATGTACTCTAATATCAGAAGTTAATTTTTGAACTCTTTCCAGAAAAGGCTCAATATATCCTCTAGTAGGAAGATAATCTTTACCTTTAATACTAGTAGCTTTTCCTTCTAATACTTCTTCTAAAGTAAATTCAGTTGGCATTCTCTCCATTATATGTGAAAAACATTATGTTATCAATAATTTCTTTATCTAATAATTTTTGTACTAAATTATGAGGAGTATCTTCCGCATAATTAACTTTATTTATATCTACACTAGTAATATATATCCACTTACTCCCGTTGTATAATATTTGCCCACAGGGATATGAATTTTTATAGCAGATAAGTAGTGTCTTGTTATCTTTAGTAATTTCATTAGTTACCATCTTAATGTAGTGAGAAACTCTTCATCAGATACTTCTTCAAAGTCTCCGTCTCCGTAAATAACATCTGAGATATTATATTCTACTATTTTAAACTCTGGTTTGCCATGACTATGCCAATATTCTGTAACATGTTTTGCATTACAATTGGGACTAGGACCTAATGCAATACTACAAGAAAATTTATTAGTTTCATAGCAATGTCCTTTATAAAAGTTTTGACATTTCTTTATATAGTCAATAATAGTATTAACTTCTCCTGGGCAAGTAATAATTTCTTTTAGTGGGAGAACTTTTTTATAATCTCTATAAGCAGGTTTATCAGGAGTAGCTTTTTTATAGTCATCTTCTACACCTCCTTCTAAAAGTTGCTTAATTAATATTTCAAAAGTATCATCCCAAGTATCCTTAATACCATATGCATACATATAAGTATCTCTTATATAATTAAAATTATCTTGAGATAAATAATGTCTAGCATATAAAGGATCTTTTTCACTATCTTTAAATCCATTCTTAATAAGCTCATCCAAATCTATAGAAGGCTGAGCCCATCTATACATTTCTACAAAACACTTATGTAAAGCTTCCTGTAAAATGTCTTCTCTGCTAATCATCGTTACTAGTATAAAATTTTAATAATTTAAAACTATCGGCGTAATTACTAGCTATTACGTCTCTTAGTAAAGCTAATAAATTTTCGTTTCGTTTGTAACTACAGTTTATAGTAATATCATCTAAGTATACCCACTCATTATTATCATCGTCATATTCAATAAATCCTATTGGTTTATTACCTTGGTATGCTAAGATAATATCTTCAGTATTTGTATCTATAGCAGAGATGTCTATAGATTTATCAGATGTTTCTGGAAGTCTTATGTACTTCATTAATTATTTCCTTTAATAGTTCCCATCAAAATATCTTTATCTTTTACAATAGTATAATTAATACTCCATTTAGTATGTCCAAAATTAGCTGTAATATAATTACTACTACCATACATACTACCTACTGAAATATAATCAAACTGCTTACCAGTAGTATAAGCATAATTATGTAAATCACCTTTTATTACATAAATATGAGGACTACATATACCTTTTTCTGCTATATAATTAGCAAAGAATAATTCAGTCTGAGGATTTAAAGTAAGAGGAAATTGTCTAGTCTGAGAATTATTATCTTTCAGTTTTGTTATCATACAGCTTTTTATCTGTATTTCTATAGTTTCTTATTTACTATAGCTCGGCGTACATATTCACCTCCACCTTTACGTGCTGAGGGCAAACCACTCTTGGAACTATTTTATTCTGATTTCTCAGGTTCAAGTTCTACGCTCTACGATGCTACAGATTCTTTAGTTTCTGTAGTTATCTCGGTATTAGCATCCCAGCCTTCACCGATATTGGTTTGTTTTAACATATTTGATTTCTCAAATATACGGCAAAAATAAATAAATCTTTCATATTTTCTATTTAAATAGATTGAGCAATTATCATATAATTTATGTAATACATACATAGCCTTTCTATTAGAAGCCTGTATATACATAGTAACTTCTTTTTTATTATTATGATTATGAAATAAAGTTTCTTCTATATTTAAATAACTCATAATAACCTTTAAAAACTCTTTAGTTCCAAGTATTTGATATACTGGAATAGTATGTTCTTTATTAGCATAGCTAATACATCCATCACCATCAAAATAACCTCTAATGAAATGTCTTATTAAATCCCTAGATTTAAAGATACTTTCATTAGGAAATTTTAATGTTAAACTCTTTCTAGGAGTACATCCTAAAGAATTTAGTTGTTTCCATAAAATTTCACTGGATAAACATACTCTACATCTAGTATGTCCATATTTATCAGCTTTAGTAACATGTAATTCTTTATTGTATCCAATAGCTTTTGCAAATTTTTCCATATGTGCTTTGTCATCCTCTTTAGCACATAGTTCAAAGTTCCAATCTATCCTTTCTTTGTATGTATCTAGAGGGGAACTATAAATATAACCATCAGCAAATATAAATCCTAACCAATAAGCTTTTTCTTCAGTGTCTATACTGTCAAAAAAATGTTCATTGTAAGATTTTTCTTTTTTACCCTTTTTATCAGGATTATAGAGATTTAAAGTTACTAAATGAGCTTTTAAAGTTTGTGTTCCAATATTATATTTTATAGCGGAAGCACGTAATCCTGCATCAGAATTAATATAATCTTTTATAGCTAAATTTAAATTCTTAATAGTTATACCAGTTAAATATACACTATAAGAATAGCTATTATCTTTTAATAATTGCTCTAAATAATCTCGGCTAACTTTATTAGCTTTACAAAAAAGCAGTTAGCTTTAATTCCGAATTTAAAAAATTATTTAATATTTCCATGAGAGTATTATAACTCTTCCACGGAAATATAATAACTAAAATATGTTAAAATTTATTACAAACTCTACCGTGAGCATACAGGAATTGATGATCTCCAATGATAAAGTTATCAATAGGATAGTTACTAATATAACTCTTAATATTATATTTAGTTAAATATGCAGCTAAGAGTTTTTGATTTAACCATTCAAAATCCCCACCATGATTAGATTCTCCTATAGAGAGATAATTAAAATCTTCACTTTTTACTTTTACTGTGAGAGTAGCAAAGAACTCCATCATACACTCTATAAATGCTTCACTAATTTCTTTATTATCAAGAATCTCAGGAAGCTCATGACCTCCTCTAGTAGTTTCTTTATTGAATCCATCAATAGAATCTCCAAGATTAACTACATATACAGAATGATATTCTTGTCCCACAAAAGATTCCACAATTCTAGATAATCTAGATTTAATTTCTGGAACATCATAAGAAGGTAACTGTACAAAACTACTATATTTAGCATTATAAGCTCCGATATGTAAATCAGATAACCATATAATTAAGTCAGGATATTTTGCTTCTTTATTATTAATATTTACTGGAAGCTCTTTATAATCCTTTACTGTATTTTTAATAGTATCTTCTATAAGTTCCTTATTTAAAGACTTAGAGGTTTCCTTAGTTAACTTAGTAACTAAAGCTCTTAAATCCTTTACCTCATCTTTCTCTATTCTTTTTAAGAAATCATTCTCTTTTTCCCTAAGATGCATTTCTTTTAATTCATCCTCAGTATATTCTTCATACATATGAGGAGCAAATGGAGAGGATGCTTTAGTAATATTAAAAGCTCGTAAAATTCTTTTAAAGTCAATAAGAGAATAATCTGGGAAATATCTGCTGACAATCTGCTGGGTTAAACCAGAACCGTAATAAGTATACATTCTATATACACTATTCATTTCGTTTCTAGTAAAGACTCCTGTGATTGCGGGCTTATTTCTTCTGAAAATCTCAAACTTATATCCAGTAATTTTACCAGTCTCCTCGTCTCTTATTTCCCAAGTATTAGAAGCATCATCCGTATCTTTCTTTACTTCTTTTTTCTTAGTATTCTTTAGTCTATCATATAATTCCAATATCTTCTTATCATCTTCATCTTTATTTTCTTTCTTTCTAAGATTTCTCATTGTAATATATACAGTATTTATATTTTTTCCTGATATAGTACACTGAGCTTTTAAAGAACGATTATTATTAATTGCATCATTAAAGAACTTAATATAAGAAGATTTTGTTGCTTGTTTCATACTTTTTTAAAAATTAGATAGCTGTTACGCCTTTATAAATAAAAGTATCTAGTAAAATAAAAGGTATCTAAATTAAAAAAGGCAGATACTCTCGCGAGCACCTGCCTTACTTTAAAAATTATGAATAAAATTAAAATTCCAAACCAAAGAACATATAGCGACCATTCTTAGTACTCTTAGATGGAGTATAAGTTACAGTAGCTACTACTGGGTCAGAGCCAATAGACTCCTTACCCTGAACGATATCGATCTGACCCTTAAAGCCCTTCTTAATAAGTTCCTTAGCCATTTCCTTAGCTGCGGTCTTAGTAGGACGAATAACCTTTGTATCTGGTTCAACACGACCAGTATCGTTACCATCCTTATCAAGAATTGCTTCACCAACCTTTTCGTTCTTTACACGCTCAGACTTCAAAGTTTTCAGTACTTCCTTTGTATCGTGGTCTACCAAATCAAACTTCTTCTGAGTATCACGCTTACCCTCAGTCTTAATATCAACAACCTTCCAAGGACGCTCACGTGTACTTACAACAGCACTAGAAAGAGTTACAATGAAACCACTACCAGGAGCATTCTTAGTCTTTTTCTTCAAATACTCCAGCTTAAATTCCTTCTCATCATTAGAAGTTACTTTAGCATTCTTCTCATGGAACTTCTTCCATGCCTGTGTTGCATCACCATTAATATGAAAATTCTCTTTCTCTACCTGTGCTACTGCTGCTTCCTTTGTTTCTGCACTTACTTCAAAACTCTTAAAATTAAAAATTTCACTCATTTTCAAAAATATATTAACATTAATTCTTATTATCAAATCATCTGCGATGTTTTTTCTTTATCTTTGTAAGGCTAATATAATCTATATTTTTTGCCTCCAAAAAGAAAATTATAAAAAAATTAATTTTTTTAGAATGGAAGAAATTTTCCCATTAATTCTCTTATTTTTGTTGGCATATCTTTTGGTTGCACGCCAAATGTTGGAAAATCGGTACATCCATATGAAAAATCCTCAGTGATGATAGCGATAGCTTGTATTGTATCTTCATCAAGACCTGTTTTTTCTGCTAATTTAGCAGTTACTTCATAATAAGTAACTCCAGGTTTTTTCTTCTTCATAGAATTTACCATATATCCAAGTAATGATATAAGTGCAAATTTTAAATTTATACTTTCCCCTAAAGACCCTAAACTAAAGTATTTACGATATAAATCGGAAAGTTTAGTATAATCAGGTCTCTTGAGTAATTCCGAATCCCTCATAACCATGCATACAATAGAATGCTACTAATTTAAGAAGGTGAGTAAACTCTTTAAATCCTTTATTAAAAAGTTCTCTAGTCATAGGAACTACTTTAGTATTAAAATTTGGAATAGTTTCTACTACTAAGAAATTACTTCTAATTTTAGGATTCTCAATGTTATAATTCTTCTTAGCAGCCATAGTTAATAACCAACTATATAAAGCCATCTCTCTATAATAGTGATATTTAATAAGAGCTCCTTTAGCAAAGTTATTTATTAAATCTCCTGTGGTTTTTAAATCATTTACAGTGATTATCCCTTCTTCTTTATCTATACTATAGTTATCAAGTTTAGACTTAATTTTTAGTATAAAAGGTTTATGCTCTGGAGCCTCTACTAAAACATCTATAAGGAAAGCTATTTCATTACCAATAATTGGTTGTTCTAGTAATCCTTCAGGGTTTAGTAAAGATTGAATTTGTGTATCACTATCTAGAGATTCTAGACAGACTTTCAGTTTAGCATGATTTTTAGGATCTGTAAATATTGGTGTTCTAGCATCATTATTTTCTTTTTCAAAAGCTTTTCTATTACACCAGTATTGAGCACAGTCTGTTAACACTTTTTCTATTTTTTTATCTGACATTTTATCTTTATAATAATCACATTTATCAGATGCTTCTAATATAATATCATTAGTAACATTGATACCTTGTGTTTTCTTATAAATATAGTCTGCCATTGACCCCATTTTAGCAGTAGGTCTGCTAACATCTGTTAGAAAGAAGTCATCAGGTTGTAAAACTAAAGTATGTAACCAACTACCAAATTCCAAACTAGTTGTATTTAACTTAGTCTTACCCCAATTATCAAAGAACTCTGTTGGAGAACCATCTTGATCTGGATTTATCTTAGATAATCTAGAGTTTGAGATATAATTATTATACTTTTCTGAGAAATAAGTATTATCATCAATATCTTCAACTCTTAAAGTCTCTATCAGAGGTTTAATAGAAATTTGACTTAATTTCACGTAAGTAATTGTTAAAGTCTTCCGACTCTTTTATACATTCATACCCATATTCTATCTCTTCTTTATCTAAACTATAAATCTTACCATAAGGACCCCATTTTTCATTAGATTCAGAAGCTATTAATAAACAAGGCAATCCTGCTAGATTTATCTGAATAAAATTACTAATAGAATCATCAATGAAAATATCAACTCTACCTTTTATATACCGAGCTTTATTAGCACGCTGGCACAAGACTTGATAAACAGGTTTACTAGGATAACCATTATTCTTTAGCCATGTTTTACTATAGTCTTTATTGCATACTCTTTTAGTACAATATAATTCAGGTATAAAGTTTATTTTATTTTTTATTGGAAGATTTATCCACCATTCTCTGTCTTTTATTAAAACTTGTTGTACATTTTTTGTTATTTCTCCATCAGACTTAGGATATCCAAATCTTTTTAAATATGGATTCATAAACTCATTTAATGTATCATCTAAATCTAAACCAATTCTTAATTTCATAGATTAAATAATTCCTCAATATCTCTTATATATGTTACCCCAATACCTTTCTTAGCCAATTCAGCTCTGATATTTATCCAGCTATCATTGTTATCAAGAATAGCATATGTATCATCGTCTAAATTTAAGTACTTATCAACTTCTTCTTTAGCCTTTTCAACAGCTTCCTCATATGAAGATGCAGTTAACTTATGAAGTTTATTTTTATTACTCTGACAAATTGCAAAAATATAATTATTCATTTGGTATTGTTATATATAATTATCATTATAATAATAATAAATAATATCATTATGGTAATTGGGAGTGATAAAAATATTACCACTGCTAATGTTATCCAACTCCATAACAATATTCCAAAAATCTTAAGTAAAATTAATATTGTACTTATTATAAAATTTATTACTCCTAAGGCTAATAGTTCTCTCATATTAAATTATTACTTTTAGAATAACATTCTAATAAAGTATAAAAGAAATCCATAGGAATCATTGCTATTGCTCCTGGACTAACACTACCTTCTGTTGGAGCCTTCTTCCAGCATAGCACAAATGATTTGTCCTTATAAGGGCAAGAATTTTCTATCTTAAAATATGCTGGAGTACTAGCAGTATGTTTTGCTTGAATATTTATAGGTAATTTTCCAGACCTATCAATGATATCAACTTTATTATTATCTGTAAATTTACTCTCTCCTCTAGCACTTACACACTCAGTATACCCCATATCTCTAAGATGATGAATTATATCTGCTTCCCATGCACTTCCTTTATTTCTAGATTTTTTAGCTTGATAACTCTTCTTAGTATGGCTATCTATCCATTCATATAAAGTGCCATCAGCCATTTTTCCAGATTTATTACATCTAATTTTAAGAGCTGCTTGACTTATTTTAGTTTTCTCAGAGCATTCCTCTATAGATGTATAATCGTGCACATCGCCGTTTTTATATGTTATTCTAATAGCAGTATTCAGATTCTAATTACTTTTTGACATAGTTACTTAATTTTTTTATATAATACTTTATAAATTTTAAAGTATTCTGTCGACCATATTTTTTATAAAAATCACTTATATCTTTTACTTTGAATTTATGAGGTATAAAGAAATAAAGTAATTCTGGATGATTTCTTCTTATCTTAGCCATATTAAACATTCCAGGTCTATCATTATCATAAAAAGTTACTATATAAGTAAATCTTTCTTTTAGATCATTTAACATATTTTCAGATAACCATTGTGTTTCACTATTTGGAGCACAGGCTGTTACACCTAAACCTCTTAAACACATAGTATCCTTCATACTTTTAGTTATAACTAATAAAGTACCTTTTTTAGGTAACTGACTATAACCTTGAACCTTTTTAGAGGGCCAATTTGTTAGAAATCTATATTCCTTACGTTTAGGATAATAAATTCTCCACAATTCTTTACCTTGCATTGTTCCTCCATAATATCCGAAGATAAAGTTATCTTTAGTCTTTATAGTTTGAATATTACCATTTAAAAATACAGTACGACAAGAATATACTTTATATTTATTTAGTAATTCTAAAGAAACTCCTTGTTTACCCCACCATTTTAATTCATCTTCTGAGAAATCTTTTATTTCTACTCGTATATCTGCTGGCTCATTTGTTTTAACAAAAGAAGTGCTTGATTGTATTACAGAATGATAATTATTTTGTCCTTTTAATAAGCCAAAATCTTTAGCTATAATGTCTAATGCTTGATGGTATTTACAAGCATATTTAGTCATAACTACTGATATAAAGTTTCCATAAAAGCTCCCATTAAAATCATGGAATATAAGTTCTCCTTTAGAGTTACGAAAAAAGGAAGCCGTAGGATTTTTATCTTTACGTAAAGGATTACAAATTAATTTTTTTGAAACTTTTACGCCAAGATAATACTCCATATAGGCTTCCTCTGTGTTATATTTAAGTAAGTAGTCCTTAGTAATATCTGGTTTATAAGAAAAATCTAATTCCATAAAAACTACTTACTTTATAATTACTACATATCTGCTAGCATAGCATCGAAGTCTTCATCTTGAGCCTCCTTGCCTTCAATAGAGTCAATAAATTTAGCCTCTTCTGAATCAGCTGCTGGCACAGGAGCAGTAGGCTTACGCTTCTCCATATCCTCTTTCTGCTTAATCTCATAACTAGAGAATGACAATTTATCTTCCTCTAAGCTAGCAAAATTATCACGGATATAGAACTGTCCATCACTATTAATAGCTCCAATATCAGGAATCTTAGCAAATACATTACCAGTTTCCTTTGAAATTCCCTTTTCATCCTTTTTCTTTTCCTTACGACCGCTAAGCTTTAAATAAAAGTTTTTATTCATACAATACTTAGTCAATACTGCCTGGAAAAGCTGCATGAATTGGTCAGTACTCTTACAAGTAGGAGCTTTAGTTATAAACAATTCTTTAGCTTTATCACCCCCTACTACTGTTATAATATGCAGCATAAAACCTTTAAGCTGTTCAAATGCTGAAGGAAGTACATATGGGAATTCTACACCCTTAGAATCCTTTCTCTTACCCTCATATCTTTTAGCAGAACTTTCATTAGGATAAAACAATGATTCTTGATAAGTTCCTTGTTCTCCTTCAAAATGAAGTACCAGAGATTTCCAAGTTGTACTAGGGTCTTGTTTACCTTGACCTTCCTTAGTTTCTACACTTTTTAACTGAACGAGATAAATTCCATAAGGACGAAGACCTTTCTTACTTGTAGGATTAATATCACCAAGACCACCAAAATTTAAATTCATATTGCTATATTATTAAAGATTATCGAAATTAAAATCATTATCTGAGATTTCTGTATCATCTGCGTTGCCGTCAATAAGACTAGCCATTTCGTCATCTAATTCATCTTCTGATGCAATATCCTCTGCTTCAGGAACTACATCTTCTTTAATCTCAGGCTCTCGATTACCTGTTAATATAAACAATCCATCAATTTTAGGATGTGGAGTGAAAGTAAACTCATTACCATGCTCAGCAAGGTTCTGGTTATTCTTTCCTCTATATGAAACTGCATTCTTCTGAGTTAATTTATTACCTGACTGCGTACCAAATGTTTCAGCAGCTCCGATAACTAAGCACTCCTTCTTATTAAGTTTCTGCTGTTTAATGTCTACCTTATCTCCTGGTTCTACACCAAGAGCCTCAACAGCAGCCTTATTAAGAATATACTTATTCTCCTCAAGAATTAATAGTGGATTAGGATTTGTATCATCTACTTCTGAGTCTTTCTTTTTAGAAGAAGACTTACGAGTAGACGGCTTCTTTACAGAATCATCCTTCAATTCACGTGTATCAGTAAAAATTTCACCAGTTTCTTCATTAAGCCACTCGGACTTAATTGTCATTTTAATTAGCTTCATTTAAAATATTGTCATCATTATTGGTTTCATTATGGTCATCTGCGATTTCTTCTTCTTCCTCACCATATTCAAAGTTATGGATAGTATCTAAAACCTTCTGCATATTAGGTTCAATCAGTTTATCTTTAAAACATCCATCAACACTACGACAAGTATCGTTACCATTGGTTTTGGTTCTAAAGAAATAACTAATATTGCCCTCATTATCAACCTGACGTTCAGTATATAAAATATAAGAAAATAAACCATCAATATTTACAGTTCTATCCAACATTTTACCACTAGAATATAACTGCCAATGTTCATCGAGGTCAGTACCAGCATTAATAATATGACTAATGAATACTACATTAAGATCTTCACGCAGTTCACTAGCTTCCATGATTAAATCATAGTAATTTTTAGCAAACATAACGTGCTTATCCCAACCTTTTTCAAGGGCAGAATCCATTATATTATTTGAAAGACAATAGTTAGCATCATCTACGACTACTGTCTTAATATCAGAACGTAATTTATCAATAATCTTTAACCACTTACCAATAGTAGTATAATCATTAGACATAAGCCAATTTCCAACTGGCTTCTTATTTATAACTTCAGCTTTCTTGTACTTACGTCTAAATCCAGGAATTTGAAGTTGCTTGCTAGTACAACTAATGATAAATGTTGATTTATAATCTAAATAACGCAAAGAAGTGCTTTTTCCGGTACCACTCAAACCTGCTAAACCAATAATCATAAACTATAGTCTAATTTACTTTTCACTTTTTCATCTTTATCTTTATTCTTTATTGTATTATCTGTTGAACTGTTATTTGTAGCTCGATATCTAGAATAATCAAAGATTTCTTCTGGCTTAGGCATTTCCATCCACTTATTTACTGCTCCGTCAAAGAAACAGCAATCAGCTACTTGGTTTTCTCCATATCTTGACTTTAGTACAAGAATACTTCGAAACCTATAACCCATTTCTTTAACTTGGTAACCTCTATAAGTTATTCTTTTATCAACTTGAGGATTATATACAGCTAAAATAATTTCAGAATTCTCTGAAACAGTGGATGTTTCCTTAATATCCTCCACCATTGGCTCCATGAAAGCTTCATTCTTTTTTCTTTCCATGTTAGCCACTGCTCTATTGGATTGCATAACAATAATTGGAGATAATCCTGTTTTATTTCTAATGATAACTAATTTATTAGTATAATCATCAATTTCTCCTTTTCTGTTCCTTCCATTGGATGGTTGGATCAATCCAACATGGTCAGTTACTGAAAGTATTACTTTTTCAGGGTCTTTCGGAATATATTTATTCTCTGTAAATTCTCCTTCTTTTTTAAGCTCTTCCATTGTAACTTTTATGAGCCTATCAGAATTAAAAGAGCCTTCGTATATAGTTAGTACTTTATATACTTTTTCTAGCCAATCATATCCTAGTTGTACATACTCATATAAATCATCAGGTAAAATATAATCTTTACCTATAGATAATATTTGTTTAGCAGTTACAACAATATGATAGGTATCATATAAATAGGTACTTAATAATTTAGCTATAATAAAGTCTTCTTTCATTTCAAGAGCAAAGAAAATAATTTTTAATTTATTATCTTCTAAATGTTCTTTTAAAGGAGCATATATGTAAGAATATAATACACATGAACTTTTACCTTGTCCTGAACTCGCAAATAAAAGAGTCATGGTACTTTTAGTAATACCTCCTATTAATTCTTCCAATTTAGGAAGACCCATACTAAATCCTTGATTAAATCCTTGTCTACCAAGCTCTATCGAACGTTTAAAACTTTCTAAACTCACAGAGTGGTGATTGAATTATAATTCATACCTGAATCTCCATTCTTTAAAGCTTCAAGGTCTTCCCATTTTTCATCTACAATAAATGTAGCTAAGCTATAATTAATAATACCATTATCAGTATTAGCTTCCCAATCTAGTAAATCAATAATCTTTTTATGAAGTTCTTCATTCCAATGGATTTTCTTTCCATAAGTTCTATAAGCATCTTCAAGACTATTAAACTTTTTAGAAACACCTAGCATACTAGTTAAGCATCCATTAATATTTCTAAATCTAGGATAATGTTCTCTAAGTTCTTTTCCCATTTCAAAGGAACTCTTAGCTAAACATTTTAGGAAGTTTTTATTAAATGGTATCTCTTCAGGAACTAGTTTCATTCCTGGAATAATTTTATAACTTTTAAGGATAAGACCTTTATCTTGTAAAGATTTAAGTATATCTATAAAACTTCCTACATACTTTTTATCAATAGCCAAATACCTACGAAGATAATCTTCTGAATAATCTTCTATATAAGCATTAATAGCTTTAATAACAAATAATTCAGTAGGAGTAATATTATATTTTTCTAAAATTGTTATTTCTTCATCAATGTTTAAATCAAACATACAGTAATCCGGATAATTAAAAGTCTTCCATACTGTAATTAAGTTAATCTCTTCTCAGAGCGATATTAATACATAGATTCAGAATCTAAAATCAAATTTAGGAACTATCTTTTCACCTGGGGTAAAGTCTTTACCTTGTAATACTTTATCCAATTCTGATTCGTCTATAGTTATAAAAGAGTCTCCCTTATGAGAATCATAAAACCACTTGGTCTCTTGAGTCCTATTTAATACTATATTGAATATCTCTGCTGTCTTACCTTTCTCAAAGCGGATTGATCTTCCTCTCCGTTGACAAGCTCTAGTAGTTGAACTATCTAATCCAAATATAATAGCTACAGAAAGACCTTTTACATCAAGTCCTTCATCAGCTTTTTTTACTGTAGATAATAAAGTTATCTTTCCAGAGTTAAAATCTTCAATAGCTGTAGCACTTCTTTTCTTAGAAGTTCTACTAGAATATACAGTAGCATTAGGAATTTTTTCTGCCATTTTAATATTATTAGCAAAAGTTATTATTTTTTTATCCTTTCTAGCTTCTATAATTTTCTTTACTATTTCAATTTTCTTTGGATGATTATTTATGAAAGCTTTTTTCTCATGCATAGTAGACCAAAATCTGATAGCATGGTAATTTATATTTTGCAATACTTCAGATTTTTTGTTAGGATCACTACACATAGAATCTCTTAGGAGTAGTTTATTTCGCCAACCCATAGGACCGGCTAATTTATTAACTAACTCCCAAGAGAATCCGAAGAATTCAAAATGAGAAATGAATTCTTTATTTATTTTTTCATATTCTTCTAAATCATCAACATTTACTAAGACTAGATATTCTTTATATGGGCTAACCCAACCATTTGCAAGACAAGTATTAATATCAATAGTATCAATTACTGGACAGTATTTTGCTAATATTTTATCTCTACCATCAAGACGCTCAAAAGTAGCTGTAAGACCTAAGATAAATTGGTATTTTACTACTTCAAATAATCTTACAAAAGTCTCAGCTGCATATCTATGCGCTTCATCCAGTACTAAAAGATCATATTTGGCAGGATGTTTTATTACAGTGTTTATTATTTGTACATCACAACTTAATCCTAGCCCATTAGAATCTATATGACCACACCATTGTTTTTGTAAAGTTTCTGTTGGTACAATTATTAGTACTCGATATTGTGGAAAGTGTTTTAGCACTGTTTTAATACAATTTAGTCCTATTCTGGATTTCGGTCTTGTTATCGTATAGCTTTTTATCTATACTTCTTACTATTACTAATAAGCCCCGCATAAATTTTTACCCACTTATTTCAGTTGGGGCATCGAACACTCGTGGAGAAATTATATTCTAATAAAAATAGTCTAGTTAATAACTAGACTATTCATTAGGTTCATTCTCTATGCTGTACGGTGTAGAAGATTCTTTAATCTCTTCTATTACCTCGGTATTACCCTCTATAGGGCTTTCACCGATTTTGCTCGATAATAATTCTGTCCATTCTTGAACAGAACGGCTTCCATTTTTAAAAAATTCATATAATTTATATTTTCTATCTAAATAGATAGTACAATTATTGTATAAATAATTTATTAATTCAATTCCTGGTTCTTTGTGATACTCTAATGTCCATGTAAACTCTGTATAACATTTATCATGTCTATAATTTGCTTCTATTTTAGAATATTCTAAAATTTTATCAAGAAAATCTTTAGTTCCTAAAAAACTAATAGCAGGAGACACAATAGTATGATGAATATGCCTGGTAAAACACCCATCACCATCAAAGTATCCCCTAATAAAATGTCTTATTAAGTCTTTAGATTTAAAAATACTTTCATCAGGAAATTTTAATGTTAAACTCTTTCTAGGAGTACATCCATAACTATTAAGAGTTTCCCACAGATGTTTATTTGCTACGTACCATCTACATCTTTTACAAATTACTTTTCCACATTTAGCATCTTCAATAGTTACTTTATTAGCATTTTCATGCTTCATAAATTTATTGAATTTATCTAAATGATTTTTATCACTTGCTTTTAAAGAGATTTCTAATAAGTATCTAGACTTTCCTTTTAAGGAGTCTGAACTAATATAACCATCAGCAAATATAAATCCTAACCAGTAAGCTTTTTCTTCAGTATCTATACAATCAAAAACTGTATTATCAAATTTTAATCTATTTTGTTTATTTATAATCTCTACTCCTAATTCTCTAAAATGTTTAGCCAATGTTTGACGAGTAGTACCTTCTCTTGCTGCCATTTTAGTAAGAGAGATAGATGAATTTAAAAATTCATCAGCTAAAGTTCTGTAATATTTTAACTTTTCTTGCATAAGTAATTATTTGTTACTTTACAAGTATAGTTAAAATATTACAGGTACAAAATAAATTTTACATTGAATATAAAATTACTAAATTATTCAAAATTTTAATTGAAACCAAATCCAGTAGATGCGACTATTGTCCCCACACAACGATTTTTTATCCATTTTCTACGACACTCTTCTTGTCGTTCATCTCTAGTGATTTTATGAAATAGTTCTCCTTCAATCAGAGAGTTTGTAGCCATTGTAATCAGCTACTGCTTTGATTTGTTTAATACGCTTCTCCCACTCTGAAGCTTGCCATCTAACCTTATTTTCGAGATGCAGTAAAACTTTATCTCTTAAGGTTTCCAATTGTACTTTAGTCAGATCATTATAACGCTTATCATATTTATCCTTACGGAAGGTAAGCATTGCGCTAAACTCTTTTAGAGTTAAGCCTTTTCTATCATCAATTTTTAAAACAAGACCTTTTCTGTCTTCAGGATTCTTAGGGTCTCTCAGTTTAATATTTAGAAGTTCAGCAACTTGCTTAATTCTATCTACTAAACGACCATTTTCGTCTTTTTTATTTAATTCTAATAACTCAGAACGTGTAAACCACAATCCAAGCTCAGTAATAAATGTAAGAGTAATGTGTTTACGGATACATTTACCTAAAGCAGATAAACAAGCTTCTCTAACGATATACAATGGCAATGAAGCAAACACGGTAAATGAATCTTCATCACTATTCATAATATCATTAAGAGTCCACTCTTTAAAGAGAGTCTCTGCAATAGCACTAACATTTGTTTCGCCCTCATCACTTTCTGCATTCTCTTTAGCAAACTGTTCTGCCTGAGCAGTAATCTGCTGATTGAGCATATTAAAGAAACTAGTTCTTATAATACCTTGTCTAGTACTACCTTCACCTGGATACAATAGCCAAATTAAGAACAACTCAGCATTACAGCGAGTTCTTTGATCTTCAATCTGTTCCAACAAAACTCGTCGTCCAGGATTTTCATAGTTGTCACTATAAAGCATTGATTCACAATGTTTATATGCTTTACGTAATTCTTCTTCAGTCATATCTATCATTTTCATGGAAGACTGAATGCGTTCACCATCTACAATTTTTCTGGAACCTTTCCAGAGAAATGTTTCTACATCATTATTCTTAGCTTCAAAAGCTTGATTGAGTTTATCACCTAAAACTGTTGTCATAAATCTTAAAGATTATTTATTGTATTATTATATCATCTACGTTTTTAGGTCTCTGAGGGACAAACTTAATAAACCAGACATTATTATATCTGTATTTCTGTTGTGTGTCTCCATCGTACCATTCATCTATCCCTGCTATTACAGGCTTCACTTCGAGATAACCAATATCCCCATAATTTATAGTAGCAGCGCTCCAATTAGGAGGTTGAGTACACATAAGGTATTTAGTCTTTTCTCTAAGCTTATCCTCATTATCTAACAATTCGAATACATATATCACATAACCTAAGCTATCATTAAATTTCTCAAGTAATTTACTATAAACAACCATTAATTGATAAATAAATTTCCGCAATAATATGGTAATCCTTTTTCAAGGCGTAAATATTATTTATCAATTTTTAGTAATTTTAGTTATCTAGGATTATAATTTCTGCATCCATACTTAGCAAAATTACATTTAAGCATGTCCATATTTACTAAGCATTTATATCTTTTACAATTCTTACAATCTCTATCTGGAAATTTAAATTTCTTACCGTCAGTATCCTTTATGTAAGTATCTAATGTATTAGAGCACATATTATAGATAATATACTTATACCTCCAAATAAATAATTCAATTTTGATAATTTTTTATTTTGCATATACAATTCATTATTTTTATCAGATTGAATCTTTATTTGATAATTTTTATATGTTAGCGTACTATCCAGCGTATTTACTAAAGATTTATAGTTATTTATTTGAATTTTTTGTAGACTATCATTTACTAGTAAATATTTATGCTCATTAAAAATAAGATTAGTTATTTTTAATTGATACGGTGTCAATAAGAAGTTTTCTCCCGATTTCTTGAATGTAGTTTGTGAAAAACTGCATGTCGCTATCAGGAGACTGCTTAATAATATTGTCCTTCTCTTTAACATAGATAGTTTTATTATAGTAGATAGCAGTATCACACTTATTGATATCAACTTTAATAGAATTTTTCTTACTATTTAATGAATCTATTTTTCTTTCTAAGGTATCTGTAGGCATTACAGTAGTAGATTTAAACCCTTTATATAAAAAGATAGTAGCTCCTATAATAGTAATAAAAATTAATATTAAAATTAATCTATCTAAAAGTTTCATTAATCTGCTACTGCCTTATTATATAAAGCTGCTTTTTGAGCTAAAGCTTTAGCTTTTTCATATTTATCTTTAGCTTTAGCATATGCCACACTATACTGCTCAGGATATTGTTTTACGTGATTAACTTCATTATCAAGTATATATTTTACAGTCTCAATATTAAGAAGTCCTGCTCTACCTAATAGTACGTTGGTATTTCTATCACTAATACTTTTACCATAAGCAATTTTCTTACCAAGTTCGTTGTTGTGTTTATCTACCGGATTACAGAAAGATACTCCAAAACTAAGAATTCTAGTAGGATTTTCAAATACAGCACTTTCTCTAAGAACAGCGCATACTACAAAGTAATGATCTTTATCTTCAAAGTCTACAAAACTACCTTCTCTGTAATTTACGAGTTTCTGCTTAATGTTTGTCATAATTTTTTAAATTTGGAATTATTAATAATATAATCTAGAGGAGCTGATACTAAGTCAATGGATTTTATAATTCTGTATCCAATTTTTTTAGTAACTTGTATCCTCTCTTTAAGAGGTTTACTTGAAGATATAAACTTGCTACCTAGCAATTCCTCTCTATCTTTATAGTGAGCATATGCTGTAAGTTCATAGACGAACATCTTAGAAACTGTAATGTCTCTATGATGTTCGTCTCTCCAAGTAGTTATAGGAATGGACTTAATCATTCCTCCATCAAAGTAGTATTGTTAGGAGTTTCCCCCACAATATCATATAATCTATGAAGTTCTTTTGTATAGGAATCTAAATATTGTTGCATAGTAAAAGCCTTTTCAGAATTAGCTTTAGCTACTCTATATCTAGCAATTGATGCCATAGCTCCAGATAAGGTTAATCCATATCCTGCTAAAGTAAGTTCCTCTCTAGCCTCTCTAGTTTTAGATTTGGCATTAATGGTCTTCATAATATATAAATCCCAATGAGGACAACTTTCATCATTTGTTGAAGATCTTAATTCAAAATCAGACTCTTTAATTATCATAGATTACTTTGATCCAATACCACCAGGTCTTGTTGTTGCATTCTTTACTGTTTGAGGGAGCTTATCCCACCATACCTGCTTCTGACGAAGTCTTTCAAGCTTTGCCTTATACTTCATTTTAACTAGAATTGAAAATTAAAAGAAAATTAATCATCTGTGTAATATTAAAATTATCTAGGTAAAATACCATAATTTAGTCATAGACACATCTAGAATAGCCTACAAACTTCTAAATTTAGAATCATAAACAATTTATCACTCTAGAAATGAAAATGTCTTAGAGAGACTCTGAGACATTACCTTCAAAGTGCTCATCAGTATACTTACGAGCATCTTTGATATCATCGAAATATCTACTTGGTTTTAATCGGTCACTACGTTTTACCGCAATTTTACCACCAGTAGTACGATAAATAGTAATAGTGTCCACTGTTGCTTTTACAATTTCTTTAGCCATAATTAATTATTTTTAAAAATTTTACTTAAAGTTTCTGTTAATTCAGGATATAGGTAATACAGTGCTAATAACGTATTTATAATTGGACATACTAATATTAATATTGTTATTATATTAGTAGGAACATTAATTTCAGTCCATCTGTCTATAACAGCAAATGCAGATCCAATATAAATAGCTATACCTGCAACAATTATTATTGATATAACTAAATACATTATTCTAATAATTCTAAACTAGCATTACTAGCTAATTCATCCGCTAGATTATTACCAAAACAATCTTGATGTCCCCTAACATGGGTAAATTTAATATTTTTTATTAAAGATTTAACTCTTTCATATTCTTTATCTAAAATATTCCAGAGCTCTACATTCTTTTTTTTCTTCCATCCTTTAGTAAGACATCCTAATACATATTGACTGTCACTTATAAATTCTACTTCATCTATTGGAGTTTTAATGGACTTAAAAGCACATAGCATAGCAATTAATTCCATTTTATTATTAGTAGTATGTTTAAAGCCTTTAGAGTATTTTTTAAATACTTTATCATCCTTCATCCATACTATTCCAATACCTCCCTGGTCAATAGAAGATTTATAAGCACCATCAGTATAAATCTGTAACATAGTTATAAAGATATGTAATCTGCATATTCAAATACTATTCCGTTCTTTTCAGGATCAAAATACGTTGTAGACATACAAAAAGTATCAAAACTATGAGCTTTTCTATAACCATTTAATAAATCCCTAACATACTTTTCAGTATCCTCTATTGTGGAAATATAACAGTGTCCCTCACCTTTAATAACAATTCGTACATCTGAAGCATCATCTAAATCTCCAGTACTAGAACTAATTTCCCAAGTTCTATTATCTGTAAATAATGCTTCTAACTCTAAATTAATGTCATGAATTAAGTTAGGGTCTAATTCATTTTTATTTATAATGATCATTTTTATTCCAAAGTATTAAATAACAACGTTCTCCTTCTAAATTTGAATACCACAATATACATTGGTTATCTGTAATATCTAATCTTGGATCAATTATAATTATTACCAAAATAATAGTTATAATAAGTCCCAAAATATACATTAGATAACCTTAAATATTGTAACATTCTCAGGAAGATTGTCCCAGTCTTTATAAGAATTAGTAAACCATACGTGATTAAAGTTTTCTGATAGATTCTTTATACCCTTAGGATTTACCATATGAGTAACTGCGATATTCAAACGTTCCTTAGGAACACCTAAAGTATTAAATGCTTTAGCAATACCACAAAAAGTGCCTCCACCATCACATAAATCATCAAGAATTAATAATGGTTTATCACTAATTATTTCAGGATTGTCTATTTTAATCTCTAAGATTCTTCCAGTAGTTAAATCTCGAACTTTACTACAAGTAATTGCTGTACGATTATATCTGAATTCATTTCTCTTTTCAGCTCCAGCATCTGGGAAAACTAATTGAAATTCTTTCCAAGTATTATTAGATGGATTCTTTTCAGCGTAAAGAGGCATGAATTTAACTCCGAATCTAGGATCATAATAAACATCAGAATGAGGTTCTAAAATTTCAATAGTCTCTGCATTACAATTTTTTAATACATTTAAGACTATTTTTAAAGTGAATGGTCTATTGAAAACCATTACTCGATCCATTCTCATACTCATTAAGTAATAGATATTTATTTTATATAGAACTTCATGTCTATCAAGGATATCTAAAACTTGCATAAGTATAAATAAGTCTTCAGCATTAGTAATTCTACATTGCACTAATACTTGCTCCTTATGGCTGAATTCTTCTAATGAAATTTGAACTTCCCCATCAGGGAATCTAGAGATAGAATACTTAATATCACTATCTTCTAAGTGTACTAAATTTAATTGTTGCATAATTTATAAATATAAAGAGTTATTGTTAAATCATTAGCAAAAAGTTCTTGGAGCATAGGATAAACTACTCCGTCCCAATCTCCTCCTGCTAATCCACATCCTAATTTATAAGGAATGCCTATCTCTGTAATCTCGTTATCTTTACAAAAGTCTTTTAAATCTAATAAAGCTTTTTTAAGAGCATCATAATCAGTATGTCTATTTTCATAGGGAGCTACTGATTCAGTAAAAGAATATTCTCCAAATAAATTAGCTACGAGATTAATAGGTTCATCTCCTGTTATACATACTTGACATTTCCCTAATAATTCTTTAGAATATTTAAAATATTTACAATAATTGGCATATCGTGTATATACGCTATTCCATTTATTTTTAATAGCCTTAGCTATACCTGCTCCCATTACTCCTAAACAATTAGTTTGATGGGCTATAAGAGGTAAATTTGACTGAAGTAAATCTCCATTAACAATTTCTATCATACTAATGTTGAATTTACACGTTCACGAATCTCAGAAAGAGAATATTCTCTTACTAATTCTCCATCTACAAAGACTGTTTTAAGACAACCTTACAGTTCTGCATCCTTAGTCTGCTGGTCATAAGCGACATACTTACCATTCTCTTCTTCAATTCTAATAAGACCTTTGAGAGAGTTCTTTGTTCCATCATCAGTCTTTGGGTGCTTATAGATTTCTATAAGTTTACCATTAATGGTGCATGCGGTCGCTTTAACTGCGAAACCCAAAGAATCTCTACTCTTAAATTGATAAGTATAAGATCCAATACCTAGAACAAGATTATAAGCTGCCATATGAGCGTTTTCCAATCTAGCATAGATATCACGCTGACGCTCCAGAGTAATAGAATCTCCATAAAGTAATCCAACCTTGGTACTTGGATAACGATAGTCATTTACAGTAGTATTCCATCCAAAGATTTTTCCTAGCATATAATATGCTCCATAGTACTGACCTTCAGATACTTCTACATAATGATTTTCATCATCGTCCATAAATGGATTAAAATCACAGTAATACTTACCTTCTTTCATAGCAGTATGATAGTGAGGATTTGTACGAAGACCACAAATAATGTCTACTGGATCACCACTATCAGGACGAATTACTACTCGACCAACACGTTTCATAATATCTGCCTTAAGCTTAGGCAAGAATTTCTCAACTACCCGCCAAAAATCCCAAGTATCAGATACTATTGAGATAATACCTGTTGGATATAGGTCATTAATAAGACGGCGGTATGTTTCAATCTCACCATCCTCACCTCCTGCGCACATTACTGAATGTTCCGAAGCCGGAACAGTTGCAGCTACAAGTTCTTCAGTAACATTTGCATTGTAATAATGTTCTACTGCTTCAATAGCAGGAATTGTTTCACTACCACAGAATGAAGTCATATGAGCCATACCAGAGATAATAGCAGCATCAAGTCCTGCCATACCTCTCATTGAGAAATCGTGACAAGAGAAACCTAGATTTACTTCCTCTGGGAATCCAGTCTTTCTAGCATGTTCTATAAGTCTCTTCTTATAAAGACGAGCACTTGTTGCAGAAGTACAAGGGAGCCATAGAGTACAACTAATTAAAGTTTCCAAGTAATTAGTCAACCAGAAGAAATCAGGAAGAGTGTTCTTAATAGTCATCATAGGCACTCTTATAGGGCAGATAGAACCTTCAGGAAGAGCTTTAATTTCAATAGGAAGATACCCCAAATCATAAAGTTCTTCAATATGTTTTGTTCCAACCTGATTAAGGTCTACAAAGTTGCCTACACGATAAGCAAATTGCTTAATAGCTTCTTCCTTAGGAAGAGCAAACCATTTGTTAAATTCCTCTATCAAATACTTCTTTACAAAGTACTGAATACTAAATACTACAGAACCTTCTGTAGCTTCTGGGAAGTAACGATTACTTCTAGGAGTCCAATTACTATAGACCATTTGTGTACCCTCTGGATACATACGATGATGACCAAGCTTATAGCCATCAGTTGCATTAATAATTTCCATTAATTGATTCTTTTAATGTTAAACCTATACTATATTTATAAAACACTTCAGTTATATAACTCTTAGTTTTTTTGTGGATTTTCATATGAGGCTGTTGTTTAAGCCACCATGTATATTCTCTTCTAGGGTCAGCTCCATATGTTTTAGCTGCTGCTAAATAATCACATATAAGTTCTAGAACATATTTTTTAGGCATTTTAGCAGGAATTCCTCCATTATCTAAGGAATGTATCCAATATTCATAATGATGAGGATTCCTTCCTCTATGGTGAAGGAATGTTTGACTATATCCTAATATTCTACACTCATTCGCTAAAGAGCTCATTTTATCATCCCAATACTTAATAGCTCTTGAAAATTCTGTAAAACTAAATTTAGACAAATCATGAGTAATACCTTGCCAATATAATCCTATTTAAAAGCAATATTTAGCAACATAATACTTATGAGTTAAGATTCGCTTTATTAATTTCAACCAAACTAAGTTCATAATGCTGATAATTTATTTATATAAATATCTGAATATTTCTTTCCAAGTTTTTGCATTATACTATAGAAACTTCTTCTAAAACTGCTATCTTTCATACACAATATCTTTATATTAGAAATTAAATCTTCTGGTATATGTGCTTCAGAATATTCTTTAGACACTATTTCAGAAGATTTAATTAATTCTACTAATAAAGATACTTGATTAGCTTTTTGATAATTCATAAGTGAGAATCCCTAATTGCTGTATAATATCCTAGAATAAAAAAGTCTTTACACTTTTCTAACTCTCTATTAAACATTAATAGATATATAGGAGACTCTGCAATTAATGTTTTCCAAGCTTTATTTACTTTTATTTCAAGAGTATCTGAATTCATAATCCTTCTTTTTCTAAGGAATTCCAATAGTCTGCTTCTAGATCATTCCAATAATCATCTAGATCACTTATAATATCTGTTAGATCTTCCATCAGGTATACAATATAAAATTAGCAATATAATACAGAGTATAATTATAAGTCCTATTCCTATTAAGAATGGGCTAAAAACAACTAACCATGAAATATCTGAATGTAAAATAACTTTAGCAACTAATAAAATAATAAAAGTTACTGGAATAACCCATCCTCCACATCCTAAATTTACATTTACTTTATCACTTGACAACATTTAATAAAGACTTTATATAATCAATAGATTCCTTCACAGATAAGCAGCCTCCACTCTTTAACATAATGTAAGAGCTTTCACCAACTTCTTCTACTAAGGAAATATCATCTATGGCTATTAAATATCTTCTATTAATATTGTCATTGTCTAATGTTAAATCAATAAACACATTTAATCATATTAATAACTTTCTATAATAATCATCTACGTTATGATAGGTAAGATAATATAATACTATAAAGATTTAATCCTAGTACAGATCGTTTCTACAGCATTATTAAACTCTTGCTTATTACTATCTAAAATAGTTTCTCTTAAAAACCCTAAATATGAAGTACTACGACTAGTAATAGATGGTAATTTAAGATTTACTACAATACATTTATTACCATCTATTCTAATTCGTAATGCTCCACACTTTTTATACTTAACCATTTAAATTAATAAATATTAGTAATGCTAATACAAAAATAGGGACTAATAAGATAAACTTACTAGTCCCTTTCTCCTTGCCATCAAAGGCTTCTACAATTTCTATTAATGTTGTCTGTTCATCATATAATTAAAAAATTTATTTTTTGGAAGAGTTCTTAATAATTTTAAAGTATCACTTGCGTAGAAATATCCATCAGTATAATAGTGACTTCCTTCAGGAATTATAAATAAACCTATAGTATCAATAGATTCATCAATATCAAAACTATTATGTGTACCTCCACGACATTCATATTTTCCAGCATAAGGACTTACTATCTTTATATTATATCCAAAAGAATGTAGTCCTATATCTACAGATACACTATTCTTATTTCTGTCTAAGTATGATGTATAAGTTTCTCCTATATTATATCTATAATTAAATATTGGTGAACAATAACCGAACTTACCATAATTTATTAGAGCTTTCCATACATATATGTTAGAAGTAGCTACACATTCTTCTTTATGTCGCAAATATAAACACATTATTTAAGAATTTTAACTTTTACATGTTTGATACTGATTCGTTTAGAATTTTTGGGATGTATTAATATATCAATACGATGTTTATGTCTTTTATTCATGACATCCCTAACTTCATATATTCCAAATCCTTCTATAAACACTTTTTTAGGTTTATTCTTTGGAAATAAATAAAGTAAATCACGAGATATAGCACACCACTTAATTTTATTATGTTTTAAATGGTGTAAATTTATTTTAGAACCATCAGCTGTAACTAATGGTTTACTGTCACATTGACTCTTTACTGGTTGATAACAAGTAAGAGTTACATGAGTTACAGTTTGAGCAATACTTTTAGTGCATAAGAAACATAATAATATTAATATAAATTTAAATCTTCTCATTATAAATAATTTTTTTAGTTATGGCATATATTACCACTCATAGTACTAACATTTCCACCAACATTACCACAAGTAACATCGCCACTCATTGTTAATACTCCACCTTTAACGTCTTTACAGGATACATCACCACTAGTTGTATTAGCAGTTGAAACATCCCCCGTAATTGAGACATCCCCACTATCAGTACGTACACTAGCTACATTACCTTCTATTTTTACTTCTATAGATGGACTTTCAAGATCTTCTCTTAAATTTCCATTTACATAAATTTTACCATTATTAATACTAATGGTTTGTGCTCCTTCTATTTTAACATTGTTAATCCAAGTAGCACCATTAATACCATTTAATGTTGTTTTAATTGTGTTAATTATTCCCATAATATATAAAATTTTTAAAAATGTATACAAACAAAAAAAGTCGAGCTTATTGCCCGACTCAACATCAGTAAGTACCCCTTTGGTACTTACAAATTAAATAATAAGATTAAATAATTGGAGGCATGTATAATCTACAATATTGATTAGCATACCAAGTCCAACCCTTCTTAAATGCTTTTAAAGTTCTTTTTAAAATTTTCATCATAATAAATCAAATTTAAAGTTTAACTTATAAAATATCTAGGAGGAGAGTTTAAAAAATTAAGAATCCCAGGTAAATCACCCCTGTTAGAGACATGGTCTCTATTTTTATTATTTAGGATTCTGTAGGAATGCAAAAAACGTCGAACCATTCCAGTTCGTAGGTTCTACGACACCTAATAGGCGAGTATGCATCGTTGAGAGGCACCCTATAAGTTACGTTGCTCCTGTAACTAGTATTCTAGAGCTTTATCATAGTGCAAGATGTGGGAATCAAACCCACGCAAGCCTTCTGGTTGGAAGCCAGATATGCGCCTTCAGCTACACTAATCTTGCATTTATTTATAAGATATCTTTCCAACGCATGAAGAATAAGAAATTTTTTTATTATTATCTTCTAATATATAATAATAATCCTCAAATGTTTCTTGAATACCTTTAAAGACATATTCTTTATTCATATGCCCATCCATATAACAGGTTTTTCCTACATTAAGTAGTTCTTCTTTTACCCATTTTGGAGCATCTTCAGGAACATTGTCTACAGAATAATAATTCCCTATTACTTCATACATTAATTTATTTATTAATTGTTGGAAAGTCTTCATTAAAATAGGAACATCTTCAGTTTTATACTTTAATGTTTCTAAATTGTCTGTATCAATAGTTATTTTCATAATATATTCTTCTAGAAGTTCTCTTTGAATTTTTGTTTCTACTGCCATAATTCTCGGTTAAAGCGTGACAATTAGGACATAGTAACTAAAGATTTTTTTCTTTATTATTTAAACAATCTCCATCAATATGATGGATTTGTAATGGTACTAAACCTGTGAAATAATTTATCTAATTCCACCCACATTTTTGGCAAGAATTATTAAATTTTTCTTTTAAATATTTACGTATATGGGTAGATATATCAGTTTTACCAGTAACACCTGTCTCTTCACCATTTTTCCATCGTTTAATATACTCTTTATGTTGATATTCAGTCTGACATTTTGCAGAACAATATTTCATATAATTTCCAGAAACATATTTGAGTTCTTTACCACAGTTTAAACAATGATAATTTTTTTGGGGTCCTTTATTTTTATGTTCTGAAGTCCTTCTCTAAATATTATTATAGGAAGCCGCACAAGATTGATTACAAAAACTTCCCTTATATTTGTAAGGTAAAGGATTTCCACAATATTTACAAACATTTGGATGGTTATAATAATCCATTTCTAAATCTATTAAATATTGATTTTTCAAACTTTTATAATCAATATTTCTTGCTCTGAATAATCTTCCTGCCTAATTTTTAGTTAATCCTAAATCTTTTTCTATAGCCTATAAAGAACATTTATGCTCCTTATATAATTTTATTAATTCTTTATTTGATATTCATACTTATATTTTTTAGTGGAGCGTAGGAGATTCGAACTCCTAAGAATGTCTGCGTGCAAAGCAGGTGCTGACCACTTGAGCCGACGCCCCAAATTGGAGATTACTCTCCAATTAATTGTTTTATTTTAAGTTTAGCTTGTGTTAATTCATATACTAAATCAGATATAGTTTCTTTATTATCTTTAAGATGTTTTTTGAGAGCTTTAATAGCTAATTTCATGCAATTAAAGTTCTTTAAATTATTTGCTATAGATTCTAATTCTTTAAAAGACTTAGTATCATCAAACAAAGATATATTAACTTTAGCTTGTAATTCTTTAATTTTAAGTTTTTGATTTTCAATCTTATTTTCTAAAGATTGAATCTTATTATTTAAAGAATCTATATTAAGTCCATTCTCTAATTCATCTATATAGGATTCTAATTCTCCGATTTTTTGTTCTAATCCAGCATAATGCTTTTTTCTTTCAGCATCATACTCTTTAAACCTATTTATTTTGCTTTTTAAAACAGCTATAATAAAATCCTTTTTATCATAAAAGTTTGCGTCAGATTGATAATTAAAAGTTTTTTCCATATTATTTATTTTTTTTTAATTAGTTGCGGAATATAAGGGACTCGAACCCTTAGTTTTACTAGAGTGACAGTCTAATTCCCTTATCAACAGGGCTTAATACTCCAGGCGCCTCTTGTGTACACATTTCTTTTCGAGAAGGTAGCTAACCTTAGAAATAAGAGGCATATATTATTGCGCCAAGGGAAAGAATCGAACTCCCGACATCGAAATTAACAGTTTCGCGTTCTAACCACTGAACTACCTAGGCGAAAGTCCTGATTAATCAGGACATACAGTTGAATCAATAGCAGTAGTATCAACTACTGTAGTATCAACATTAATAGAATCATTTGAAGTTGAATTTACTGAATTATTTGAACCAGTAGAACAACTCAAGAGTGTAAATAACACACTAAATACAAGTAATTTCTTCATTTTTTATTCTTTTTTATCGTATTGACTATTATAAATCTAAATTTTATTATTCAAAATATAATTTTAATAAAATTTAAAAATGAACCGAGAACTTCCCAATTCTCGGTTCTGTGTACTAAGGTAAGTACGACCCTTCCAATTTCATGTTGAAATCTTCAAAAAAGTCAGTATATTTATAGATATATACATCTGGGAATCAGGTTAATCGTGAAATTCGTAACTATAACAGTCCTAACCCGTTTGTGATATAAATATAATTTAACTATAAAAATTATAAAAGTTAATTTTTGTTTACTTTATTATTTTTAATTAAATTATTTATTTCTGTCTCTGTGAGTTCTATCTTGTAATCCCCATAGCTTAAAGAATAATTAAAATCAAATAAATAGACAAATTTATTATCTATATATTGAGCACATTGTGGAATTACACTAATATTAATAACTGTAAATTTAATATTGTCTAAGACAATACTTTCATACAATTTAAATTTGCTAGTCATAATAAACCAAAAGAGGGAACTCTAAATAGAGTCCCCTCAAAAGATTGAGTTTCCTTTTAATTATCACGACTATAATTCACGTTTCACAACGTTCAATAAGTATTCCTTATTACTGAGGTTATTATAGTTGTGAATTTTTTTTCTAAAAATAAAATCTTAAAAATTTTAATTCTGAAGCATAGTACGAAGTTCTTCAGTAGATTTCTTCTCAAGCTCTTCGTCATTTCTCTTTGCGAGGATCTCAAGGATACGTTTCTTTTGAGCATCAGCTTGTGCTTTATCAATATTGTCTTTACGAGCCTTTAATTTAATATTAATTACATCTTTTACGATGCTGAAACGAAGTTCATCATCATTTTCTTCAGCTGGGAGCTCTTCAATGAAAGACTTCTTAGGAGCCTCACTAATTTTCTTATCCAGCATAATAGCTAAAGTGTTAAGATTCTGCAGAGATAAGTCGAACAAATCTTCTGTAGTAATCATACCCTTGTTTGTCTTAAAACGTAATTTCTTTTGTAATGCTTCTTTGTACATTGTTGTTAATTATTAAATGTTTACTTTATAAATTTTACCTGAATCTACTCTAACCATAAGTGAATTACGAGAAGTAGCTATAAATCCTAAACCACTCATCTGATTATCATCATAAGGAGTCAAAGCTTTAGATGCTAATACTTCAAATACTCTCTTATGATTTTTAGTGAGTTCATCTTTAAGATATTCATTAAAATATCCACGAACAGCATCTGGATTCTTACAATCCTTCAGCATAAAGAAATAGTGCTTAGCACCTACCTTATTATTTCCCCAGTAATTTGGAGATAAACATATAGCAGACACTTCAATAAAGTTCTGAGTCTTTACTCCCCAAATTTCTTTAGATGCTGTAGTACTACTTAAATGTTCTTTAGTAAAGATAACTTCACGCCCATTAGAAGTAAAGTCTAATACTGAAACATCGCTCTTATGAGGGACGTCTTTATCATACACATAAGTATGAACAACTCCATTGAGTTCTACTTCTACTTCAAATCCTAAATCAATATTTTCAACTTTAGCATAGTTGTTAACAAATACTTTATAAGTACCTGCTTTAGGAATTCCTGAGAAAATGATATTTTCTACAGCATTGCGAGAGAATTTCTTAGGATTATTACGTTCTTCAAAAGCACTACCTCCACCGGCATTCATATCTACATCAAGAAGGTCTGCTTTATTACTATAATAAATGTGTCCATAAGGACTATCCATATGTAAATCCAAATCATCGTAGTTATACCAATGAAGAGAGATTCTCATATAGCCATTTACCTTACCTCCTACTTCTTTAACACGTTGTTTAATAGCGTCAGAGATATTACCATTATATGTCCAAGCAAACCCATTATTCCATTTAAACATAGAAGGAGCTTCTTTATTAACTGGGGCAGTAAGAGTTACTAAATTATTATTTAACTTATTGTCAAAGAATAATTCAAGCTTACTAGCCTTAGAAACAATATTATTAAGGAACTCTTCCATAGTTGTTGGAATAGCAGTCTTCTCAAAGTCTGTAGCAGTTTTGCTAGTATTAGAAGTTTCATTCATAAGAGAATCAAATCCTCCTAACATTCTCTTACGAGTTTCTCTATTTACAAAGATAACATCTTCAATAGATATATCTTCTACTTTAGCATGACGACGCTCTAAAGAATCTTCATAACCAAGTTCTACTACAGTTTTATAAGCATTTTCTACCTGAGTTTTGGTGATAATACCCTTAGGTCTCTTATAATTATAAGGAGCAACCATAACTTCAAACTTTTTAACTGAACTTTCAACATTGTTAGTATCAGTTATGTCTTTAAGAAGTTGACCTATAGCACTATTAAGTATATGTGTTACAGCATCAGGAAGTACACAAGAAGATATCCAAGCATAATTATCTAACTCAAAACCTTCCAAGTGCTTACTCTCTATTGTATCAAGAGCAGTCTTTAAAGCACTCACTTGACGTAGATAAGTGTCACCTCTATAGAGGTTATCATCTGCAATTAAGTCTAATACTGTTTGTACAGAATTATAGTTAATTTCAGATAAAGTTCTTATCCATACATCATGTGAAGATTTAGCACCTGCACGGAATGTTGGAGTCTGAGACTTATCCATAATTAAATTACTTGTAGGAATAGCATAAAAATGGTTCCAAGTAATTATTTCTTTAGAAGGTAGTATCTGCTGATTACACTTACAACCCATTGTAGTCTCTTCCGTAACAAATGCATTTCTAATTTTAGTATTTTTAAGCACTTGTAACATATTGTCTACAACTTTAGCAAACATTCCTTCAGCGTGAACATCCTCCCAGTAAGAATGTATTTTATAATTCTCATCTACAGAAACTAATGCTCCATAGCGAGTAATGAAATGTTTACAATTTACACAGTTAAATTTTTGACGTACGGCTCCTTCAGGGAAAGATTCCATATAAGCCATCCATAAAAACTCTTTTTGAGTGTCAAGAATAAAGAGATGTTTGTTCTCTTTAATCATCTTATTACATGCTTCTGTAACAAGATTTCTAAAATCTAAGTATTCCAT